CCCCCCCCGATATATTAAAAATTATTTATATTATTATATAAGTCTATGATATTCTGTTTAAATTTTTCTACTGTATAATCCCTTTTCATGAAATTGATGGAAGTTTTACATATTACTATATTACCTTCCACGTATCCCATAGAAGAATCTATTCTATCCACAGATGGCTTATCATCCTTTGTAAATGGAAGTCCTGTATAATAACATAGACAATTTTGTTTGTTATATAATTCAGCTAAATATTCAGGAGTAATATTTACTGATAACTCTTTAGGTCTATGATTTACTCCTGTAACTACTTTATTATATAAGTAATAGCCAATACCCTGGCCTTCTTTTTTCTTTTTGGAACAAGCTTTACAAGTAACATGACTTCCTTTAGAGAATTGAGAAGGATCTGTACATCCACAGTATTTACATTTATATTGTATATTCTCTATGACAGTACGCGAATACATATATCCAAAATTAGTTTGTTTTAAGTTAGTGGTATCTAGTTTTAACTTAACCGCATAACTATCGTTCTGTAAACATTGATTAACGTCAATTCCATGTTCTTCTAAGTCTTTAATTTTTTTATTAAAATTGGTTCTTAGAAACCCTAATTTTTCACAGATAGACTCTTTAGATTCTTCTAGTTCTAAATAATGCTCATTATAAAGTTTTAATAGAAATAATTTTTGATTAACCGAGATTTTGTTTGTTAGAAACTTTGGACACTCTAGTAGAGTATTAACTTTATATCTAGGATAGTATCCATTTTTGGATAAGTTAATTAAGTCTCCAGACTCACATAAAGCTTTTAATAAATTCCCTATTACATTTTTACTATACGCTAAATCTATAAGTTCATTTTTACTAAAATCTGCAATTCCATTTTCATCAGCATAAGCACTGATTATTCGCAGTACTAGTTCATTTTTTAATTCCATATTTTCATTTTTTGATTATATACAAAGATAGTAATTTTTTGGGAGGGTATAAAATAAATAGTAAAAAACTCTAAATTTTGAATTAAGGTGTGCATTAGATAAAAATTCATATGTTCAAGTTAAGCAAAACTGTATATATTACGCATAAAATACCCATGTACACTTTTATCCCCCCTACCCATCCCTGAGAAAAATGAATATCATTCATAAAATTACACACACAAAAACAACAAAGTTATGAAAGCAATACATTCAAATGAATTTAAAAAGGCTTTAAAGGTATCGGAAAATTTAGTTACTGAAATAACTAAGCAAGTCGATAACGTTGTAATAACATTTAAACAAGGCAATATTATAAGCCTTGTAATTAACGGTTGCGGCTGCAATAGCAAAACAACCCTATTTAACGTTAAAAGAGCACTACAAAAGTAGTGCTTTGTGTAATGCAGCTTTACCGAAAGGTAGAACGGTCACAAGCCCGTATAAATGCAGAGTGCACAAACAAACATTTATTAATTTAATTAACAAAAAAGATGAACAAATTAGAGAGAATTGCTTTTTTGAAAGCAAACAAAGACTTACAGAAAGACGAAGTTATTACGAAAATGTTAGCCACTGTAAACGGTGAAACAAACGTTGCTGAAGGTGATACAATTGCCTTTGCTGAAAGTTACAAACCGGGCGATAATATCGCTATTCAAGAAGCGAACGGGAATAACTATTTGAGTATTGCGGTCACTATTGGGGACACGTACGACGACGACAACGCCGTATTTATTTCAAGCGGTTCGCTGGCGCGTCGCTTTGCATTTGTGGACAAAAACACAAAGGAACGCAAAACGCATACTATTGACGGCAAACCGTTCAAAGGTAGTAACGAAGTATTGTTGCAACAATTTGCAGGAAAAAAATTGAAATGGGACAGTACCGAAAAGGTGGAAACTACCTATGGAGAAACAACCGTCCGCAATTGGGTAAGTGTTGAATAACAAAGGGAAAGGGTGCACAATAGCACCCAATCTCTTTTTCATTTTGAATGGAATATCTAAGTGTGTATGGAGAGGTAAAGGATACTCACGTTTACGTGATTGGAAGTAATGTTAGACTGCCACTTAACAAGAAGTATATTTCAAGAAAGGGATATATTTTGTTAGGTAAAAAAGCAGGAAGATATGAAATTTTAGCCTTCGTACAAGGTTAGTGGAATTTAAAGTAGGTTGAGGAGAGCGCCAAGGGTCACTATTTTTCTCCCTAATTCTCCCGCGTCGCCACTATTTTCACTACCCAAACTCTCCAATCCAGAGAAAGAGAATTTCTAACTCAAAGATTTTTTCCAGTATTAACAAATTTTCTGAATTTAGATTAATCCTAATTTTTAGTTAGGTAAAAATCCAAGTCAGAATAAATGGTTTATTAAATTGAGAATAACATAAATCATTTTAAAACTGTTCCTGTGTAGGATACGGGTTCTCAAAAATAATGATTAGAATAATAGGCTTTTCATTATTTAATTAATTAAAAGATCTCTGTGAGATTAAAAACTTCCATATAATCAACGGGAGTCATAGAAACTGATCACTTCTATGAGTTGTATACAACTAAATCCTCTAATTGAGGTTGACTTGTAAGTGGTATATTGAAACTTAATATATTCAGAATTGGGGTTAATCTGAATGAAAAATCGGCAAGGCTTGATACCCGAGCTAAAATCTTCCTACTTGGGAGCCGAGGACTATTTAGGTAGTTCAAAGGTATCAGGATTAGCTCAGATGGACAGAGCATTAGGATATATTCTAAAGGTCATGGGTTCGAGTCCCATATCCTGATCTTCTCATTTAATACGTTATTGATTTCATAATATCCATTAGCCTTCTGATGTGAATCACGAGGCTAAACTTTAATGTAGCCAGTAGAAATACTGAGAGTCCAAAGCCTCTATAAATACAGATGGAAGTTAAATTTAAAAACCTCGCACTGAACAGGTAAAGTGTATAAAGTTATGGTAGTAGCAATTGCAGAATCATTGTCATCTTACATTCCTATGATGACAGTTCCTAGCTTCGAAATAGGAAATAAAATAATAGCCGAACTTAAAGGAATTTGTCCAGACGAGGTATTTACTTTAGTATCTGGTGGTAATTATTCTGATGTACAACCTTACACCAATTGGGATTGGAAGTTTATGCATTAATTAAAAACTGTGAAGAGGTGTCTAGTGCCTTAAATGAACAGGGCTTTCCCACGTCATACAATGACTAGGAAGTAATCGACGGAAAGCAAAATCTTCACAGTTAATCTCTTATAGAACTTTAAGGCTGAGAATGTGCATAAAGTTAAAATAGTCATCGGACAAAGGTAGACTAATCTATAAGTTTTTAGGCGTAAAATGCAAATTGAATCTTATTAAGACCTCACGATGTAAAGGTAAATCGTATAAAGTTATGAAAAGTCATATTTTAGAAGAAGCTAATGATGGATTACAAGAATTAGCTATAGCTTACGGATTGATGATAATGCAGTAGTCGCAAGATATACAGTTATTGTAGATTATGATAGAGATTTCCCCAATGATTTCACAGAACTTAAGAAAGAAATCTGTAGACAATTTGATGTTACGGATAATCAGTTAATTCAACTATAAAAACCTCACAACGTATAGGTAAGTTGTAGTAAATTATGAAACAATATTTTTATTTAATAGCCCATGTAATGACGGGTGGAGCAACGATAGACAAGATATTTCTCCAAGAATATGAAGCCATTCGTTGGGGAAGAACTCTCGCAACTAAGTTCCCTGAGTTTACAGTTAGTTTATATAAACAAGAAATTACAAGGACTGCTACTGTAGAATTTGTTAAAAGTTTAGAACCATTTAAAGAAGAGAAATAAAATGAGCAAGATTGTAGGAAGAATTTATTACCCGGAAGATAATTCTTGGGTAGGAGTATATAATAAAGGTGAACTTGTTGAAGGTGGCTGTTTATGCTGTACAGATTATTCCAAACCAGTGGAAAATATGTTTGGAACTCTATATGGAGTAAAGAGTTGTAAATGTAGGGTAGTCCAATCTCCATTTATAGAAGAAGTAGAAATCTTTGGAAATAAGAAGGAGAAAATCTTCATAAAGGTAGAACATTTAGGTCTGATCTACAGAGTTTTGTGGAATCCAACTTGGCTGGAGGATGAAGAGGAAGATCCAAAAGAAAAACAAGAAATTAACTTGGATGCATTATCTGATGATGAGTTAGCAAATCTAGCTCTGGAAGTCAGAGATCTTTTGCAATCAAGGTTGAATAAATAAAGTGCGATTTTGTTGTTTATGTGTGAAGATCTATATCTGCTTGTGAAAGTAGAGTAGATCGACTTTAATGTAGCTTATACTTTCAAGTATAAAAGGTCACAAGCCCTTGTAAATTACAGAGTGGAGTTATCAATTAGAACAATAGATAGTCTATGGGAGAGCACATTAAAGTTAAGTTGAGAGGTGCAATAGATGCATCTTCAGTATCTAACAAACCTGTTGAAATATGGGTTAATAGAGTGAAATACAACTGTTTTCATGGCAGAATTGATTCTAAAATTCTTCCAGGAAGGCAACTTGTAGCTTCTAGAAAAACATTGTATAACGAAACTATAGAAATAATGAGATGATGCTAATTACGTCCAAATCTCTAATTAATGGAGAAAAAGCTATTGATTTGGCTTCTGATATTCATTCAGTAAGCAAGTTAATAAGATTCATAAATCGCAACTCACAAGCGATTATGGATGAGGAAATTGTGGGAATCATTTCTAAACACAAATTTAAGTCGTGGATGAGAAATGAAGAACTTAAAAGAATTATTGATAGAAATCTTTATAGAGCAGAAAGGCATGAAGAAATCCAAAGTATGACTTGTTCTCCTAGACTCTCCACAGAGGTTGGACGCTTAGAACCGGCATTACATAGAGAATCTAATACGGGAATCCGATTGAATGGAATCTTTTATGGAATGTAGGTATCTTTCTTTTAAATGGTTTAATCATAAAAATACATTAAAAATATGGCACAAGCACTCATGACAACGAAAGAGAAATTACAAAAGAGAATTGCAACACTTCTGGAACTTCCCAGAACTGATAATGTTCAAAGTATGTTAAACCGTCTCCAACAAGAGTTAGCCGATTTGGGCGATAACTCTTACGAAAGAGACTGCTATTGTTATTAAAATTATGAAGAGAGAAAAAGTATTAGCTATTGTATGCGTATTTTTAGCTACCTTAGCATTTGTATTTTCAAGTTTTACAACTGTAGAACCTAGTTCTCCTATCATCAGAGAGATGAAAGCCGAGAGAGTTACAAATCTGACATTCCCATCTTATGCTGCTGCTAAGGTAGAAATAGAAGGGAAATATTTCGCTGTGGTATATAGTGACAAAGGAATAGCTATTTGTCCATGGTAGAGGATCAATTCAACTTCATATATTCACTCTTGGAATCTGCCAAATACCTAAGAATGGTAAAGGAGGCAGATTTCGGAGTTAAGTTTGAATTATCTCTCATAATAGTTTTAATAGATTCCAATTCTATTGTTTTTGAAATGAACAATGGAAAGATAGCAACTATGTGGTTTGATGGTGAGCATTGCCCATTTGATTATAATCTAAGAAATAAAATATTAAAATTGATGAGAGAATGAGAACTAGAATTGTTTTATTAAAGGATTACGAAGATTGGGAAGGAATCCCTATTCCGGTTTATGTTAAGAATAACGTTGTAGAAAGTACAGGGAAATCTTTAAATGAGGAAGACATTCTAATAGAGTTTAAAGTACCTACAGAAGGAGATAGAGTCGAAATATTACCACAGGCTTATTGCAAATGGTGTAAAGGACAGGGGGTAATGTCTCCTTATTTTGGTGATTACTCCGAAGTGAAGTTAGTGGATTCATTTGACGATGATCCAGATGGGGATTGTCATGGAGAATCTAGGGACACTATGGATTGGCTTCATTGTACATTCATAAAACTTATTCCTAAAACTTGGAATATGGAATATGGAACTTGTGAGTATTTTACTACTTCTGTACAAGAATTATACAATATTCCTAACCAGTCTGAGGATAGCTGTGCAGCTCTTGATAAGGAAAAAGGATTTTCAATTTCAGGACTTGAAATTAAAGCAGATAAAATATATCTCAGTGGAGAAGTGTTAATAACTAACATGAACAGATGTAGTCTGCAAGATCCAGCGTTCATTCCAATGGATGATTGGACTGACGAGATAATGGATTATGCACTAAGTTTATTAAACAAATAAAAATTTAAGAAAATGGGATTAATTAAAAAGTATCTTGGAACAGATCATGATCAACTGTATTCAAATCGTATTAACTCTTTGGTAGGTGACCTTGAAGCAGCTTCTGAAGATGTAGTTCGTAACCTAGAGAAAGAAAAAAGGGAATTAATGCGCCGCAAAGAGGCTATGCTTGACATGGGAGTTCAAAACCGTCAGGACATTTCTGCATCTTTGAATGTGGATCCTCAGAGTTGGGCAAAGGAGTTTCATGACATCAATTACAAGCTGGATGTAATCGACGTCAGACTCGGAATATCAAACAGAACTCATACTGAGCTTTTTGAAGAGGACAAGGATTCCGAAGAATCTGAAGAATAGAAGTCATCTTCAAATAGGATTTTAATTTATACAAGTACCATATAAAAGTAAAATACAGATGAGATTTATAATTGCACTCCTTATGTTAGTTACCTTTACAATGGCTAAAGCCGATACATATAAATATATGTATGCTACTAAGGACAAAGCTGCTAATGCGGAATTAGTTTATAGCGGTGAAGTTTCAGTTGCGTTGGATGAAGATAACGAGACAATTATAGTCTCATTTGATTCCAAATACGCACTATTCAAAATACTTGGACTTAAAAAGTACACAGAAGATGAAGTATCATTCTCTGTAGTATCTGGAAAGGACAGTCCTACTCTCTTTTCCTTTTATCCTTCATATGTATTATTTAGGTATAAAGGAATGAATTTTATATTAATTGATATTCCTAAAAAGATGTGGTAATGAGTCAGATTGTAATAAACGGTAAGAAAACGTTCAATGGAGAAATAAAAAGTCTCCAAACAAAAGGACAGAGAATCTTCATAAATGGTAAAGAGATTGCTTTAGAAGAATCTCCTAGAATTAACATTCAAATAACCGGTAATGTGGAGGAATTGAAGTCTGAGGTTTGTGACTCTATCATAATCCATGGAAACGCCACAAACATTTCCACTATTTCTGGAGATGTTGAAGTTAAGAACAATGTAGAGGGAAATGTAAAGACGGTGTCTGGAGATGTTGAAGCTAGCGTTATAAATGGAAAAGTTGATACTGTGTCTGGGGATATTATTTTAAACAAATACAACTAAGGCTTTATGGTAACATTTATGATGTGTGTATTCATGTTGATAGGGCTATATTTTGCTTTTATCTTCATAAGAGTTTGGACCCTTTTTATTACAATGGATCCAACTACCCAGCCGTCAGAACAGGCAAAAACTGTTATAATTGCTGTAGGTCTTGGAATGATTGCTAGTTTTAATGCTGCAACATTCTTTCTACTTTGGAAAGTACTGTGAGAAAAAATTTTCTTAACTTCACTTGTGGAGTCAGAAAAAATGTTGTATCTTTGTAACGCAATTCTCCAGAAAAGGTAGGATTGCGTTTGAGTGTCCTGTGGTGTAATGGTAGCACAACTGATTTTGGTTCAGTTAGTCCGAGTTCAAATCTTGGCAGGACAACATAGATAGGGTAATAGTAGGGTTGGAATCCTACCTTATAGCCAAGAGTTGGTAAAGTCAGCTGAATAACTCCAATGAGGTACATGTATGAAACAACTATTCCATTATGCTAGCTATAAAAAATAATCATACAGACTAAGTTTAGTGTAGAAATATTACCTTATTTACATTTTAAATACAATATTGGTCCCGTAGCTCAATGGTTAGAGCAGGACGTATTTTTAATGGGCCTCTAGCTAAATTGGTGACAGCACCGGTCTCATAAACCGGCGATATTCCAGTTCGAGTCTGGAGGGGCCCACTCTTATGAGTGACAATAACAATAGCTATCAACAACAGAAGCTCCGTGGACTAAAACGTAAGTACGAGGCAGTCCAAGAGTACGGTGGCAAGTGTAGTCGATGTGGATATAGTGTTAATTTAGCAGCACTAGACTTCCATCATATAGACCCTTCCACTAAGGAGTTTCAGATAGACATGAGAGCATTCTCAAACACTAATTTAGATACTTTGAAAGCAGAACTAGATAAGTGTGAGTTGCTCTGTGCTAATTGTCATAGAGAGGAGCATAATCCTGATTTAGCTATAACTAATGTAGCCGAGACAGTAAAAGACTGTGATAAAACATCGTTTAATAATATGTCTGGAAGTGTATGTCCAGTATGTGGAACACGATTTCCTAAAGTGACTGGTAAGATATATTGTTCTAAAGAATGTAGAGAAGCTGATAAGCAGTATCCTACTCTTGAAGAAGTTATTGAACAATATAGTTTATTAGGTACTTGGGAAAAAGTCGCTAAACATTATGGGGTATCTAGAAAAGTTATTCAACGTATAAGACAATCATAATCAGTAGGTTATCGGTTCAAGTCCGGTCGGGACCACAGTAAATGGGCTTGTTTTGGCTTTGATGCCGAATTACAAGTTATAGGGACGTGTAGAGTTCGTACCAACTCTTATAAAATGATACAAAAATTTAAGTGGAAACACAAGAGTAAAGATGGCAGCTTAAGCTGTGGCTTACTAGTAGTAGTATTGGTATAGTCGGGTTAATGGAGAAGACCTAGAAACAGAAGAGGTGCAGGAAGAAGCATTATAAAGCAGCCTGTTTAACTTGAAAGCCAATGGTTAGTAAAGCCGAAATCTCCCGTTTTGTCCTAGTTAAAGACAATCCCAAAAAGTGACTCGTTCTCCAACGTAAATGGAGTGGTGGAGTGGTCAACTTCGGTTGTCCCCAATAGTTTGATAATTTGTATAATAGGTTCTGCAGCACGATACGTACAGAGAACGTCGCTTGGGGCGTCCCAATGACAACCTATAAAATTATCTAAATGCTAGAACTCACTAGCTGATTTAATAAAAATGAGACACACGTTATCCTTGTAATGAGGATTTGGTAGACGACGGTTCGAATCCGTCCAAGTCCACTAAAAATCCAATCGGGGTCTAAGTCGAAGCCAGCCCCCGCGTAACAATTCTATAGGTTGTGGTAAAAAGACTTATCTGGTGGTCGTAGGTTGTGGAATCCTACCTGTGGATATTTTGTGAAGGTTTTGACCAATTAAAAATAAAACTGACATCTTATGGGCCGTTAGCTCAAATGGCTAGAGCGCTAGATTTGCAATCTGGAGGATAGGGTTCAAGTCCCTGCGTGTCCACAAACATTAAAAAAAAAGATTATGGCAAAAATTTATAATGTAGGAAATGAAAATGTACCCATTAATTCTATGAAAGATGGAGACATTGCTGAAATTATATCTTGGGATACTGTAGCTAACTCTTTAAATCGAGGAGACATTATCATTAGATACGATACTGTAATCATCCCCTTAGGAAAACCTAGCGGAGCTTCATATCCAAACCTTTTAAGTGTTTCTGCAGAGGCTCTGGAAAAAGTTAGAGTTAGAATACTAAAGAAGGGAGAACTCATTCAAGTATAAATAAGCCCAGATGGCGGAATTGGTAGACGCATCGGACTTTAAAAAAGTTAAATTCAGTTAAAATTTTAATTTTTATAGGTATAGTATTTGGTATATACCATTAATTTTAGTACATTTGTATAATTAAATATTATATAAATGACTAGAGTTAAATATACTAAAGAATTACTTGAAGAGAATGTAAAGGATTGTTACTCCTTTGCAGAGCTGTGTAGGCGATTGGGATTGAAACCTATGGGTTCTAATCCAAAAACTCTTAGAAAAAAGATGGATGAATTTAACGTAGATTATTCACATTTTACTGGAAAAAATTGGGCAGTGAATCCTGGTAATCCAGTCTATACTAGTAAATATTTACCGAATTTATGTGAGCATAGTTCTTTACGTAGTATTCATGCTAAAGAATTAGTTTATAGATTAGGTTTAAAAGAAAATAAATGTGAAGTATGTGGTATTTCAGAATGGTTAGGGGCTCCCATTGTATGTGAATTACATCATATTAATGGAGATACAACGGATAATAGAATAGAAAATCTTCAAATTCTGTGTCCTAACTGTCATTCACAAACTGATAATTTCAGAAGAAGAAATACAAAGGTATTGAGTGCACAAGAGGAAACTCTTGATGTAGAGGCAGGCTAATTAGGCGAAGGTATCAGCCTTATAAATGGTAATAACGCCTAGCTAAGTTAGAAAAGAGTAGGATAACAAGAACCTCTGTTAAGCTAAAACGTAGCTTCATACGGATGAACCTATTTCTTTTTTATAAATGTGTAGAGACTATACACCTGCAACCTAAACTCGTAAGAGCATGGTTAAGACATAGTCCGGGGATCTGATCTAGTCCCTGAAACTCCGATGGGCAGCAATGCCCGTGCCGGTTCGATCCCGGCTCTGGGTACAGAATCCTAAAGGCAGATAGACTGAAATAAATCTATTGAACAGTGTTAGTAGCACGTAGGATTTAACTAAAAACATAAATTATGAGTCATAGTAAAAAACTTCCTATTTACAAGGATGGAAATTCTGATTATCACACATGTCTAAGACGTAGAGTTAAACGTAGAATTAGACAAGTAGTTAAAGATATTAAAAATCTTGCAGACCCAGATACTTATGAACTACCAGCTCCTAGGGCTATAATTAATAACTATGATTGGTGTGATTACATACTAGATTATAGATGGTTTCATGCAATTCCTAGTTTATGGAGAAGAAATGTAACTGATATTAAAGAATACATGAAAGAGTATCAATCTAAAATGTCAAGAAAGTAATGAGTGTTTTAGTGTGTATGACAGGAGTTCTAATAGGCTATTGTATAGTTTATTTATTTACTCTAATAACAAAATGGTTAAGAAATTATTAGTTGATAACAATATAGTGTAGAGTTGCACATCTGCCTTAAACAAGTAGAAAGTGGGAGAGTAACGAACTCCTATTGTAAAATCGACCATTTAAAGTGAAAGTATATGAAAGAAGAAGATTTTGAACGTTTAGTAAATTCTGTTAGTTCTACTCTTGCTAGTAAGTCCAAATCTGAAATTATCCAATTTGTAAGGGATCTATTAGTCAATGATTCATTTTCATTCTTTTCTCCGTTTAAGTTGTCTTCTGCACAATTGGAGTTAGTGAAAACAAAGGGTATGGCATTAACTATAGAATATAATGATCAAGGAGGTTTAGTATCTATAGAAGCTATAGTATATGGTTCTGATTGGGATAGTGTAAAAGTCAACATCACTCCAGTTTCTATAAGTGTTAGTTATCAAAAAGAACACAGTAGATTTGAGCCAGCTGGAAGTATCAATTGGGCAAGTGTATTAACTATGTACAATTTTTTACATGAAAAGAAAGCAGAAAATAAATCCTGACGACTTAAGAGTCGGGATGAAAGTTAAGCTCCCAATCGCTGGATGGTGGTTTGGGAGCAACAAAAAGTTTGTTTGGTATAAAGGAACTATTGTTAAAATAGGCATAGTAGACGGAAAAGTCCGTTCTGTTATAACTTCTTTAAGACCTCACAAGAAATATGGGCATATAGGTTCAATGATGTCAACAGGGGAGCAATGTGAAGAGTTTTATAAAGTAAAATAAATGGTAAATCGCGGGATGATAGCAATGGTAGCTAGCAAGGCTCATAACCTTGAGGTTGCAGGTTCGAGTCCTGCTCCCGCAACTAAAAGACATGAATATTAAATATATAGGAAAAGATAAAATCTATGAAGTTGATGGTTTCAAGGGTAGATTAGTTTTTGATAAAGATAATAAAAGGTATTATCTACAAAATATTAAATACTCTAAGTTTGGAGAATCTGAAATAACCTATAAGGAAATTAAATTGCTAAAAATTGGAGACATGTGGTATCCAACTACTGCAAATTAGCGATATAGCTCAGCGGCAGAGCAGGAAAGTCATATCTTCCGGGTCGGCAGTTCAAATCTGTCTATCGCTACAAACATTAAAATTATAAGATTATGAAAGACAAAAAGTTTAAGATGATTTCAATTCTATTTGGAATCTTATTTTTTGCACTGTTGATGTTTCAGTCATGTGTAGCTATTGATTCCAGTAAGGAAAGATTCAAAGTTGTAGACAAGGGCTATGTCAATAACTACAAGTATGTAACATCTAAGGATTCAAAAACAGGTCAAACTTACATCTTGTTTCCAAACTGTGGTGCAATGTCTAAATTGAATTAATATGAAAACTAAAATAAAATTTGAGATAGACAATTTGGTTAGAAATCCAAGATCAAATTTCGGTTTACTTTTATTACCTCTTCTAGGAGTTTCAAGAGAAGTTATAGCGAGTACTGACTCTAGAGATGCAAAAGAGTATTCTTTGATTTTTGGATGGTTGGTATTTATTTCAGAAATAAGAGTAATTATAGAATAAATTACGTGGCTCAGTGGGGGAATTGGTAGACCCGCCAGACTTAGGATCTGGTGCTCTAGGGTGTGTGGGTTCGAGTCCCACCTGAGCTACACAATAAATAGTAAGTGATAAAATATGAAGAATGAAGTATTTTTTGGGGATAAAGGTCTTACCTCAACCTCAGCTAATCATTTAGCAAATGTAGCTACAGAATGTATTCAAAACATTCAGAGCAGTATTAATGATATGTCCTTTTACGAAGAAAAGGTATTTGTGGCTGGAGCATCAGATAACCTTGGCAAAGTAACTGTAGAAGGTGTAAGTGATCAGGCTTTAGAGCAAATTGATGGTAAATTATCAATGGTAGGAGATTTAACGGCATTTATAGCATGGGTTCGTGAAGCTATTAAAGCTAAAAATCAAGCTACAGATAGAGTTGCCAATATGAGCTGTCCGGAATGGTGCCGAATCAATGGTATTGAATATCCAAAGCTGAAGAATGAAGAATACATTACTGACTCTGATATAATCGAAGAGATGAATATCAAAGAGCGTAACGAATATCTGAGACTTGAAGCTTTGGCATCAGTAATAGGAAAGTATATCCATCCTAATGGGGCATTTTCTAATGCTAGGAAGGATTTCCAAAAGAAACTCCAACAGCCACATAAAATTGACAAACTCGGACCGGCAGTTTTAGTATATGACTACTCTGCAACAGTCAGTGCTGAGCTGGTTGAAGAGAAGTTCTTGGAACTTCAAAACAAGCATAGAGAAATCAATGCCAGATTGAATGCTATCAAGAGTTCTATTACTGAAAGAGTAACTGCCAGAAATTTGGAAAACAAGAAATCTTTCAGAGAAACTTGTACCAATCATTTTGACCGATTGGCAAAAATAGAACAGGATTTCTCAACTTGGCAAATTGAGGAAAATAAAAGAATTGCAGCATTGAAAATAGTAATTCCAAATGAGTTACAGAAAGTGTATGAGTTCTTACAAGCTCAAGGTAAGAAGGAATCTTAAAAATAAAGAAAGGTAGAAGAAACTTGATTCTCATTGGAGTCTAATTCTTCTTTTATATGGGTAAAGGATATAACCTACATCATGATATTCGTCCACCATTCTGGGCGATTTTGTCCTTCGGGGCGAAAATTATAATTAAATTAAACTATTAAAGTTATTTCTGACTTCGCGTCAGAAATGTGGATGTGATCGAAAATAAAACAAAAAAAGTCTTTATCTTCGTCCTTTTAGATCAACATCCGTCCTAGTCTTGGACTTAGTTCTAGTTTATATTTATATTCTTTACCTGTAACTTTTTTATTTATATATAATCACCAAGTGGAACTCGTCTTGCTCGCCTAACGAGCCAAATGTTTAGGAAAAATTACAATAGGAGAGCATTCATTAAAAATAAAGAAACAAGTAAAGTAGATAACTAGGGAGGGTTGCCAGAGCGGTAATGGAACAGACTTGAAATCTGATGTAACGTACTCATTCGTTGGGCGGGTTCGACTCCTGCACCCTCCTCTAATATGTCCGGGTAGCCAAGTTGGTAAGGCAACGGTCTGCAAAACCGTGATCACGGGTTCGAGCCCCGTTCTGGATTCTAAATATATAAATGATTAAATATGGAACATGCACTATTGAGACAGAAATTTACTTGGAAGGCTTCAGGTAAATTACATGATGAGGGTAAGAAAGAAGTCAAGCTGGCAGAGATGTCAGATTCACATTTGTTGCACGTTATTGGATGGGTATTAACGTATCCTGAACATTATTCAACTGATATTACTTGTACACTTTTAGAGGAAGCTAAGTATAGATGTAAACATTACATATTCATTTCTGAATAGAAACATCATTAGCTTAACTGGTAGAGCAACAGTCTCCAAAACTGTAAGGTGGTGGTTCGAATCCATCATGGTGTGCAAATTAAAATTGAGGGTATATGGTAGAAATTTATGCAATTACAGTTATATGGTGGGAAATAGTTGGAATAGTCTATTTTAGGGATAAGTCTAAAAGAGCAGACGACTCAACTGTAATCATTTACACAATTGTAACATTAATTCCAGTATTAAATACTGTTTTAATGATATTAGTACTGATTAATTCAGTTTACAATGTAATTAAGGGTAATAAGTATTAACTTCAATGGGCCGGTAGCATAATTGGGAATACACGATGTTTGCACCATCGACGATCGAGTTCGAATCTCGCCGTGTCCACAAAAATTTAAGTAAAATGGATATAAATATAATAGAATATCTAAAAGTTAATCCTAATGCATCATTAAGGGAATACAATGATTTCCTCGAAGATAAAAATAGGAAAAGTCTTGAAGAGTTAGTTCAGGCTCAATTGAATAAAGCTAAATTCTTTAAAAGTCTAAGTAATAAATATTATAGGATAAAATTTAATACTGATTCTAAGTCTTATATTCATTTAGGTGAGGTAACTGTAAATTCGTATGGAACAGCTACAACTCCTGGATGTATTTGTTATTCTATATATAGAACTTCTGAAGAATTACGTATAAAGAAGGAAAATAATTATTCTGTCAATCTTCTATGGTTTAAAAGTCCTTTAGTATATGACTCAGTTGATCTAGCCAAAGAAATATCTGAAGAAGAGTATAACGAAGCAACCTCTAAGATTAAAGAATTTCTTAGTAAATGTGAATTTTAGGAGAGTTGGGTGAGTGGCTTAAACCACCGTCCTGCTAAGACGGCAGGCCTCGCAAGGGCTTCGATGGTTCGAATCCATCACTCTCCGCATTAAATAATTTAAATTTAGAGATCATGGATAAGAAAATATTTATACCAGCTGACGTAATCTGTAAAAGAACGGATTATATTCCTGATTTCATTTTCAGAGCATTTAATTCTTTACTTGTAGAGAAATATAGACCTGAAGAAACTATTATAACTCAGGACGAGGCTATAGCTAGAATATTAGCATATGCTCCAGATGATGATTTGGATAGACACGTAATCTTTGAAAAACATTGGTTGGATATAGAAGATTCCTATAGAAAGAATGGATGGAGTGTTGAATATGACAAACCTGGATATGGAGAAAGTTACCACGCATTCTTTAAATTTATACCGAAGAAACAATAGCATTTTCATTTTAAATGGTACTTATGACTAGAGCTGAAAGAAGGGAAAAACTAAGAATAAAGTTTAAGAAACGTCTTAAATATTGGGCTAACGTTGGATACTACATAAAAAATCCTGATAGTGAACAATATTATGAAAGATTTAGAAAAGCCATAGCATGGGATCAACTTAAAGGTCATTATGAATTTAGGGATCAGGCTTCACCATGTAAAGAAAGTGCATGGAAAATTTATAATACTAAACACAAAAAGAAAGAAGCCTTCAAAAGAGTCCAAGAACAGTTAGAAGAGGTAAATATGATTAACTACAAGGATTTTATTGAAGACGAGATTATTACTTCTTGGAGTGATTTCAAAGTCAATGTTAAATCTAGATTTTCAGACATTAAGGACAAAAATTATGGATTATAATTATTGGGCGGTTCATCTAGAGATCTAGGATACAGCACTTTCGATGCTGTCACACGGGTTTGAATCCCGTACCGCCTACATTTAAATATAAGGGAGTGTACCAAAGTGGTTAACTGGGCTTGACTGTAAATCAAGTGGCTTCGGTCTACGCAGGTTCGAATCCTGCTGCTCCCACTGTGTTAGTAGCTCAGGTGATAAGAGCGGATGATTGTGGGTCATCAGGTCGAGGGTTTGAATTCCTCCTAACACCCTATAAAGATAATACAAATTATAAATAAGATGATTACAGAGAATACATTAAAGATTACAGATTTCGGAAATAGAGATAGGGTAGATTATCCAATCTTTAATTCTAGACATGATGATGGAGTGTTAAGTTCAGAATTATTATTCATTGATTCTGTTTTCGAGGTTCTCAGAAAGGTTGAAAAGCCTATAATATTTTTATGCAGAGGAACCTCTATGTCAATGTTTGCTGGAGCTTTGGTTTATTTGTTAAGAAAAGAATCAAAGTTATGTTCTATAGAAATCTTTAGAAAAGAAGGAGAAAATTGTCATTACAATGGTCATTATAGAGGTCAGCTAACCAAAATAAATGAAGGTAACTATTACTGTATAATAGACGATTTGATAGCTTCCGGAGATTCCGTAGTCAGCATTTTAAAGAAAGTAGAATCTCCTAAATTGGATGCACTATTTGTATCATCTATGATGACTACAATTGATAGTGAAAATCAAGAGATTATACGTGGCTCATTTGATAACATATATTGTGGATTAAAATAGATTTTCAGGGACACAACGGACAAGGCTTTGGCAGGTGAAACAAACTGGTGGGATGCGTGTGGTTGACCAGTCCTTTTTATGCAGGTATAGCACAACGGTTAGTGCTCTAGTCTTATGCGGCTGTAACTCAATGGTTAGAGCGCGACTCTTCCAAAGTCGAAGTTGTGAGTTCGAGTCTCATCAGCCGCTCTTAAATGTTTATATGAAATTGGGGTATGAAAAGTAAATGAGAATCAGAAAGGGAAAATTTAACTAAGTTAATAGAAGATGGGGTAAGTTATGAAGATATAGGTAGAAAGTACAATTGTACGGGAGCTAATATTAAGAAGGTTGCTAAAACGTTAGGAATAAAATTACCTCAGAGAAGATCTGTAAATCCTTCTGAAACTTTCAACAAAAAGGATAGTAAATATTGTCCTAATTGTGGCAAAGAGATACCTCAGAGAAATAAATATTGCAGTAACAGATGTAAATTGGATTTTGAATACAAGACATATATTCAGAAATGATTAAAAGGAGAAGAATCTGGAACCAAATGTGCTGATGATACCTCTAATTATGTTAGAAGATATTTATTTTCTTTGCACAATAATAGTTGTCAATTGTGTGGTTGGAATAAAGTAAATCAACATACCGGTAAAGTGCCTTTACAAATTCATCATATTGATGGTGATTGTAAAAACAACTCTTACGAAAATTTACAATTGTTATGTCCAAACTGTCATGCTCTTACAGAAAATTTCGGGAGTAGAAATGATAATTGTACTAGAGTTGATAAAAGAGTTAGATAGTTTATCAAAAGATCCCGAAGCATAGATGGCGATGCACCGGACTTTTAATCCGGGTAGTTGGGTTCAAGTCCCAACGGGATCACAAGAGATTGCTTTGAAGAGTAGAGGCGCAGTTGTGCGATAGAGTGAAGTTCGAATCCTTTTGTGTATGTGGTGTACATATAGCTTAATTGGTAAAGCCTCAAAGTAAACAACTATAGGTAGTGTACAATGCCTATAGGCTCAAAATTAGTCGTATAGCTCAGTCTGGCAGAGCAGCTCCCTGATATGGAGAAGGTCGAAGGTTCAAATCCTTCTACGACTACTTTTTGATTAATTGTGTGTTAGGTATGTCAGTCGTCCGTGAGGATAGCTGGCATTTTTTATGTAAATTAATTAAAAGATAAACAATATGGCAAGATTATGTGATTTAAAAAAGTATATTGTAGGTAAGAATCCTACAAGAACACAAAAATCCAGCACAACTAATTCAGAATACTTCTTTTTTGGAGGTAGGTGTGTTAGAATAAGTGATCACAACAATACAAATAAACAATTTTCCCCAACTAGCTTAAACATAATAGTTCCTAGTAACAGTAAGGACAACTATATAGTAAATTTAAATTACAACGCTATAACTTTATGTTACAAGGATGTTAAGAAGTTTATAGATGCTTATATTTGGGGAATAACTACTATATTTACAGTAGACTCTGTTCAAAAAGCACCTGAGAGCCCTGAAATGAGAGAATTGAATGAAGAATTGAGAAAATCTATTTCTTCTTTGGTTTCCAGATGGGGACTCATAGCTTCGGAATATAATAAAAATAAAGTTAGTTGTGAAGAAGCATTCAAGGCCAATTACACTCTAAACACTAAGATTAAGATGCAAAATAAATGCATAAAGGATCTTAAAAGTGAAATAGATAAATTGAAAAACGAGTTAGATACTTATATCACGGTTAGCAAAGAGTTAACATCTGAAAAGTCTGACTTGGAACAAGAATTGGAGCTCTTAAAATCGGAAAAACTTGATTTAGAACAAAGAATAGAGAGGTTGGCTGATAAGATTTCAAACTTAATAACAGATTTATAATGGGATTAATTGACAAAGTAATTCGAGTCTCTAAGAAAGTTAAGAACAATAGAGATGAAAAAGACATTGCTATTAAACTAGCAGAAGAGTCTGGAGAGGTAATGGGAGTAGTTAGTATCATGACTGGGTTGTCTTCCTATAAACCTATCAAGGAGAATGATTTGGTTGATGAGTTAGTTGATGTCTTTATCAACATTGTAGACTTAGGTTTCAAAGTTTACGGGAAAAGATTTAGAAATCTATTTCATAGACGCCTAAGACTTAAGTTGAAAAAGTGGGAAGAGAAGTATAACTTGCAAAAAGAATCAGATGAAGAGATTTCCGTTCAAAAAGCTTGAGAAGTTACTTTGGTCTCTTGATTGTAGATATTTCGTAAACTGTGGAGGATGCGGATGGATAGCATATTGTGTAGCTATCAATTTTGAACGTTTGAACATGCCATTTAGAGTGGTCTTATGGGATGATGAACCTTTAAATAAATTGTTAAGCAAGAACAAATCTCCAATGCATGCTATGTTGTATTGCAGAAGACATTACATCAACAGTTACGAATATGATCAATCTGACGGTTTGAGATCAAATCATGTTACTATGAGTTCTTCCAATCTACTAAATTACTATAACAATTGTAAGTGGAATAAGGTTTACGATAGAGAACATAATTATAAAATAAAAAAGATTATAAACGATTTTTTTAAACAAATTAAACAATGAAGAAGTTTTTATTGACATTTTTAATCGCCTTTATGGCAACAATTTCCTATGCTCAGGTAGACACAATGTATGTAAAGCCTGGAGACAAGCTCAACTTTGAGTTAAAAGTAAATACTGATAAATATCCGGTTTTGGTTGGATTGGAAGATCAGGTACAATGGTATTTTGGTAATACAGATAATCCTGAACAGGCTACCAACTTTGAACCAGAATTATTCAATGGTAAACTTTATGTAGATAAAGCTGCCGCTGCAGAATCAGATGAAGGTGCTTATTTTTACGGATTCAAAATTGGAGTAGTTACTAAAACTGGAGTTCCTAGTGATTACACATGTGATACAGTTAAATATGTACATGTATATAAGCAGCCAGTAATTAAACAGTATACTATTAATGACAGTAAGACTAACGCAGAAGTATACGAAGGCGATACAGCACACATAAAAATTAAAGTTGAAAATATTATGGATGCAAAGGAGGTTCTTCTTTTAAATGGTGAAGATACTATTGCTCGTCCTAATAGTTTAAATTTCGATTTTATACCATCTAAAGAAGGAAAGCATGAGTATTCAGTTATGGTTAGAAATCCCCAAGGATATGCAGTAAACGTTGATCCTAGAACTATTACTTTGATTCCGTCTATAAAATTAGAATCTTTAGCATATTTTACTCAGACAGGAGAAGATAATTATACTAAAACTACTCCTAATGATAATATGAATGTGTCAGTTCTTAATCATGATTCAATTAATTTAATTGTTAATACTAATGCCGAAGCTATCAAGGACATCAGCGAATCTAAAGTTATTTCCTATGCATGGAATAAAGAAGGTTTAGATTTGCCTAAAGGTATTGAGGTTAAAGATAATAAATTAATTATAAGTGAATATGATAAAGAATCAATGGATGGTAAATACAACTGTATAATTTCTGATGAAAAGACTGTATTTACTGTCACTTTTGATGTAACATCAGAATATCCTACTTCCAATTCCACTGTATCAACTGATGATATAAAGGCTATAGGTATCAATAGTGGAGTTAATATTATAGGAGCTGAGGGTAAACAAGTGATTATATCGGATATATTGGGAAGAGTTCTGTATAATAAGATATGCGGCTCAGATTCACAGCAAATTCCGATTGCTAAGGGTGTAATTCTTGTTACTGTAGATGGTAAAACCCACAAGGTGGTTGTTAAGTAAGTTCGGATCTCTTTAACAAATAAGTTATATATGGTGTAGTGGATGCACAGTAGCTTAGGCTAAAGGAGAGAGTTCGAGCCTCTCTATATAACCATTAATATTTAAAAATAAAATAGATATGAATAGTTATTTTGTACTTTACTTGTGTAGTATTGCTGATAGTGTTGGAATCTTATTCGTAACGCTTGGAATAATAGGTATAATCCTGTCAACAATTGTTTGCTTTATGTGCTTTTGCGCATCGTCCAAAAGTTGTGACAAATGTTATGATCTATGTCTCGGGAGAAGTGTAGCTAGGTCTAACCCTTATCCAAAAACATGGCTAACTTTGTCAGTAATTATTTTGGCATTAGGTGTACTTACCCCTTCTACTAATTCCTGTTATAAAATATTAGGAGTAGGAGCTACTATAGAGTATGTTAAAGGAAGTTCTGAACTTAAGCAGCTTCCAGATAATGCTGTTAAAGCTTTGAATGAATATTTGAAGGAAGTTCCAACTAAAAAAGAAAACAAAAGCAATAAAAATAAAGAGGAAGAAGAATGATAATACTAGTATTACTAATATTGGGTATTGTATTCCTTAGAGTTGATCCATATCTAGATATTAGTAATGATGGAGTAATTCTTTGGTATTCAACACTAATAAAACATAACAGAAAATTTATAAAACTAAAGTAAGATGGCTAATTTATTAAGTAAGACAGTTACAGCAGCTTCGCTAAAGGGACAAACAGAGAATATTCTTAATGTGTTCACTAAAACAGTTTCCTCTTTTAGAGAAGTTTCTAGAAAAGCTCAAGAAGAGGCTGAAGTGAAAAGGAAAACTATTGAGGAATTGGAAGCAGAACGAGAGGCTTTAGAACAAGTAGCTTCAGACAATAATGCTTTGGCTGATAAATTTTATACATTCTTGAATAATGGAACTGTCTAATTTACATTCTGTCTTTTTAGGAGTAAGTAACAATGCATTAAAACCTGAAATACGACAGGTAGAAAGACTTCTCAAAAATGAATTATTGGTAAGAACAGTAAAGTTTTGGGATTCCAACATATCAGTAGAGGACAATTATGAATGTATTCATGAGTGTGACGCGTTACTTATAGTACTTCCTAAAGATTTCAACAAGACTGGAATGATAGGGAAAGGGTTATATAGTATGATATTATCTAATAGTCCAGGATGTACTTATGTTTATTACAAAGATAAAATTAGAAGCATTAAAGATGTAGAAAAGATAAATGATCCAGATTCATGGGATAGTTATGCTAAACTGACACTTTAATTGTACACTATTTATACAGATGGAGCATATTCTTCTTCTCGAAAGAAAGGAGGATGTGCTTTTATTATTTTAAACGATAACAACGAAATTGTAGCAGAATATAGTAAATACTTCTATAAATGTACCAGCAATCAGATGGAGATGATGGCATGTATTATTGCTTTGGAGTCAATTAGTGAGCCTTCAGAAATATTAATATATTCTGATTCTATGTATGTTGTTGGAACATATACCTTAAATTGGAGAAGAAAAGCTAACCAACATATCTGGCAGAGGTTTGATAAAGCTATTGCTAAGCATAAAAAGGTAGATTTTAAACATGTTAAAGGACATGAATCCAACGAGTATAATAATAGATGTGATGAACTAGCGGTTCTGGCTACACAATAAGAAGATAAAAATAAAATGGCACATTTTTTATATCCTTCTGGTCTAACAGCCAGAGAATTATTAAAAGCTGGATGTGGTCCAGATATAGATTGCGAAGAAATAGATGCCGATGATTGTCGGCATTGTGTCTTAGGCGCTACTTGTGTAAACAATATGACAGATGAGGAAGTAGAAGAGGTATTTAAAAATATATTGAGAAAATGAAGTATAAAAAGAAATTAGCTTATCTGCAGTCTAGACAGGCTTGGTGGGATAAACAAGGTAAAGACTATCAAAGTGCTACAACCCGTCCAGGTTCTGTAAAAGTAAAGTAACCATTTAAAAAGAAAATTATGGAATTTTATTGCTGAAGGTAAAGCTGAGGCAGAATCTAATAGACTTAAAGTACAAGCAGGTTTGACTCCACAGGAAGCTGCTGAATGGCAATATAAAACAACTGTAGGTGTAGCAGAAGCATTGAGTAAATCTAATGTACGTTGGGTTCCTGAAATCATGATGAATGGTCAAAATGGAAACGGAAGTGCAATGGATGCTGTAGGCTTGAATATGCTTATGGATGTTGCTAAGAAAATGAAACAATAACAAGGGGCTATATTATTCTCTCCAAACCAGAGCCCTTGATGCTTAGAGTATTAGAAAGTAGAAATTCGATATTTAAATGAGTCTGAGGAGTGAACGTCTAGGCAAACAGTCCATTAGGTAATTCTATAGGAGCGCTGTTAGGGAGAGTGGAATCTTTTGTAGCTTAATTGGTAAAGCCCTGGATTTTATCAGGAGATTGTGGGTTCGAGTCCCACCTTAAGAACAATAAAAATTTTAAAGATATGGATAAAAAACTTAATTTAGAATCTGCCAAGCATCTTCTTGAGATTTATAGAAATCTTACTCTACAAGAAATAGAAGATGAGTTTAGAGAATTTGAATCTTATCATAATATTCTAAACAGCTCGGAACGAATAGGGGATACTATAATGAACAATATAACTGGGTTTGGATGTCCAAATGATTGTATGTTATGTTCCTCTGCTTCTTTTTTAGCCGGTTCTACTAAATATGAAGTAAAATGTAATTATTGCATATATCATATTTGTGGAAGTCATTACGATCCAGAAAATAATCCTTATAGTCTTTGCTGTATTAATGAAAGCTATAATGAAATATGTGATACTAGAGATCCTGAATCTCTGTTTATAGCTGTAAAGAATAGAGCTGACTTTTTAGAAAGTGTGATAAAGAAGATAGAGAATGATTAAAGAAAACTAGAATCAACTTTATAAGAATGTTTATGAAGAATGAGAATACAAAAGCAAGAAGTATCTCTCCAAAGACTACTTCAAACCAAAAATTGCGTCAGAAGTATTTAACAGATTATCCAGACACATTATCAACAGTAAATACTATAAGTCATTTAAGAAATGTACTTTTATAATTTATTGTAAGAGAAAATGTATTATTGTTTTTGAAATGGAGATAAATGTAAACCTTATGATAACTAAAGATTTTAGGCAGTGGACATCAATATGTAATTGTGCCCCTGTCATTGATATGGATACAGGTAAATATATATAACATGATTATTAAAGGTGATGACTATGTTTTTACCCCCATTAATGAAATATCTCCACTGTATGATGTGGATTTAATGAAGGTAGTAAACAAAGGTAAGGCTAATGAACGCCAAGAGCTTCAAAAAGAGGCTTATGGTGTACCCCTAGATTACGCTATACATATGGTTGTAAATCATCGTATACGGAGTAAAGCTGGAGATTCTGTAGTAGAGTTACAGGATTACATACAGCAATTCAGGAAATCAATAGATGAACTTAAAGATTTAGTTTATGCCCAAAAAGAAGAAGACTAAAAAGGTTTATGATTCTCAAAAAGTATGTTTCTGTCCAACATGTGGTTCTAACACACTACATCTAATCTATGATTGGGATAAAGGAATATACAAGTGTATAATTTGTAATACTGTCCACGCATGATAGTACTAGGTTGGATTGTAGTAATAGTAGCATATGTACTACCTACTATAATATCCTTAGATTTTTTATATGCTGCTAGAAAGACAGATATGGAGGATCTTGGGTACTCAGGATGTCCTTTGGGTTGGGTATTGGTATTTTTGTTTATTGCAATGTGCCCAGTAGTAAATCTTGTAATTGCAATAACTTTTGCTGCAGGAGACCATTCTAATGTAGAGGATCTCATAAAAGGTTGGTATAAATACAGTATAATTAGTAAATTTTTAAGTATAAAAGTATGAAAAGTATCAAAAAGAAAAATTCAAAAAAGAAGAAGGAATTGCCACCAGTAGACGTAAACAACAAGGAAGAAATGATTGCTTTGGGTATTCATCCTAGAGATAGGTTTGTAAGAGATCCATCTGTATGGACTAAAACTCCTGAAGAAAAAGCTCTTGTAAAGGAAGCTAGACACAGGTATGGTAGGGGAATTGGAACAAGACTTTCAGCATCCTAAAGAATACTTTTATGAGGTTGTGATATATAAAATTTATGATAACGTAGTTGAAACTGCAGATTGTAAGTTTTTTGTTACAACCTCACCATTTAAAGGAAAAGACTGTGTGGTATCCAAAAAAGGTAAAGATGTGAAATTTGTTAAATTTGTGACTGAAATAAATGGAAGTATTAAAGAATGAAGGACCTGCTTTAGAAAGAACTGAGAAGAAGGCTGCTGAAGTAGAGAAAATTATTGAAACGTCTCCGGTTAATACTGCTGATATATATCCTGCAGATAAGAAGGCTAGACGTAAGTGCACCTTGAGTGAAAAAATGATAGAATTGTTAGTTTATCAAATGTGTCATGAGTTGGAAAACTATATCATGTATAAAACATTTGCTGCTTATTTCTATCGTAATGATTTATCTAAACTTGGAGTTTATTATGATGACAGAGCTGGAGAAGAGAACAATCATCATCTGTGGATTTATAACTATCTAACAGAATGTGATGCAGAGTTTACGTATCCTAAAGTTCCAGCTATCAATCTTGATATTACAGATCATGTAGCTCCGTTTAGAATGACTGTTGATAAGGAAATTGAAACCACTCTTGGTATCAATCAGATTGTAAACAGAGCAGCAGAAGAAGGCGACTGGGCAACATTCAATTTCTTGTTAGGTGATGACCCTAAAACAGGAAGACTTGTTAGAGAACAAAGAGAAGAAGAATCTATTTCTAGAACTATACTTGGTATGGCTGAAATGGAAGGTAGCTGGTTGAGAAAACAAAACTCTATTTTGGAATTTTATCGTAACCCTGATGCGGAAGCACCAAACGAGGGTGATGAGGACTAATAATTAAAAGAATAAAACATGAAAAGAACTAAATATTTAGAAGGAACTTTTAAAGACTATGCAGGAGTAGAACGTAAATACACTATTGCTGCTGTAACTATTGACTCTGAAGCTGTGCCTTTGGAGCCTGATAATGTTTTTGAAATGGCTAGAATCTTAGCTGATGAAAGCTATCAATACAAGGATGATTCTTGTATTCTATGTGATTTGGAGAAGGCTTCCAGAGGACATATGGAAACATGTAGAGCAGTATATTTTGGATATTCAATCTGTAATCCTAAGGATACGTATTCTCAGGAAATGGGCAAGAGTATTGCAGAAAGGAGAGCTTTGAATCCTCGTTCGAGAATTGGAGAAATCGGAGTAAGTCACAATATGTTACTTTCTCAACAATACATTGAAATGTGTATGAAGAGATTTGGAGAAACTCTTGAAAAAGATCCAGCACAGTACAGCCCCACTTATGCTTCTGCCGAAAAGAAATATAGGAAGAAAAATATGAGGATAGCTGCACCTGTAAAAACTCAAGAATAGTATGAGTAAAAAACAGTGTATCTTTGTTGGGATATTCTGTATTTTGCTATTGGCAACTAATCTGACTCTTTGGAATATCAATTGGAAGTACAAGAAATCGGATGATTATATAGAGGAGCTTTCTTCTTTAAATGGTAAGAATGACTCCTTAAGTATGAAAAATGATAGTTTGCTTCTTCAAATTGATAGCCTGAAGAGTTTAGATAAAGAGGTAGAAAAGGAAATAATTACAATAGAAAACGCATATGAGAAAGAATTTGTTGATATTATTAATCAGCCTGTTGCTGCCGACGTTGAGTTTTTCACAAACTACCTCAGAGAAGTATCCCAAGATAGTAGCGGACTCCCTACTAGTGATAACACCACAGCAACTGAAACAAACTAATTTAATTTTCTTAGAACATAAGAAGATGAAATTGGAAATTCCTCAATTAAACAGGCAAATCCAAATACAAAAGAAAATTAACGATGGTTTAGAACAATCTATAATTCTTAAAGATCAAACTATAAGTAATTATAAACGTATGGATGAAATCAATAAGAATATAATAGAAGGTAAAGATAGAGAAATAAGAAAAGCTAATTTATCAGCCAAAGCCTGGATGATAGGAGGAATTTCTGTTACTGTTGTAGCAACCATAATATTTATTTTTAAATGAATGAAATAGAAGAATGGGCAAAGAAGAATATGTATATATCTATATTTACAGTTCTTCATAATGGTAAAGTGGAGTGGTCAGCTGGAGTAAGAGTAGGATTGCAAGACAAAAATAACTGGTTACCATCTAAAGATGAAGGATGCCAGTTCAGTTCTTTTAATTCATGGGATTCTGCTTTACAGAATGCTATTAAGTATTGTGAAAATTACAAACCGAAGACTTCAAGAGCAGTGCCAATAAAAACTAAAAAGAAATGAGTGGCATAATTAAAGATAAGAAACAACAGGAATTAGAAGCTGAGCATAAGAAGTATTGGAAATTTCCAGAGAGAGATTGTAAAGAATGTTCAAAATATCCATGCTTCATGGGGCAAGAAAATGCTAAAGCTAACTTTGCCAAGTATGGATGTATAAATTATGTAGAAACGTGATGGTGTGTATATTTTTAAGTATATTGTGCTTTGTAGCTATGTATATAACTATATTTGTAAATGAAAAATTTGCTTATAAAGATGGTTATGGTAGATATAAGGTACATATTATTAATTTAACCAAGTTGTTATTGCTATTATCTTCTTTAGTTCCTATAGTTAACCTTATTTCTGTTGTAGTATATATAGGTAAAAGCCTGTGCTATAGCTATCAGATTAATCCAGGAGACTTAGATGATGAGAATGAAGTAGTAAAATGGTTATTTAAATAATGGAATTTAATATTTATGCTGGTTTATCCGGATCCTTTGGAGGAGCTAGATATGTAGGAACAGTGGATTGTGGAGATGTTATTCAGGCAGAAGATATAGCTCATGAACAAGCTATAGAAGAATATGAATCTTATGCTGGTTTACATGGTTTGTTAACTTGGAATGATATAAAGGATGAAAATCCTGAAGAAAGTGACGATGACATTGATCTGATGTACTTAGAGGAGATGGAAAACTGGATTGAATCTTATGTAATACTAACTGAAGAAGATGGAGAAGTAGAAGAAGATGAAATATTCTATCTCTGCTAGTGAAAGTTTTTCACTGTAAATTGTTGACCTATAGAAGTGAACCGGGAGGTTATGTACTTTATGTATTTAGGAATTTAGATGCAGTTGGAGTTTTAGACAGATATATAATGTGTACTAAACATCCTAATTGGCAAACCCCACCCATTGGAATAGGTCAAGAGGGTTACGTGAAAATTAAAGAGATAGAAGCTGGAAAAGACACATGGTATAATCAGGATTCTGGAGAAGTAATTCCCTATAAATATAGTGGAGTTCAATTCTTTGAATTTGTTTTAGACAAACATGAAGAGCCTGAAGAATGTGTAATGATTTGATTTACTTACAACAAAGAGATGAACAATTAATAATTTAGATACGATGATGAAAGACGTAAGTAATTAGTTAATAATATGAGTATTTTGAAAGAAAGATTGGGCGAAGCCTTAGAAGCTAGAAAAAATGATATTAATTCCTTTATTTGGAAGGGTGAGAAAGTAGAAGTAAACGGTAAGTTCGTGCAGAATGAAGTTCGTTTAGTAGATTGTGATGAAGAAACATTGCAAAGACATTATAATTATTGTAAGCAGATGCTTTATAATAACGATAAGAGTAAACCAGGAAGATATATCCTACTTTCCATTATTTCTGACCAAATTAATCGGTGTAATTGTGAATTATTCTTTAGATGGTTGAAAACAGCATATCAAAAAGATAGATTTGCATTCGTTTCTGAAATTAAGAAGGTGATTGAAAAGAATCCTTCTGTTTCAAGTGATTTAAAGGAATATCCAATTTCTGGACTTGTAAATGGAATCCCATCTGAGTTCGCCAACTTACCTGTAAGCCTTGTAATTGACGGAGGTCTTGATAAATTAGGTAAGTTTGATAAACAACATATTACACTTACTTTCATCTTAAAACAGGGAGTGTGGTTTACTTCAGAAGAATTAAAAGCACTAACTATAACAGATGAAAATGGTGTAGTAAGAGACAGATTAGAAGTGGTTAAAGAAAATCTTGCTTTGAAGAGTAACCTTCCTTTGAGAGTGACTCCTAAAGGTTTGAGTTATGCTCAGTTGAGATCTATGACTACTTTGAAAAGTAAAAAATATGCTGAATTGACCACTGATCAGCTTCAACTGTTGAGAAACAGAATGCTGTTTGCTTTGGAAGACGATTGTAGATTCCATATTTCACAATGGGAATCTAGAATGGAACAAATTCTGATGGTCGCTGAGGCAAAAGGATATACAATTAATAAAGATGCTTAATGTATTATATAGAATATATGTAGCAGTGTATTTAATCTGTATGGAATTACAAAATGTTCCTACAGATTTAACTGCAGCTGCTGTATATTTGGTATATGGGTAAAAGCACAAGAGACCTTAAACAAGAAGAATGTTTTAATTTATGGGTAAAAAAAGGTTGTAGAGGAACTATAGAAGCCTGTACTGGTTTTGGCAAAACCAGGATAGCTATAATGGCTATACAAAGATTTTTGAAAAAGAATCCTGGAAGAACCGTAATGGTTGTGGTTCCAACTGATAATTTACAAAAACAATGGAGAACTAAGCTGCTAGAAGCTGGACTTATATTTATTGATGTGTTGATTATTAACACAGCAGTTAAATCTCCTAGAGTTTGTGATCTTTTGATTTTGGATGAAATACATTTGTTTGCTGCAAACACATTTATTACCATATTTCAACAAGTGCAATATAAAATTGTTCTCGGACTCACTGCGACTCTTGAACGTTTAGATGGTAAAGATGTAACTTTGAGGAAGTATGCCCCTGTAGTAGCTGCCGTACCACTATCAGAAGCTCTTAAAAATGGTTGGGTTTCACCATTTAAAGAGTATAAGATACTTTTAGACGTTGATGATATTGACGTATACAAAGAAGTTAATCAAGAATTTTATAACCATTTTGCATTCTTCCAGTATGATTTTACATTAGCTATGTCATGTACTGGTCCAAAAGGTTATTTAAAAAGAGAATGGTATCTTAAAGAAATTTGTAAGGATGAGAGTCAATACAAAGAGGTTAGAAAGGAAATCCTTGCACACACATTCGGTTTTGTCAAAACTTTGCAAGCTAGGAAAAAGTTTATAAATGAGCATCCCAAGAAAATAGAAATAGCCAATTATATCTTAGAACATAGAATGGATAAAAAAGCAATCACTTTTAGTGCCACTGTAAAGATGGCAGAAAAAATAAAGTATGGCTGGGTTCTCCATTCTAAGAAAACTAAGAAAAGGAATACTATGACTATGGATGAATTTCTGGCTACACCAACAGGAGTATTAAATACTTCTAAGGCTTTGAATCAGGGAAGTGATATAGAAGGAGTTAATCTGGGAATATTGCTTGGAATTGATAGTAGCAAAACAAAGAAAATACAGCAAAGAGGTAGAATTATTAGATATTCTCCAGACAAGGAAGCAGAAATATTTACTTTAGTAATAAAAGGTACTGCGGAAGAGGAATGGTTCAGAAAATCTAATGAGGGTGGAGAATATATCACCTTAGATGAGGAAGGGTTAAGAAACCTTCTTGAAGGTAGAGAGTTTACTCAGAAAAAGGAAAAAGAAGCCCAGATGTTATTTAGGTTTTAACGTTTTTTACATTTTTTAATTAAAAACTTTTTAGTACCTTTGTACTCATGATCGTTCAAAAAGATTGCATTGAAGGCATATTTGGCTTTGAAGTCGAAGAATGGTGTATGGAGCTATGGCTAGTGGATGATCCTGAAACTGAAGAATTTACATGGAATGTAGATGCTACCGTGGATGGTTATCATAGTCTTAATTTTGAATCCCATTCATTAACAGAAGTCTTGGATAAGGCTATAGAATTTTGTGAAAAAACTAGATGGTATGAATTATGGTAAAGGTAGTTTACTATATAAAAAGAGGAATAGGAGCATTAGCTACTTCAAATATAGTGGATGTTGACGAATTTCTCAAATTGTTAACGGGTCATATGAATGGATATGTAGAAATATATGAAGCTAGCATAGGAACGACCGAATTAAACATTGAAGAATTAATAAAAGTATTGAAATTATGACTCTAGAAAGAATGACAGAGTTATCTATTTTGGTATCATTGATAGGTTTTAATGAACCTGGATATGATATTGAAGGGATAACTAAACGAGCAAATGAACTTTTGCTCGAATTTTTAGCACCGTATAAGGTGAATACCCAAGTTGATGATACAACTACGAAAGTAGACTAAAACGTTCGACAATTAATAGATTAATAAGTATTTTAACTTATTGATTTTATTGATTGATAGAAATAGAAAATGAGTTATTAATATTAGAACGCTATAATTTAACTGCAGAAGAGTGGTTTGTTTTAAGACTTCTGATATTAGCTAGTGTTGATGAAGGAAAAGATACATATATTAAACAATATATGAAACTTCCTACTGCTGGGAATTTAAGAGACATTCTGGTGAGTTTGCAGAATAAATCGGTAATTCTTAAGACTTATAAGATTCCAAATAAAGGAGAGAAATTTAATCCTGAAGATGTTGATTTAAACAAAAACTTTATGAAAGCATTCTATAAATGTTCTGGAGTATTAGGAAAAGAACTCTTTGAGGAATATCCAGCCACTTTAGAAACCAGAGGTAAATTATTGTTTTTGAATAACATAACCAAAGGTTATAAAGATATGGAAGAGCTTTGTTTTGACTATGGAAGAATCATTAAATTTAATCCAGAAACCCACAAAGAAGTGATGGAGTTATTAAAATTTGGAAAAGAAAACAACCTCATATGTTATGGGATTGTAGAATTTATTAAGTCATACAAATGGTTAACTATAAAGAAAATGAAAGAAGATGGATCGTATGTAGGAATGTCATTCGATAATATTACTTCTATTTAATGATTACTGAAAATCTAATAGCTCAAATTGATAAAGGTTTAGAAGGTAAAAACTGGGGCTTATCAATGGGTATGCCTAAACTAGAACAATATGTAGATGGTGTATCACAAAGTACATACACTTTATTGTTTTCTGGATCTGGTGTAGGTAAAACTAGTTTTGCTTTATATGCTTATATATATAGACCAATAATGGATAATCTAGATAATCTGGAGAATCTTAAAATTATATATATAAGTTTGGAAATGAAACCTGAGGTTTTAATGGCAAAACTTTTATCTACTTATATATTTGAGACTTACGGTAAGGAAATTTCCTATAAAGAGATGTTATCTAAAACAAGAAACAAACTCTTAAGTGAAGAAGATTATGAGTTAATCAAAAAGTCAGTTCCTTGGATGAGGACTGTTGAAAGTGTTTTAACTATATATGATAAATCTTTAAATGCTAAAACCTTTTATGATCTATTAAAAGAAGAAGCTGATAGAGAAGGAACATTCCAAAATGAGGGTAAAAGAGCTATCTATACCCCCAAAAACCAGGACAGAGTAACTTTAGTGGTTATTGACCACTTAGCCTTATCTCAACCGCAGACTGGACACACATTAAAGAACGAAATGGATGCCATATCAAAGGTTGCTGTGCAATTTAGAAATAGATGTGCATTTAGCTTTTTGATGATTATGCAAGCGAATAGAGAAGCCGCTAACGTAGAGAGAAGAAAATTGGAATTAGTAGAACCTCAACGTAATGATGTTAAGGATTCAGCTAATATGGAAGCAGACAGTGATGTTATGCTAGCAGTTTTTAATCCATTTCGAGAAAAACTTAACTCTTATAGAGGTTATAACATAAAATTATTACAAGCTAACTTTAGAAGTATTATATTGTTAAAAAATAGATATGGAGATGGTGATGTTGTAATAGGATGTAACTTCTTTGGAAAATGTAATCTGTGGAAAGAATTACCTAAAGGTGAGGATATAATTGACTATGAATTATTTACTGATGTAAATCATTATAGAAAAGAACCAAAGATACAGGAGGAAAAGAAAGATGTAAAGAAAGAACAAAAAGATATAGTATCTAAGCAAACATTTGATATTATATTATAAATGGCAGAACTTATTGGTATTGCAGGTAATGCAGGATCAGGAAAAACAACTTCAGTAAAAGATTTGAATCCAAAAGAAACCTTTATTGTTAGTGTATTGGGTAAACCTCTTCCCTTTAAGGGATTTAAGAAGAATTATCCTAGACTTACTCAAGAAGGAGGAAAGTGGGTTGGAAACTTTTATGTATCAAATAAAGTAGACCAAATCATTAAAATATTTGCAATTGTGAATAAAACTAGACCTGAAATCAAACAAATAGTGATTGATGATGCTAATTATCTGATGTCTTGTGAGACTATGGATAGAGCTGAAGAAAAAGGGTGGAACTAATCATGCCCTCACCAATCTAATTGCTGGAATATCCTAAAGATTTGTAAACCACAGCCCAGTTAGAAATAACATAGGTCACGGTGACGAAAGTAGAAAAAATTACAAATATGGTATATGGGCAAGATTGCACATCTTGTAGCCTAAGTACCTAAACAGTGGACAATCAGCAGCCAAGTCTCTAAGTACTGATTATGTATATGAGAAAGGTTCAACGACTATCCCTCGGAAAGGGAGTACTATAAAATCGTAATTAAATTTTATGGGAAATGGTTGGAGTTTTTGGTAAAAATTGCTATCTTTGTAACTAATAACTAAAGTTACAAGTATGGAAAAAATTAAAGGAAAAAGCAAAATGCCTGAGTACAAGGCTTGGAAATCAATGAAATCTAGATGCTACTCACCATCAACTGCAAATTCTGGGCATTACAGAGATAATGCTATTGAAGTTTGTGAAGATTGGTTACACTCATTTGAGAATTTCTTTAGTGATATGGGAAATATGTCTGAAGGACAGACATTAGATCGCATAGATAATTCTAAAGGATATTGTAAGGACAACTGTAGGTGGGTAGATAGAAAAATTCAGGCTCAAAATCGTGGTGACTTCAATAATGTATTTGAACACAATGGCGAAAGTCATGTGTTAAAAGAGTGGGCTGAGATATTTGATATAAAATATACTACTCTTTATCAAAGAATTTATAGAAGTGGATTGAGTTTTCAAGAAGCTATATCCAACAAAACATTGAAGAAACAATATGAAATAAATGGAGTTTCCCATTCATTAAAAGAGTGGTGTAACATCTACAATGTTGATTTCAAAATGGTCAATGATAGAGTTGTTGGAAAAAAGTGGGAAATTCTAGATGCTTTAACTATTCCAAAAGGAGCAAGACGTACAAAAACTAAGATATAGTCTAAACTTAATAGAAATATTAAGAGAAATACTTATAAGGTAATTCCTTGTTTTAAAAAAGTATTTCAGAAATTGATGAGAAGTTTACTCAAATTGCAAAACATTATTACGATATGCTTAAAGCAGCTCTTAGTTTAAGAGATGATCTAAAAGTAATTGTAATCTCTCATATGGAGAATGCTGGTGATGTAATGAATCCTCAGTGGAAATTGAAAACCACTGGAAAAATGTTGGATAATACTATCAATATAGATGGTTTATTCACATATTTGATTTATACAGAACTCATGGAAGACGAGGATGGAAACATTCAACACGTATTTAGAACTAACACTATTAAAGGGGAAGATACTTGTAAAACTCCTCTAGGTTGTTTTAAAACTTTGCATATTCCTAATAACTTACAGATAGTAGTTGATACTATTGATAAGTATAATAACGGAGATGATGAAGAGGATCTAGATAATAAGGTTGAATCTGAAAAAGAAGTTACTGAATAATACTTAAAATGGGTAGAGTAAAAGTTAAAATGGAGTTAGAGTTCTGGTATGATCCGGAAACTAACGAATATGAACCTATATCTAATAAGGTTATTAATGATCAGAAAGAGAGTAAAGCACCATCTAAAAAGAAAGATGATGGCTCTACTGATCCAATTGTAACTTTAGAAGATAATAAATTTGTTCTTAATAGTCGCGCTGTGGAGCTGCTTAATGCACAATGGGAAGATCGTTTAAGTATTCAGTATAGGGATGTTGATGGAAAGAAAAACGTTCCTGTAATTGCTAAAGACGAAACTCTTGGTACACACAGTGGCAATAAGTTGACTAAGAGCAATACAGTTTCTTGCAGAGGAAAGGCTAATGAAAGACTCTCCAAATATGGGGATACCTTTATTCTAGAAGAAATTGGAGAAAGCAAAACCTTTAAAATGATTGGGAATGTAGAACCTCAAAGTTATGTAAAGGTTGATAAAATAATTAAAGTGACAGAATCTGATGACGTTCATACTATTGATTCCGAAGATTTAGAGGACATTCCATTGGATTGTGATTTAGATCAGGATGATGCAGTAGAAATCAGATTTGATAACATCACACTTTAATTATAAGAAGAGATACGAATAGCTAAAAAGATAATTGTAAGCAACTAGATACTATCATTAAAAGTATTTTAAAAAGTATTACAATTATGAATCTGAATGTAAGTTTTAGTAAAGAAGAAAAGTTTGTATCAACCAATTTACCGTTGTTAAAACCGTGGGCAGTTTATCCAGTAACTTTTGAAGGTTGTGAATTTACCACCTTCCAAGGTAAGAAAGATCCAACAGCATCTTATGAAGTTCTTAAATTTAAGTTTAAAGGAGAAAAAGGTCAGTATACAGAAACTCTGTTTGCCCCGAAACCTGGAGACGAAAAACGTGGAGAACGTGAGAATAGTAATGGACACAAGATTCCTACCCCTTCCTTGCTTGACAATTTCAAATATGAACTAGGTCAACTGTTGCAGTTTATCAATCCTCAGGCTCTTGAAAAGATGTGTGGATTATCTCTTACTTTTGAAAAGTTAGCAGACTTTGTTGTTAAAGCTACTGAAAAGAGTAAAGGAAAACAGCTTTATATTAAGCTGATTGGTAATAAACAGAACAAACCTAGATTCCCGTATTTCTTAAATTTCTTTGAAGGTCAGAATGAACCTGTTGTAACCAATAACTTCATTAGTGATGATGCTAATGCTCTTGGTTTAACAGACTATGAACTGAGCCAGAAAGAAAAAATCGAAAAAGCTAAACCTACCGATATGGCTAGCGTTAGCGACGGTAGTTCTACCGATCTGGATGCTGTACCTACAGATAATTCAGATTTGGATTTAGACATGTCTGAAGATTTGGCTGATTTATAATTTTTTAGTAAATTAGTGGTCTAATTTGAATGTACTAAATGAACATAAAAATTAACCCTACAAGAATTACTAAAGAATTAATCCTAAGACATGTTAGTGAAGAAACTCTAATGGAACACTATTTGGGCTTACCTGTCAAAAAGGGGATGTATAGATCTCCTTTGAGAGAGGATAAAGAGCCCACATGTAGTTTCGATAGAGATAAGTATGGTAGGCTAATATTTAAGGACTTTAATGGAAGTTTTTATGGTGATGCTTTTGAAGTAGTAAAAGCTATGTATCATGTTCCATATTATGAAGCCTTAAATATTATTGCCAATGACTTTGGGATTATAGAGATTCCAAGATTGCAAAAACATGAAAAGATTATTGAGTATTCAAATACACGATTCGAAGAGTCTGGAACTAGTAACATACAAATTGAAATGAAGCCTTTTAGTGAGGCTGAATTAAGTTGGTGGGCTAGTTTTGGAATAACTCCGGAGATATTGAAACAATATAATGTATATTCGTGTAAAAGTGTGTTCCTGAATGGTTCCTATTTAACTTCATCTTCTGATTCTGATTATATTTTTGCTTATTACAGAGGAAAAATAGACGGAATTGATTATTTCAGAATTTATTTCCCTATGAGAACCAAATATAGGTTCTTATCAAATTGGACAGCTAATATGCTTCAAGGTGCTAAGCAACTTCCTTTATATGGTGACCTGTTAGTGATAACAAAGAGTATGAAGGATGTTATGACACTAAGAAGTTTTGGAATAAATGCTATTGCTCCAATATCTGAAACTTTATTTTTAACCGAAGAGCAGTGGGAAAAAGTTAAAAAACGATTTAAAAAAGTTGTTTTACTTTACGACAATGATCTCCCTGGTATTAAAAATATGAATAAAATACGGAAACGCTTTGGGATTGATTGTATTTGGATTCCTAGAAAATATTCAAAAGATATTAGTGACTTCCGAAAGAAGTATGGAAAAAAAAATACTGAAAAATTAATCAACAAGGCTAAACGAATTTTATATGGAGGAAACAACTAATGAAGGGAGAGACGGAGGGTTAGAAAAACCCAAGAAGAAAAGAACTGGAGCATATGCTAAACGTAAGGGAAATAACTATGAACGTAAAATAGTTACACAATTAAAGGAATTGACGGGTAACGAAAATATCTGCACAGCGCGTAGTGAATCTAAGAAATTAGATGATAAGAAAATAGACGTGGCTGATCCTGATGGTGTATTACCATGTTATTTCCAGTTAAAATGTACACAAAATACTCCTTCTATTAAGAAAATTAATGAAGAAGTAGGTTTAAAAGATAAACCTTTGTGTATTGTTTGGAATGCTCAAGAAAAAAGGGAAACAAATTGCATATCTGCTGGAGAATATGCTGTAATCCCATGGGACTTTTTTAAAAATTTATTATCGGCTTATCTGCATTAGTAGGTAAGCCTTTTTTATGTTATGGGAGATTTAGTAACTTTGATTATTTCTTGGATTAACAAGGAATTGATGTCTAGAGGCTCTGGAAAAGTACTCTACGAAAAAGTGGACATAGGTAACGATGGTATATACATCGGAATATTTAGAGTAGGTAAGGAACGACCTATATTATATGGTTATGGTCCTTCATTCGATAGAAAAACTGCTAGGGAAGATCTTCAGGTCAAATTAATTAACTCCCTGGCATATGAATCAAATGACATTAAAGAATTATTTACAGTATGAAAAGGGTGATAACTATTCAATCAGCTAATGATATTATTACAAATAGCTCGTCAGAAATTATAATTATGCAAGGTTCTGATGAAGAAAAGCAACGAGTCATGGAGATTTTTGCGGACTTATGGAAAGCTGCTAGAATACCAAATGACAGTTATTGGGGATACAGAAGTTATATAGCTGATAGAGATTTTCATGATGAAGATTGGGGATATTCTGTGAAAAAAGGTGATTTAGTTATTGAGAGTGAAACAGATAACTCTATTCCTTATTGGTTACTTGAGTTTTTAGAATGGGGAACTCCTCTGAAAGCTGATAGATATCACTTAGGATAATGGAACTGATAGTTATACCATCTAAAGGAGATTTACAGAATCTTGATAAATTGGGAATGAAGTACCTTACTTTCGATGAAAAGTTTGCTGCATATTCCAAACAATTCAAGAAATCCAAAAAGGCTGTTACTAAAGAAATATTTTCTTTGAACTATGATTCCCTTTTATCCGATTTAGAAAAGTCAGTGTTCGTAGAATGTCATTCTGATGAAGAGATAATTACTATTGAAAAACATTTTAATGTAATAGAACATGACGATTAACATTCAATCAGTTTCTGATCTTGTTACAAATTCATCTACAGTTACATTTCAATTAGTCAGTTTTGATGCTTTAGAAGCTCTAGAAGAAATTGTTAATGCAATATTAAAAGTAGGAGAATCAGATAAGACTTTCAAAGATTTATTTGAAGCATCTAGAGAATATGATCTGGATTTCTTAGGTAGTTATATAGAATATGTAGAATGTACTAATGATGCAGATTTTTCTAAAATTAAACTTCCTGAAGTACATAGTTATGACGAACTTTATAAGTTGTATGATTTATTCAAATCTCTAAATTTATCTTATAAAACGTATTCTGATTGGTGTAACGATATGTGTGAGTCCGGAGAGTTGGCAATAGATGAACTTATAAATCTAAGAACTAAATCTGGCGATGCAGAAGTGGATAAGGTTTTGCATAAATTAAATTATCTATTTGGAAGTGATTATGCATGTGGCTAAAGTAGTTTTCAACGTACAAAGCATTTCTGATATAATTACTAATAGTTCTTCAGAAATATTTTGTAGAGTTGAAAGTAAAGAACACATTGAGGATATAGCAAAAGTACTTAATAATATTTTTGCATTATATGGTTATCAGTGTTATGCTGGTGACGAAGGTATTGATTTCTGGATTGATCTAGGTGCATTTGAAGATAACGAGTCTGTAAAGTATATGTTTATGGCACTCATTAAGAATACTCTCCTTATGTATTTCAGTCCAGATGATTTTGAAATTTTAGAGGATGTGCCGTTATGAGAATAAAAATATATGTACAATCTGCTTCTGATATTATAACTAATTCTTCATCTGAAATATTCTGCACTATAACAAGTAAAGATTTTTTGGAAGAAATACACGATGTTTTAATAGGTGTATTTGGATATGGAGATTATGAAATTGATCCAGTTGTAAATATGGAAGAGGACTGCATCACTGTAGACTTACCATATAATCTTAGTGGAAGTGCAACGTTTTTTGAGGTAGGAATAAAAGCTATTCTTGACGAAAAGTTTAAAGATAATTACGAAATAGAATTTTAAAATGAAAGATTTTAGTAGTTGGGGAGTTAAAATAAGAGCTTACCCAGAAAAAAATTATAAGGCTATCTGGAGTAATTTAGTAACTATAAGAATAGGTAAAGGAATTGCTGGATCTTTGGAACCTGAACTTAGTGAGTTCTACGATGTTGGAATAAACACTAAATGTAATGCCGAGTGTCCATTTTGTTATGTAAGTGCTACTCATAATGGGATTGATTATCCTGATATTTGTAATACTTGGAAAAAATGGATGGATACTTATAGTGAAGAGCTAAAGGATGGTATATTAATAACTAATAAACCATTTCAAATAGCAATAGGTTCTACAGGTGAACCAACTATTCATCCTGACTTTTGTGAATTTTTGAAAACAGTGTATGAATCAAATGTGGTTCCAAATTATACTACCAATGGTATAACACTTTCTAAACTTTATAAAAGTGAGGCACGTAAGATATTAAATTATACTTCCAAGTATGTTGGAGGCGTAGCTGTTAGTCTAAGTAATCCTGAATTGGAAAGGCAGGCTAGCAAAGCAATTCATAATTTAATAGAATACGGAGACACTAAGGTGAACATTCATCATATTATTTCAGATATGGAATCTTTGGATAGATTTGTGAATAATTGGTATTCTTATGGTACTGATATTCATTATCATATCCTACTTCCTCTTATGCCTTCAGGTAGAAGTAAATCTGGGATAGAAAAAGGTGTATTTGAACGCTTAGAAAATATAATCGAACAAAACTCTATGAGCAATGTAGCTTTCGGAGCGCATTTTGCTGACTCTCTTAAAACATCTAAAATTAAAACTTGGATTTATCCTCCAGAATCTCTTAGTAAGAATATAATCTTAACTAAAGACCATGTAAAGATAACTCCCAGTTCATTCAATTTAAATCCAATTAAAGAAATTTTATTATGAAAGTACTTTTGCCAAGCAGTGTCACAGGTGACACTAATGTTATTCCGTTTGAGTCTTTAGATTTGGTAAACGGATTATTGTTTGCCTATTCAGAAAAAGATCTTATAGGTGTAGTAACCTATAATGATGATGAAGGCTTCAGTTTGTCAGACTGCTCAGAAGATGGTCCATATTATGCTGGTTATGATACAGCTGAAGATCTGATTGCAGCTCTTTATGATGATTTTCCAGAACTTAACCTAGAATTTGTAAGAACTTACAAATCATGAATTATTTGTTAGGAGCAATAATAGGAGATATATGTGGTCAACCCTACGAGCGTGCAGCTAGGGTTGACACACTGGAAGAAATAACTCTTATTCCAAAGAATCCGAAGTTTACTGATGACACAGTTTGTACTATAGCTGTAGCTGATGCTCTTTTAAATGCTGAGGGATTAGACAATGTAAATTTTAAGGATTATCTTATTAAATGGTGTCGTAAATTCCCTAATGCTGGATATGGTAAGATGTTCTTTGAATGGTTTATGTCCTCAGATAAAGAACGTCCAGAAATAGAAAGTTATGGTAACGGCTCAGCTATGAGAGTTAGCCCTTGTGGCTATATGGTCGAAAGAGGTACTGCTAGATTACTGGCTACTGAATCTGCTATTCCAACACACAGTCATGAAGAAGGTGTTAAAGGAGCTAGAGCTATCGCTACAGCAGTATGGATAGCAAGAAATAATGCTCTTGTTAAAGAAGACATTTATTATATGGCTAGAGACTTCTATCCCAAATTTGATTTTACTATTCCTATTTCTGAATTACGAAAGACTTATAAATTCAATTGTACTTGTCAGGGATCTGTGCCTTATGCAATAAGATGCTTCTTAGAATGTGAAAGTTACGAAGACTGTATAAAAAGAGCTATATGGTTAGGTGGAGATACTGATACTATAGCTGCCATGGCTGGATCCATAGCATATGCTTGTGGCGATGAGGAGGTAGATCAAAATTTGATAGATATGGCTATGAATTGTCTTACTCCAGAAATGAGAAATATAGTCTGTAAGTTTGATCAAATGATTAACGGATTAGAAGAATAAATGAATATTTATATTTATCCTATCTACGATAAAACTACTGATAGCAATAGTATAGAATCTATAAAAGCTAGGAGTTTAAAGGAAGCATTTGAAAAACTATCTAACGAATATGAGTTAGATGAAATTTGCGAAAATCAATTGGAATTTGAAAAAGCAATGGATGCTTATGATTTCACGGTAGGTAGTTTAACAGATATTGAAGAAATTACATGAGTAAAATAAGAATTGGACTAGATATTGATGATACATTAGGGGATTTTTATGGTGCATATAAGCAATATTTTAATGCTCATAAAAATCCCAGAGTGATGGAAGATAGTACTATAACAAAGAATGTATATAAGTTGAGAACTAATAGGGATTTCTGGTTAGGACTTCCTAAATTGGAATGCATTGACTTTGTTCCTGAGTTATATTGTACAAAAAGAATTAACCCCAAACCGTGGAGTAGAAAATGGTTGTTGGATAACGGATTTCCTGATAGACCTATATATCAGATGGTATATCAGAAAGGAAACAAAGCTACACTCATTAAGGGCAGATGTGATGTTTTAATTGATGATTCAGTTTCTAATGTAACTAAGTGTAATGCAGCAGGGATGCCAGCATTATTAATAGACAGACCCCATAATAGATGGTTTGGCCCACAGTATCGAATATATAGCCTAAATTTAGAAGAGATACTTGATGCATATAATTTATTAGTGAAATATTAGTTTGGAAACAAAACTATTTAGTTGGGACGGATGGGATGAAGTAGATTGCATGGCAATCATGTTTTACAACTGTGTACTAAAAGTGCAGATAGGTAATTATCCAGTAGGATACACCTTACCTTGCATTTCGATAGATTTTAACAAAGGAGAGTTGAGTACTTGGGAAGACATAGAAGGTAAAGAGATAATGCATACATTTGAAATATCTCTTACCTTGGGAAATGAAATTCAATCATAATGATATTACTATAACTCCTATATTAGAATCTCTACAATTACTTGATATATCTGATGATGAGTATTTTGGAGAGAAATATAGGGGTTACATAAGTAATTCTAGATTGAAACTTATAGACCCTACTGAAGGAGGAAGTCCTGAACTTTTTGAAGAAGGTTTAAAATTTTCTGTTAGTGATTCGTTTTATTTTGGTTCTGCAATTCATGAACTTGTTTTGCAACCAGAGGAATTTGTATTGGTAGATTCTGTAAACAGACCTACAGCTAAAGCTGGATTTATGGCTGATGAATTGTTTCCAACATATTGGGTAGGACATTATGTCACTGATGCTGATGTAATAAAAGCATCAAACAAAATAGAATACTATAAAGGTAAAATGAATGATCAAAAGATCAGAACATTAACAGAAAAGTGTAGAGATTATTGGGAGAGTAGATTAGAATACGAAAACAGTAGAACTGATACTAAAACTCCTATATATCTAGATCCTAATGGGAGAGAGAAGGCTAAATCCTGTTTAAGGAATTTAAGAAATCATAAAGAAATCCAAGAACTTCTTCATCCTAAAGGATTTGAAACTAAACCTTTAATAAAAAATGAAGCCACTATTCTTTTAGATGTATTGTGTGTTACACCATCTAAAGATGAAATAGTACTTCAACTTAAGGGAAAACTTGATAACTTTACAATAGATTTTGAATCTCAGACAATCACGTTGAATGATTTAAAAACTACAGGTCATTTAGTAGAGGATTTTGGAAAAGAAAGTTTCTATAAATATCACTACTATAGACAAATGGGAATGTATGGATGGATGCTTAACTTGGCAAATTCTGCTATTTATAAGCTAGATACTCCAACATTTTTATGTAATATGTTATTAGTTTCATCTATTCCTCCATGTTATTGTGGAGTGTATAAAGTTTCTAATTCTCAAGTCCAAAAAGGAGTAAAAGAATTTGCAGATTTATTAAAAAGAGTTGCATATTTCAGATTGTATGGAAACTAAAACAGAAGTAGGTATGCTTTTGTATGGAAGTCCTTCATATAAAGACCTACAAAATGTATATACAAAGTGGTTTAGTTTAGGTGGCATAGCCGGAGAAATAGACAATAAATTTGCTCTAATCTCTCTTGTGTGCACTTTGACTGCCGCTCAAAAGAAAAAGAATCCAGATGTTACATGTTATGAAGTATTAAGAAAAATTATTTCAAAAGGTAAATTACAACTTACCAATGAATATGTATATGGGCTATCCATAGTCTGTGAGGATTTTCTTAAAGGAAGTACGAAATTTAATACTTGTGGATTAAAAACGGCTAAAGAAATGGTTGATAAGATTAATGAAATCTTAGAAAATTGGTTGCCGTTTTAATTATAAGTAAGATGAAATAAGCAAGAAAAAAGATAAGAAATTTTTTAGAAGATTTTTTCATAAGTGCTTGCACGAGTGAAATTTTTGTAGTATCTTTGTATCACTTCTCCGATAAAAAGAGAGTGGAGAGGTAATTTACAAAATTTAACGGAAAGGTGTTTGGATAGTATTGAAAAAAGTAGTATCTTTGTAACATCAATCTTAGAGATGATGAATATGAATTAATGGTTAAAAATTTTTTATTTATGGAAGCAAATTTGAATTACAAGAAAGTTATTGTTAACGCATTTACAATGAAAGAAGCTGACGCTGAAATGGCTAATCAGGCTAATTACGAAAGATTTACGAATGCAACTCAAGCATGGAAGAATGCAGGTTCTCCGAAGGAAACTTCAAAAGAATTTAAAGAGTTCTGCGCAAATTATTTAGCTGAAAAGACTAAGAACAAACAGGGTTTGGCTTGTGTTATTGTATATGAACCTGGGAAGGCTGACACGCGTGAACGTCCGTATGAACTTACCGATGTTGTTAATGAACTAGGTAAACGTAAATACAAAACTACTTATACTTTGGTAGACGACGAAACTGGTAAAATCCTGTCTAAGACTCAGGAAAATAAAGCTAAGGCTAAAGAACTGGCTAAGAAACTTTATACTGAAGCTGGTTTCAGAGGAAGTGCAACTTGCTCTTATACTAAAGAAGTAGTAGAAGGTGAAAAGATCGCATTTAAGATCAAATATCAGCCTTCAAAGAGTGCACAGGAAGGAACATTCATTTACTTCGGTATCGAACGTAACTAATCTGTCAAAACATTTTAAAAGCATTAAGGGAATTATCTAAATAACATTAGGTAGTTCCCTTTTCTTTTTTAGATAACTAGGTAACACTATTAATTAAATCGGAGAGTACACTCTGAGTAAAAATAAACAAATTTATAATGAAATTAACGACTATCATTAAGTTCAGAAAAGAACTGGAATCAATCAAGGGAGAAGGTTTAACTATTTCTGCATATTGTGCTAAATATGACAAAAATAGAACTACTTATAGTTCTAAAGTAAAAAAGGCTATAGAAAGTAAAGATATTTATAAAGAAGAGGTAGCCAGAATTATATCTTTGTATTCTGAACTTTCAGAACGCAAAAGAACTATTTATCAAGATGCTTTGGATACTATTATGAATACTGATTTAAAGTCGGAAGGCACTTCATCTTTAGATGGTTCTATTTCTGAAAATATTATAGAAGAAGAGTCTGAACGAGATGATTTTGATGGAACTACTCACGTTACTTACAACAGAAGTTCTAAGGATAACAGGATTATCTCTTATGATGTAGAAGTCAAAGTGAGAGATAAAGCTGATTTTATAACTACATTGTCCAGAAGTGATGCTGAGACAATCTTTGGTCTTTATACTTATTATGGTGGAAATATTACAGCCAGAAATGTTTCTAATGAGTTTCCCAGATATACACTGTCTGAAATAAAGAAGATTTTCAGAGCATTCAAACTAACAAAAGATAGTGCTTGGTTCCCTCCTCATATTTGTGAAGAATATACTGAAGAAGAATTAGCTCAGTATAGAATGAATCTTAAAGAGCGTGCAGCATTCAAATATGCTGATGCTAGACAGGAGAGAGATTTCAAGAATACTATCAATAAGATGGCGTCTGAAATTAATAGACTAAGTAATTTTGGTGACCAGATTGAAAGTATAGTAAGTAATCTTGCTGATAGAGAAATCAAGACAATAGAATTGCCTAAAATTCCTGCTAAGGATAAAACTTTAATGATTTTTCTTGCTGATATGCATATTGGAGCTAAAGTGAATAACCAGGCTATCTTTGAAAATCAATATGATTTAGAAGTAGCTAGAGGTAGAATTTATCAAATTTTGGATTATTTAAGAAAGTTCAAGCCTGTAAAGAAAATTGTAATTGTAAATGTAGGTGATGCATTAGATGGAATGGATAACCAAACAGCAAGACGTGACCATCACATCCCTCAAAATATGAATAATTTCGAACAAATCAATGGCTATGTTTCTTTAATAACAGAGTTGTTTGATAATATGATAGCTAATGGAATGGCATCTGAATATTCCTATATTTCTGTTCCTTGTGGAAACCATGATGGAGCTGCAGGATACGCAGCAGCTAAGCTAGCAGCAGCAACATTGAAACTTACATATCCTCAAATTGAAACTATAGTAGAGGAAAAGTTTTATCTTAGATATGATGTTGGACAGCACTCATATGTAATTTGTCATGGTAAAAAATTGTATTTTACTTTGTAAATTAAAAATTATTTTGTAACTTTGCATGGAATTAAAAAAGTTACATTATGATTGAAAATTTAGAATTGGCTAAGAAAATGTACTTAGAGGATGGAAAACTAATTTCCTCTATAGTAAAACAATTAAACATAGATAAAAATAGTTTTATAGAATATTTAAAAGAATTTGGGTACTACGTTACAGAAAAAACTAGACCTTCTACTGCTAAAAAGATAAGGGCTGCTTTAGAAGAATGTCAAATTTCAAACGAATCTGTTACTAAGATCGCCAAAAAGTATAATCTTACTCCAACCTTATTAGTGAATATTGTTAAACAGTATTTTGATAATGTAAATGTAGTAGGAAAGCCTAAATTTAATGAACATATTTTTGATGTAATTGATACAGAAGAAAAAGCTTATTGGTTAGGATTTATATTTGCTGATGGGTATATAGACAGTTCTCCCTTATATAAGAATAAGAAGAACAATTATGAATTTGAACTTAGTCTTTCTAACAAAGATATAGAACATTTACAGAAATTTAGTTCATTCATATTCTTAAAAAAAGAACTATATGTCGATGATACCAGGTGTAGGTTATCAGTAAATAGTAAACACTTCTGGAAGATATTAAATTCTTACGGATGTGTCCCTAAAAAATCACTAATATTAAAATTTCCAAATATAGATATATTTTCAGATACTTCTTTAATAAGACATTTTATTAGAGGATATTTTGACGGCGATGGATGTATTAGCCACAGAGATTCTATTAAAGATACACCATCAGTTAATTTATTAGGAACTCCAGAATTTTTAATAACAGCTTTATCTTATTTAAATATTGATCAAAATTATAAATTACATCAAAATCATAACTCAGAAAAGACGGTTTACTATTTTGAGACTGATAAAAAAGCTATTATATTTATGAAACAATTGTACGATAATTCTAATGTATATTTACAAAGAAAATACGAAAAGTATTGCCGTTATTGTAAGGAATTACAATAATTATCATTGACCAATATCGGTGAAGGCTGCGATGCTAATACCGAGATAACTACAGAAACTAAAGAATCTGTAGCATCGTAACGCGTAGGAATTGAAACTAGAAATAGAATAAAATATTCCCAAGAGTGGTCAACATCCAGAACGGATGAAAATGTACGCTGAGCTATATCGAATAGGAAGATATAGAAGTTAGGATAAAAAGCCTAACGATAACAAAACTGAAGGATGAACAGTTTATGAAGGCTGGATTCAAAATCAACTTGGATGATAATACCGAACTCAAAATTAACCAGTATCTTGATTCTTTAAATGGTCTAAAGCCTAATGTCAATGTAGTAAGTGGTGATTTACATAACGAAGCTATGAATAGAGGTAAGAGATTCAAATATTGGAAAGTCGGATCTTTCTTTGGATCTTCTGAATATTGTATGTATGGTTGGGGCAATACTCCAGCTCATGTTAATTATCATCTAATTTCTGATGATGTATTAATGAACGGAACTATTGAATTAAAATAATAACTTTAATGTGCAGCTAGGAAATTTTCCTGGCTGTTTTTACATAAAATGATAGAAGTAAATGGAGTTGACATCTCCAAATTTGGAAGTTTAGAAGATTTTGAAGTAGCTATCCCAGAAATACTTAGTGCTAATGTGTATTTAGGAGACACAGTAGTGCACTTAAGAGAGGATACACACAGTGTCATTTGGGATTTTTATATTGATTGGGAATGTTATGGATTTCCAGAACAGCTTATTATATACCATTATACAGAAGCTCTTGGGTATCCACTAACCTGTGTAACTATGACTGATGCTCTTGATAGTTTCTTCGGGATATATAGTGATGATTTAGAGGCAGGAACAGCATTTATTAGCCAATATGCTACTAATTTAGAAGATCCCTTATACACATTTATTACCGGAGACGGCGAATTATGTGAACAAATAGCATATAGATACTTAGCTAGTGACGATGATTTTTATTACTATATTTAAAACATGGAATTAACAGTAGAAGAGGCTCTTAAAGGGAAAGCTACTAGAATTAAAAACAAAGATTATTTTGAAACTAAATCATACTTGGAACCATTTATAGATAGAATGTCCAAGTTTACTAATGATTTTAGAATTAATGCTGTCCTTCCAGACCAGATTACCAAAACTAAAACTGGAGAAATTAACATGGATGACATCACATTTAATAGAATGTGGATTCAGGCTGTTCTTCCCAATGAATTTGCTTATGATAATCATCAAGAAGTGGTAGGTATGGTGTATGGGCTTGATGTTCGTAAACCAATTGTAAAAATATATAGAGGAGCTTTGAACATGGCTTGTACAAACTTGTGTGTATTTCAGCCAGAAGAATTAGTAGTACAAGAATTGGAACCTGAAACTCCAATTAACTTCAAACCTATAACTACTATTATGGAACATACTTGTGAAATAAAACAGTATTTGGAGAGATTAGACTCTACTGTATTTGCAAGAGACAAGCAATCCATTGAAAGGGAATTGGGAAGATGGGTAAATAATTCTATTCTCAAATCCTATGATAATGGTTATGGTAAAGTAAAACTGGCAACATCGTCTATTTTGGATGCTTATAAGAATCTGTTCATTAATGAAGATTCTGATTATTTTATTAATCCTAAGGATGAAGTTTCTATGTTCACTGTATATAATTCTTTTACAGATCAAATCTGTAATAAGGACAAGGATATAATGAATAAGGCAGAAAAAACTTTGCTTTTGAAAGACATACTAGAATTTTAAATTACTATGAGAAAAATCTATACTGTCCTGATGGATATTCTAAGGAAGAAGGATGGAGATGCTGGTATTATAAAAATACGGAAACACTTTGACCGAACTGTCGATGTGGTTATAGAAACTCCTTTCGATACGTATATGGTATTTGAAGTCATTTTTGAAAACGGTTTTATTAAAACTGTTGAATATAATGATTTTAAATATGAAGTTACTAAAAAGGAAGGGTTAGAATTAGAGGAACTTATAGATTCTAAAAGATTAGCTATAACTTTATCCGATCTATGTCATATGGAAGATTACCTATCTTCATCTATCTAAGATAAGTATTTATAGTCTTTCAAATTTTGATAGTTCTAAATATGTTTGTAAAATTCACATAAATTTAGTACCTTTGTATAAACTCAATTGCCACTAAGCAATATATGGAGATGTTAATTGTGAATTATATAAACCATTTAGAATAAAAATTATGTTAGTAATTAAAAGAAACAAAACTGTAGAAAATTTCGATTGGAACAAGGTAGAGAAAGCTATTGTAAAGGCATTTAATGCTGTTAATGAGCCTATCAACCAGGCTACTCTCGATGAAATTAGAGATGAATTATCATTTAATAGTATTACAAGTGTAGAGGAAATTCAAGATCAAATTGAATATGCTCTCATGACTTTGGACTACTGTGAAGTAGCTAAGGCATTTATCTTATACAGAAACAAGCAGACTGAAAACAGAGTTCTGGATCAAAAAGTAAAATTCATTCAGGATTACTCAAACGCAAGTAATGCTGCAACTGGGAGTAAGTTTGACCCCAATGCTAATGTTACAGAAAAGAATGTTGCCACATTGTCTGCAGAGCTTTATAAGGGTGATATTATCAAACTTAATAGAGCAAGGCTTGTAGCTAAGATTAGAGAGCTTTATGGGGAAGATTTGGCTAAAGAGTATATTAGACAATTAGAATCTCATGAATTATATAAACATGATGAAACTAGTCTTATGCCATATACTTACTCTGCTAGTGAGGTGGTAAATGTAAGAAAGTTTAATACTAATTTGTTACTCTCTCTTAGTCAGTTATATGACTTCTGTGAAGAAGAGGAAGTACTACTAGATGAGGAGAAAGATGTATGGGGTAAGTATCCACAAGGTCTATATATCAAGGATAAGGATAACGTAGAAACTAGAGTAACTAGACTTGTTCGTAAGAAGAGACATAGAAACCTAGTTCGAGTTAAAACTTCTTTTGGTGAGGATTTAGTAGTTACTGATAACCACCCATTAATTGTAACTGATAATAGAGAAGCTACTGTTGATGCAATTAACTCACTTGATTTGCAGCAGTATAGATGCCCTGTCTTTAAAAGTAGTTGGGGTAGAACCATGAAACTTAATATGAAGGGTGTCTCTAGATTTCTTAAAGAAGACTTTGGAGACTTCTATACAAGTCAATGGGATACTAGTTGTAAGGTAGTAACTTGTAAGTCTGAATTAGCACTTGACGAGGAATTTGGATATCTAGTTGGATATTTCATTGGGGATGGTAACTTTAACTATGTCCATGATGAATTGCAACCATTTATAACAATTACTCAGAAGGATAAAGAAGTACTTAGAAAGCTTGCTAGTATTGCTTACTCTCATATGGGAATCTCATCTGAGTTTGTCTATAAAGGAGATAAGTGTAATTGTTGGCAATTAAAGATTTATTCTCCTGACCTAGTATGGTTACTTAAAGAATATTTCCATATAGGGCATATGGCTCAGAATAAGAATCTACCTATTAATATCTATGAATTTACTAAAGATTTCGCAGAAGGTATAGTAGCAGGACTCATAGATAGTGATGGTAATCTAGAGACAGCAGGTAATATAATGATTAGACTTTCATCTCGTACTTGTATTCAGCAGCTTACAATGCTGTTGAAGCAGTTAGGGTTTGGAGTTGCTAACACTATGCAATCTACTCCATTTAGTAACAACAATGCTATCCAACAGAAGTATACCATATGGGGAGTTAAGTTCTCGAGGACTCCTAAGACTCCAGAGTTAGCAATGTCATTCAAATGGAAGAATACAATTCTTAAGGATAAGGGATTGAAGTATTCTGATGGGTGGTCTAAGATTACTAATGTACAAACATTAGAGAATGATAGCTTCCTATTACAGAACGACTATATCTATGATATTACTACAGAGTCACATTCTTTCATTTGTAATAACTTGTGGGTTCATAACTGTGTGGCTATTACTATGTATCCTTTCCTTTTAAATGGTTTAAAGGATTTGGGAGGATTGTCAGCTAAACCTCAAAATTTAGACTCTTTCTGTGGGATATTCATTAATCTGTGTTTTGCAGTTAGTTCGCAATTTGCTGGAGCATTAGCAACTGGAGAGTTTCTAATGTATTTTGATTACTTCGCTCGTAAAGAGTGGGGTGATAATTATTACAAGTTTGCAGAATTTCCAGTACAAAGATATGGAATGCAAATAGACTCTGAGGAAAGCTATACATATGGAGAACGCTCTATTGAGAAGGTAATTGAACAGAAGTTTCAGCAGATCGTGTATTCTATGAATCAACCTGCTGCTGCAAGAGGGTTTCAAAGTATTTTCTGGAATATAAGTTACTTTGATAAGAATTATTTTGATGGAATGTTTGGAGAGTTTTATTTTCCAGATGGTACACAACCTAAATGGGAATCTTTAAACTGGCTTCAAAAGAAATTTATGAAGTGGTTTAATAATGAAAGAACAAAAACTATCTTAACCTTTCCAGTAGAAACTATGGCACTTCTTACTGATGGAGAAGATGTTGTTGATAAAGAATATGCAGATTTTACTGCTGAAATGTATTCAGAAGGACACTCATTCTTTACTTATATGTCCGATTCAGCTGACAGTTTATCTAGTTGTTGTAGGTTGAGAAATGAAGTGACAGAAAATCAATTTAGCTATTCTCTAGGAGCAGGAGGTATTGCAACGGGTTCTAAATCAGTTATGACTCTTAACATTAATAGACTAGTTCAGGATGCTGTTAATAGAAATTTAAATGTGCTTAATTATTTAAGAGAACAGGTGAAGAAAGTTCACAAATATCAAAGAGCATATAATGAGTTGCTTAAAGAGTATTATGAAGGTAACTTGCTGCCAGTATATAAAGCTGGATTTATTTCTTTGGAAAAGCAATATTTAACCGTTGGTATAAATGGGGTAGTTGAAGCTGCTGAATTTTTAGGTATAGAAGTTAATGACAATCCTACTTATAAAGAATTTATTCAATCTCTATTAAACGTTATAGCTACTGAAAATAAGAAAGCTAAAACTAAAGAATTAATGTTTAATACAGAATTTGTTCCAGCTGAAGGTCTTGGTGTGAAACACGCTAAATGGGATAGAGAAGCTGGATATATAGTTCCCAGAGACTGTTATAATTCTTATTATTACAAGGTAGAGGACACATCTTTAAATGTGCTTGATAAGTTTAGACTTCATGGACATGACTATGTTAAATACTTAGATGGAGGTTCCGCATTACATATGAATCTGGAAGAACACCTGAGTAAGGAGCAGTATAGAAATCTGTTGAAAGTTGCAGCCACAAATGGTACGAATTACTTTACTTTCAATATTCCTAATACTATTTGTAATGAGTGTGGGCATATTGATAAAAGATATTTACATGAATGTCCGAAATGCGGAAGTAAAAATATTGATTATGCTACCAGAGTAATTGGCTATCTAAAGAGAGTATCCAATTTTAGTGAAGCTAGGCAAATAGAAGCAAACAAACGATTTTATTATAATGGAAATAAAGGATAAACTTTGCATAACATGAAATATGTAAATACTGATATAGTTTTTCAAGAAATTCCTGATGAAACTACTTTAGCTATAAATATTTCTAATTGTCCATGTCACTGTAAGGGCTGTCATAGCTCTTACTTGGCAGAGGATATAGGAACAGAAATAACAGCTTCAGTTCTTATTGATCTTGTTAAAAAGAATAAAGGTATAACCTGTGTATCGATGATGGGAGGAGATGCTAGTCCTCTTGAAGTGGAATACTACTCTGATTTAGTCAGAAATATAATGAAACTTAAATACGCTTGGTATTCTGGAAGGCAAGAACTTGATAAGAATATAGATATATCCAAATTTGATTATATTAAATTGGGTCCCTATATAGAAGAATTAGGAGGGTTGAAGAGCTTAACAACTAACCAAAGGTTGTATAAGATTGTGAATGGAGAGATGATAGACATCACTCATAAATTTCGTAGAAATGGTATCTAGAGCATTTGGTTCTGGTTTGTTTTTTAAATTAAAACCAAAAGTACAAAAAGTAAATTTTGGAGAGGAGCAATTAGAAGCTCTATCTAAACTTGAAGATTTTACTAGAAGTAAAGAAGATACTATAACATTGTCTGGTAGTGCAGGAACTGGTAAAACATCTCTCATTATAGAATATTTAGATTTTTTAGATGATGAGAAAGTTCCGTATATTCTTGCAGCACCAACCCACAAAGCAAAATTAGTATTAGAAGCATTAACTGGAGAAGATGCTTATACAGTACATCAAGTATTATCATTACAGCCTAATTTAGACATAATGGAATTAGACTTTAGAGAATTGGATTTCTTTGCAAAATCTAATTCAAATAAACCTAATCAAATTCCATATAGAGGAGTAATTATAGTTGACGAAGCATCTATGATTAGTGATGATTTGTTTAAGTTCATATTGAAATGTGCTAAACAAAGTCTAACTAAGGTAATATGGGTTGGGGATTGTAAACAATTACAACCAGTTAAGAGTGATACTTTATCTAAGGTATTTACTTTAGATAATGTGATTATTCTAACAAAAATATATAGACAAAAGGATGATTCTCCAGTATTAGATGTATTATCTGAATTAAGAGAACATTCTTTAAAAGTCATTGAACCATGTAAAGGAAAAGTAGACTCCATATTTACATTTAATAATGCATTAGAGTTTGCCAAATCTGCTAAAGAGCCAATGCAAGAAACTGTAAAAACTGGAAATGTATTAAACTGTAAGGTTTTAGCATTCACTAATTCTAGAGTTTCTGCATACAATAATACTCTAAGGAAATTAATCTTTGGAAAGGATTATGTAAAAGAATTTAATCAAGGAGAGATTTTAACTGGATATGATAATTTAGAATTTGAAACATCTAAATTTTATAACTCTTTGGACTATGTTGTGAAGGATATTCCAGTTAAAGAATATAGGAGAATACCGTATTATGATTTACCTTTAAATGGTTATGATCTTCAATTATTTGACACTGTATATAAAACCACTAACAAAGTTTTTGTCTTATCGAGAGATAACGATACAGAGAGTTTAAATAATTTAACCAAATTGATAGAGCAAACCAGATTGCAAGCTCTCAGATTGCAAAATGCTGGCAAATCTGCCAAGTTAATTTGGTCTAAGTATTATATGATTATAAACAGTTTTGCTACTACATTTGATTTATACTATGAGAATAGAGTAATCAAACGTAAGACATTTGACTATGGATATGCCCTTACGGTACATAAAAGTCAAGGATCTTCATTCAATACTGTATTTGTAGATTTAGCCAACATAAATACTTGTCCAGATCCTGAAGTGGTTAGACAGTTACAATATGTTGGAATTTCAAGAACTAAAGGTGATGTATATTTATTAGTATGATAGTAAAGCTAGTATATAAAGTAGGTAGCGGAGATATTTTATCTGAAGAACTTCTCAAGCTCCAGAAAGAAAATGAAGGATTAGTAGTACAAACATATGATGCTGGGTATTACAAATCTAAGAAAGATGCCATTCAAATAAAAGCATCTTGTGGCGCTGGACTTGTACCATTTTGTGCCATATACAACGACGATAAAGAATTAGTTAAAGCATTTTATTCAGAGGTTGGAGAGTGCACCTTTGTAAATATATCAAAATATATAAAGACATGGCTAAAATATTAATTATTCCAGATGTTCATGGTAGAACGTTTTGGAGATATGCTACAGAACACACAGACGAATTTGACAAGATAGTCTTTTTAGGAGATTATCTTGACCCTTATCCTCATGAAGATATAGGCTTCAACGAAGCTGTATTCAATTTTGAGGATATTATAGAGTTTAAACAGAATAACGAGGAAAAGGTAGTATTACTTTTAGGTAATCACGATCTTCACTATTATGATTTAAACTTTATGGATTGCTCTAGGCTTAACTATAAGTATAGAGATAGAATGCACATGATGTTTAAAGAATTTAAGGATTACTTCCAGCTGGTCTATGAATATGATAAATATTTATTTAGCCATGCAGGAGTATATGATTTATGGTTAAAAGATCATGAACTTACAATCGAAACTCTCAAAGATCCAAAATTCTTAGAAACTAACATAGAAGATTTAGAGGATTTGAGTGGTTTGAGAGGTGGATATAAGGCAGTGGGGAGTTGTGTATGGGCTGATATTAGAGAATCACAATGGTACAATTTAGAAAACTCTCATTATCATATAGTTGGACATACTCAACTTACAAAAGATCCATACATTACAGACGATGTTGCTTGTTTGGATTGTAGACAACCTTTTATGCTTAATACTGACACAGGAAATATTATATCTGTATACGAAATAAATTAAAGAAAAATGATTAGATGTACACCTAAACCAGTAGAAAGAGGTTTCATACAATATGGACCTCATACCTACATGGAAATTCAAAAATTGATAGGAGTTGATAACCTTGATGAACATATGGGTCAAGCTCTTGTAAATACTAAACGCCACGGTTGGCAAAATGTCAATTATGGCGATTACTTAGTATTTGATGAAAACAACAGATTGTTGAAAGTATTAAAACCAGATGATTTTAAAAATAATTATTTAGTAGTTGAAGAATAATGAAAACAGTAGAAGTTGCCGTATACAATTCGTCTTACAATAAGTTACCAAAGTATGAAACTCCACAATCTGCAGGGATGGATGTTAGAGCTGATTTTTCTAAAATCACCCCATCCAATCTGCTCAAAGTCTATGGTGATGCCGAATTTATCTTTGAGGCTGGTCCAGAAGATGTAGAACATGATCATCCAGCTATGCTGAAACTAGCACCTGGAGCTAGAGCATTAGTTCCAACGGGTTTATACATGGCTTTACCAGAAGGTTATGAAGCGCAGATTAGACCTAGAAGTGGATTAGCTCTCAAGAGCGGAATTACTGTACTTAATTCTCCAGGAACTATCGATTCCGATTACAGAGGAGAACTTGGAATTATTATAATTAATCAAGGTTTAGAATCTGTATGGATTGAAGACGGCGAACGTATCTGCCAGATGGTTATTAATGAAGTTGTACAAGGAGAGTGGAAAACTGTTGAATCAAAAGATGAGTTAAGTAATACTGACCGCAAGGGAGGTTTTGGACATACAGGAGTTAAGTAATATGGGATTGGATATATATTTTGCTAAAAGAAAGAAAAGACCAGGTAATTCAAATGAGGATTTTGATAATAATTGGAAAGAACTCGCATACTTTAGAAAGGTAAACTGTTTAGTTGCTTTCTTTGAGGATAATTACGATTATGACAGGGAAAATTGGGACATGGAGGTTACAAAAGACATGTGCCAGCATTTGTTAGATAATTGTGCAAGTGTGTTGGAAGATAATGATTTAGCTCGTGAGTTAATGCCAACCGTACCAGGATTTTTATTTGGAAGCACCGATTACGACGAATGCTATTTTGATGACCTAGAAAGTATAATTGAAGCAGTAAGTGAAAATGTTCTGCCAGAGTTTGATGATTTAAAAGATGATGAAGTAATAACTTTTTGTACTTCTTGGTAAAGTGACTCAGGATTATTTAGTATCTAAAGACAGTAAAGGAAAATTAAGAATCGTCGATATTTCATATGATTGGGATAAGGACGCTAATGGTTACATAATTAAGAGATTCACTAGTCAGTATGGAGGAAAGATAACTGCTCAACCAATTATATTAGTTGACACTGGTAAAGGTATAGGAAAAGCTAGAAGAACAGTTTCGGAACAAGCTAAGTTGGAATATGATTCTAGAGTGAAAAAGTATATGGATAAAGGTTATAAGAAATTAGAAAAACCTATTGACAAATATACTAAAGAAGAATTAGAAAACATTATTCCTAATGAAACTACAGATGCTGAAGGTAATCTGAAGCCAATGAAAGCTAAAGATTATCATGATGTTGCTAATTCAGTTTTAGAGAAAACTTGGTGGTATGCTAGTAGAAAAATTGACGGTAAAAAGTCCGTATGCCGTCATTAAATCCGATTAAACGGGGAACTCTGAGATGAGAATCCCGTGCTAAGGTTAATAGTAATATTAATAAATTGCGTAGAGACTAGGAGTGAATCCTTTGAATAAAGGATAATAAATTCTCCCAAGAACATCGGACGTTATCTAAATATTTATTTTGACAGTTCCAAAATATTAACTATATTTGTATAAATAATATAAATATAATTTAATATGGAAGAATTGAGAATTTGTAGAACTTGTAAACAAGAAAAACCGTTAAGTGAGTTTAATAAAGACAAAAGACATAGTAGTGGATATGCTACCCAATGCAAAGAATGTAAACGTGCATATGATAGAGCTAGATATGAAAAAGTAAAAAGTGATCCAGAATTTCATATGAAAAAATTACAACATGGAGCAAAGTATAGGGAATTACACAAAGAAAAAATACAGACATACTCTACTGTATATAATACTCGTCCTGAAGTAATTGAGCGTAAAGCATCCTGGTATCAAGAGAAAATGTCTAAAATGTCTATAGAGGATAGACTTAAACTAATGGTTAGAAGAGCTAAAAGCAGAGCCGAGATAAAAAATGTTCCCTTTAATATTACTTGGAAAGATGTGGATTATGTTAATATATGTCCCATATTAGGGATACCTTTAAATTGGGGAGAAACTTCTAACGAAGGTGGAAGAAATATAGATACGCCCTCATTAGATAGGATTAATCCAAAACTAGGATATGTAAAAGGAAATGTTAGAATTATCTCAACTCTTGCTAATATGATGAAAAGTTCTGCAACTAAAGAGCAAATAGAAGTATTTTGCAAAAATATTTTTAAATATTTAGATAATGAAGAGATAGTCCAATCTATAGAGAACAAAGAATCTATAGAATTAGAGGATAAAGAGCCTCTAAGATAATAAATGGTACGGTGCCTAATGTTTGTTAAGGATGGAGAAATCCATACTTCATCAAGAGGAGGAAAAGATTATGATGCATCTACATATCATCTAACTTGCAATAAGAAATTAAAGGATTTTATGCTCAATAACCCTTCTATCATTTTAGATGGGGAACTGTATATTCATGGATATTCTTTACAAACTCTAAGCGGACTTGCTAGACTTAAGAAAGAGACTGACAAATGCGATGAATTACAATATTATATTTACGATATTGTGGATTTGGAGAAAACATTTGAAGAGCGTTTAGAAGTTTTAGACCATATAAAAGAAGAACTCCAACTTGATTTTGATCCTAATAGAACATTCTCTGATGGTGAATTGCAAATGCAATTTGTACCTCACGAAAGGGTTGAAGGATGGGTATCTATAAAAAGAATCCATGATAAGTATGTTGGAGAGGGTTTTGAAGGTGTAGTTATTAGAAATCCTAGTAAGTTTTATGGTGTAAACAAAAGAACCAACGACATGATAAAGATCAAAGAGTATCAAGACGACGAATTTGAAATTGTTGGATATTCTGAAGGTCTGCGTCCTGAAGATATGGTATTTGTCTGTAAAACTTCCAAAGGTAAAGAGTTTGAAGCTAAACCCATTGGTCCAAGAGAGTTAAAGCATGAATATCTTGAAAGAATGGATGAGATTATAGGTAAGATGGCTACTGTAAAATATTTTAGTTATTCTGATGATGAAAAGCCTATGCAGCCAGTATTAAAATGTATTAGAGACTATGAGTAGAACTAAGGATTCCATTGATATTGCTAATAAGGTAAGTGATTATATAGTTACTGCCACTGGAGATTGTTTAAACAATGATGAAAGAGAAGACTTGCACGATGATCTTTTTGAGAAATTATATGAAATATTTAAGTATTACGATAAGGATACTTTAAAAGAACTTAATAAAAATTTATAAGATGGAAATTGGAATTATTGGAGTTGTAGGTTTATTTTTTATCTTGGCTATCGTAAGATGGCCTACAAAAAAGGAATTGAACAATGGATAACAGCTTAGTAAGTAAATATTTTGATTTTGGACAAGCTCTAGAATTTTTGAAGGAAGGGTTGGAAGTTACTAATGTAGACTACAATCTGGATTTCAGATTTTTGATGAAGGATGGTAAAATTTATATTACAAACTTTGTGTCTTGCAATTTAAATTGCCTTGATAGAGATGGTGAAGTTGCAATATATGAAGAAGTGGAAGAATTTTCTGTTGAGGATGTCTTGAATGAATCGTGGTACTTGTATGAATATAAGATGTAGAGAATACTGGTATGGAGGAGGATATGGAGAAAACACATATCCTTTTCCAAATAATACCTCTATTTACGAAATTGGGCAGGTATTAACATCATATAAGGTTGAAGATGATGTTTGGACTAAGGATTACTTGGTTATTACAGAGTATTCTGAAAATTTAGTAAAGGATATAGAAAATGCCATAGGTGTAAAATCTGTTGTGAAAATTGGAAGTAAAGCACTAATTATATTAACCAATATATTCTTACTCAAAGAGTATCCCGTTAAAAGTGCTGCAGAAATTATCATGGAAATGCCTTCCAATGTTTATTTAAGATTTGTCAAGGATGATATAGTTTCTATAGACGATCTTTACAGTAAGTTAGAGGTGCTAGGAGTAGAAAAGTATTTAGAGGAAGTGCCAAAGTATATGAAAGTTACTATGTCCTTATCTAAAGTTTTAGGGTTTAGTTATCATGGGGTTCTTGTAAATACAGCATATTTCAAAAGTACTTATCCATTTGAAGACATTAAATGTTTTACAGAAGAGGTTATCCCATATATGAAATTAACAGATTATGTTGTTGATTTGGATGCAGCTGAAGAATACAAAGATAGGGTGTTAGAAATTTTCAATACAGCCTTTTATGAAGTTAATTAAATTTTATACAAAAACTTGTGGTCCTTGTAAAGTAATGAAACCAGTTGTAGATGAACTTGTAAAGAATCATCCGGAATTGGAATACGAAGAAATTGATTGTTCAGAAGGAGTTCCTGATGAATGGGCACAATCAGTAAGAAATGTACCCACTATTATAATCGTGAAAGAAGATGCTTTCAATGAAAAAGCAGTAGGTATTAAAAGTTATGAATATTTAGAAAGTTTACTATGACAAGATTAGCAAACAAATTAGCAAAAAGTATGCAAGGTATGATTCTTAGAGAATGTCAATACATATATGTTATAACAGACATAGATGGATCGACGTTACTAGGAATCAAAATTGACACAGAGGTTGATGATCCATACCCTATAGATATGGAATATAGTGTTGATTTAGAAGATTTAAACCTTAGTGGTTTGACTATTATAACTCCAGACGAATTAAAAGCAGAAGTAAATAAATTACCAGAAACATTATTAAACATTATATTATCATGATACAACAAAGCCAAAAGTTCAATGCAAACTATGCTGCAAAAATTGTAAATATTAATGAATTTAGAGCTCATTCCAATCCTGAAGTTAATAAACTTAAAGTAGCTAGAGTTGATGGATTTGATATTGTAGTAGGTTTGGATACTGAACCAGGACTGTATATTTATTTTCCAGTAGGATGTGCCATTGATTCGGAATTTCTTAAATTGAATAATCTATTTAGAGATTCAAATAAGAACAGTAATTCAGAAGTAAAACCTGGATTTTTCGAAGATAATGGACGTGTTAAGGCTATCATGTTAAGAGGAGAGAAAAGTCAGGGATTTATTATTCCTGTCTCTTCTTTAAATGGTTATATATCGGATGCTGTATCAGACATACAGACAAAGGATATAGGAGTTGACTTCGATATGATTGATGATAAGAGAATCTGTCGTAAGTTTATAGTCCAGCAAACACAGAAAGCACCAGGAACTGGAACTAAGCAAGGCAAGAAGGCTAAGAAAGAAAGAGCAATTCATTTGGTTGAAGATCAGTTTAGATTTCATGTGGATACTATACTGTTAAGAAAGATGCCAAATGTTATCAAACCTGATTCTCTGATTAGCATAACTTCTAAGTGGCATGGTACCAGTGGTATCTCAGCAAACTTGTTACAGGAAATTCCTATTAAGGAAGGAACCTTAAAGAAGTTGTGGAGAAAAATCCAAAGAAAACCTGAACCATTTAAAGAAGAATATAGAGACGTGTGTTCTTCTAGAACTGTGATTAAGGATCCATATAACAATCCAGGAGTGGGGAGCGGATATTATGGTGTTGATATTTGGAATATTGCACATGAAATTTTGAAACCTCATTTGACTAAAGGATTAACTCTATATTATGAAATAGTAGGGTTCCTTTCAACTGGTGGCTACATTCAGAAAGGTTATGATTATGGATTTGAGCCTCCAAAAGAGGGTGAAACTTTCACATATGGAAAGCATTTTGGAATTAGAATATATAGAATTACTTATACTAATGTAAGTGGCTATGTATTTGAACTTTCAGCTCGTCAGGTACAATTATGGTGTGAACGTAACAGTTTACTTCCTGTAATTCAACTGTATTATGGGTATGCTAAGGATTTGTATCCAACTCTGAATGTGGAAAATCATTGGAATGAAAATTTCATTGAAGCTCTTGCTAATGATAAGAGATTCTATATGGAATTAGATAGTCCAGATTGTAATAACAAAGTCCCACATGAAGGTATTGTTATTAGAAATGAAACATTAAATATTGATGTGTATAAGCTCAAGTGTTTTAGATTCTTGAAAAAAGAAGATGAATCTATGGATAAGGGTGAGGTAGACATCGAAACAGAAAATTAATTATGAGTAGTTATTTAAATATTTATCTTAGAGTTAGGTCTGATTTATATGAAGTTAAACGAATTAATAATTCTGACTATCATAAACAGCATGATGTTGTTCTATTTGATTCATATAGCAGAAACTCTAAACTATACCAAGTAATGAATGAGCACATCAGCCCTGTGTGGGCTGGTGATGAAGAGAAATATACTCCTCTAACTAAAGAAAACATTAGTTATTGTATAGCAAAATGTAAAGAATTTATAGAGTATTTGAAGGATACTCTAAACTGTTACAATGCAAAAAGAGAGGAATATATTAAATATCTCCAGGGTTTATCTAAAGTTTTAAGTTATGATGAGTTCAGAAATTCCACATCTACCGATGAGGACAATTATATACTTGAAACTAGAGAAGAGTTGGAGGAGTACGAATATTGTTTATCTCAATTACAACTAATTTCTAATTTTGTAGAAAGTTGTAGCATTAAATGTAATGGGTTTTCTGAAGTTTTATGTAATATAGACTAATGGAAGAATTTAAATTTTATGAAGTAGGCGGTAAGATACGTGATGAACTCCTAGGATTAAAATCTAAGGATGTTGATTACGTAGCTGTTCCTACAGAAGAGCTATTCAAATATGGCTATACTGCTGAACAAATGTTTACTAAGCTATTAGATTACTTACATTCTCAAAAGTTTGAAGTATTCTTAGTAACAGAAGATTGCTATACTATACGTGCTAGGTTTCCAGAAGGATATAAGTACCAAGGTGTGGCAGACTTTGTAATGGCTAGAAAGGAAGTAGGGTACATTCCTGGAACTCGTACTCCTAAGGTAGTTCCAGGTAATCTATATGATGATTTATCACGTAGGGATTTTACTGTTAATGCTATGGCTAAAGATCCAGACACTGGTGAAATCATCGATTACTTTAATGGAATGAGAGATTTGGAGAATAAAGTTCTAAGAACCCCTCTTGATCCTAAAGTTACATTTGACGATGATCCATTACGTATATTACGCGGACTAAGATTTAGTGTTACTAAAGGCTTCCGATTGGATATCTCATGCTGTGGTTCAATACATGGCTATGACTATACCAAGAAGATGTCAGTAGTATCTGAAGAAAGGATTAGGGAAGAATTGTATAAAATGTTTAAGTATGATACACTATTAACAATTAAAACTTTAGAACAGTTCTCTACATTAAGAGATTATATCTTTACTTATACTAATCTATGGTTAAAACCAACAAATGAGCTATAAAACAGAAACAAGGCAGTTAATTATCTGTCGCGGTATACAGGGTTCAGGTAAGTTTTAACAATCCTTAACGTGTTTTACTAGGTTCTGGAAATAAATTTAAGTAACTTTACATATACTAAATATAATATGTATGTGTGAAGAAATTAAATTTATTAGAACATGTCCCAACTGTGGTAAAGAGATTACATACGCTAGGAAATCAGATTACAATAAAGCGGTCAAGAAGGGTTCAGTGTGTAAGAGCTGCGCGGTTAGTAAGAGTAGTATATTTAAAACTGGACATCATTTGAATGACTCTGTCAAGAGAGGAAATAGTTTAAATAGACTTATAACTGAACAAACTCCTCAATCGTTTTACTGGATTGGATTTCTGATAGCTGACGGTTCATTCCATAGTGGGGGTAAATTTGAGTTAGGGCTTGCAGAGAAAGATTTGGGTGTAATAGAGACATTCTGCGAGTATATAGCTTATAACAATAAGATTATGTATAGAGAGGACACTAAATCATATCGTATATCCTTTGCTAATAGCATAGAGAATCCTAAATTTATGGAGAAATATGGATTTAAGCCTAGGAAGACATATAATCCTATAGATTTCTCTGTATTTAAGGATTATGATAAGGAATTGCTGCTGGCTTTATTAATAGGAATAATAGATGGCGATGGAAGTATCCAACCCAATGGTTCTTCTAATGCCTTCTGTATAACTATTACAGCTCATGAGTCATGGACTCAATTCTATCAAGAATTTATGGAGGTGCTTGATATTCCAGAACACATATCAAATAGGGAAGGTTCTACAACTATAACTATCAGAATATGCAGAAGAGAGATACTACAGTTGTTACAAGATGTAATAACTAATAATAACTTATTTCATTTGAAACGTAAATGGAACAAACTAATGATAAAGGAGCCCTCTGCCAGCGAAAGCTAATTATATGTAGAGGGCTCCAGTGACAGGGGTCGGGTAAGTCTACTTGGGCTAAACAATGGTGTCATGAAGATTCTGAACATAGAGTAAGGTTTAATAATGATGATATTCGTAATATGCTAGGTGACTATTGGGTTCCTAACAGAGAAATTATGGTAACAGTCTTATATAGAAGATTTCTTGAAGCTGCTATGGAATTAGGTTATAATATTGTAATAGATAATATGAATCTTAACTCTAAAACATGTAGAGACATAGAAGCCTCGGTGAAACATTTTAATAGTGATCCTATTTATTCTACCTACCCTAAATACGAAGTTGAATACAAAGACTTTTTTACACCACTAGAAGAATGCATTCGTCGTGATTCTCTAAGACCAAATCCTATTGGTGAAAAAGTAATTAGAAGTACTTATAACAGATATAAAAATATATTAGAAAATGAAAGTAGTAACTAGTAGAAAGCTCATTATAACTGTAGATAGCATAGAACAATCTCCTGATTGTTTTTTGTTGTTAGTATATGATAGCGAGTTAATTAAAGAAACTAACCCTCTTGTAATAGATGGGATAGTTACCTATAATAGCTCTACACAATTATGGGAATATAAGACATCTTGTACTCATATAGGGTTTATGTATAATTCTTTGGAAGAATTGATTAACCGTCTAGAAGACGATAACAAATACGTGGAGGCTTTAGAATAATATGAGTGGTGCAGACTTATTAAATAGATACCTTAGACAATTTTGGTTAGAAGGTGCTATATTAAAGATACTAGACCTTCAGAAAGGTATAGAAGGACTTACAAATAGTATTTTGTTAGACATTTTATGTGGACGTTCTAAATTTGTTGATACAGAGGATGGGATGAATTTAGAGGATGATGAGGAAGATGAAGATCTTTCTATTGACTATGTAAGTTCAGTATTTTATGATAACTTTAGAGATGTATTTGATAGAATAACATCATATAGTTTTGGACTTAAAAGTTCCTTTGATAATGATGATAAGGAAGAATATATACACTTTTGGGGATTACTAGACGAGTATTCTAAACGACTACATGATTTAAGAAGTAATTATGAAGCTTTCGTAGAGCTGACTGGTTATGATACTGTTGATGAGGATGATATTATTGGAGAAGTTTACTTTGAACAAAAAACAGAACATGTTAGTGATTCTGTTAGAGAATTAAGAAGTACTCTTCCTAGTATAAACTATGAACAGGATGAGGATGAGGAAGAATTATCCTATGAAGAGCTTAATAAATTAATTCTTTCCAAACTTAGCTTTGAGCATCTTCATATAAAAAATCTGTTTATGATTGATAATAATTATAAAGCATTACAGATAATGGAGATTAATGGCTCTAATGGTATCGAAATGAGGTTAGAATATAGAGAAGCCTTTGACAAATTAGAAAAGGCACGTGGAGAAAATATATTTCCAGAAGATATATTGAAATGTGCTTGGAATAGTGGATGGTTAGCTCCTGATGGAAGTTTTTATGGTTGTAGTGATTTACTTCATAATGAATTTACTCCTAGATTGGTTAAATATTTCAATCAGAAAGGAGAATTAACAAATACAGAAGAATCTAATCCTGATAGAATACTAGAATCTGCTAATTTCATTAAATTTTCTAGTGGAAGGTGGCTGTATATGGAGGATGAATGTAAGCCTAGCAAACAACAGCTAGAAGTTATCTATAAATGGGTTAGTGAAAAAGCTAAGGATTTTAGAGTATGCTTAGGTTCTCGTTGTGAAAAAATAAATCTAGACATACTTGAATCTAGAATAAATTGTGCAAAAGAATGGTAGAATATATAGTTATTTATTTGTGTTATCTTTTATTATTTAAAATATGAAAAAGTTATTTATCCCTGAACCACAGGATAATATTATAAGTGGGGCAGCAATTACTGCTGATCCTGACAATTACCTAGTGATAGTTAAGAACAATGAAAAAACTATTGGGTTTCTTAAAATGGATAGTGGTGAAAACTGGGAATTTTATTCAAGTTCCGGTATGGAATGTGAAATGTGGGATTCTGATCTGGAAGCATTAGCTAGAGATATTATCAAAAGGTACAAAACTGCATCAGTATGGGTAGAACAACTAAAGTAGTAATCCCAGAACCAGAAAGACCAGTTTTAGAACAATCTACTAATTTGTCTAGAGCAATAATTATTGATTTAGATGGTACAGTAGCGCTTAATACACATGGAAGACCTTTTTATGGAAAAGGAGCCGCAGAAGCTATGCATCTAGATAAAGAATGGACTGCTAGCACTAAGTTTATAAGAGAATACTGTGAAACCTTTGACTGCTTTTTGATAGTAGTCACTGGTAGACCAGGAACTCCTGAAATGATAGAAGCTACTAAAAAATGGTTGGATGATCATTGGCTAACACCTACTGAAATCTACTTTAGAAATCCTAATGACTATAGAAAAGGTGATATTGTTAAAGCTGAAATATTCAATAACCATTTAAAAGGAAGATTCCAATTTGATTTCGTATTAGAAGATTCTCATAAATGTGTATTGGCTTGGAGAAATTTAGGTTTATTATGTTTCCAAGTTTGGGATTGCGATTAATATGGAAGAGCTAAAACTATCAAGGGATTTAGAGTACATTACTTCCAATTTAAGGAATATAAAATGTGCTCTAAAATCTGTATTAGAAACTCATCCAGATGTGCTGATTCTAGGACAAATAAGTGTAGGTTTATTCATAGAAGTGGCAAAGGATGCTGGGTGGAAGGATATGGAAGATTATGAAGCTAATGGTTGGCAAGGAGATTTCTGGTTAACTATGCAAGATGAATGTGGTACTAATTATAACATAAGCGGAACAATGTTCTATGGAAATTTGTCCGTTGAAAAAATTAAATGACAGTAGAAGAGTTTCATAAAGTTAGAATGCCATTCTATATAGACATGGATACCTTGTTGGTTAGAACTCCAACAGCTAAATATATGAACGAAAGCCATGCTAAATGGTTTAGTGATTGTGGTATACCTTATCTACATACAGTACGTGGTTATAGGTTGGAAACTGAAAATGACAATTATTTAATGTTGTATTCGAATGATTTTGAGATTCCGAATATAATTTGTAATGCATTTATTTACTTATTTGATTATTTTCCAGATATAAATTGGATAGGAGTAGGATGTCATAGAGGTGAACCTGGAGAGGTTTGGAAACCAAAACTTAAAATATACAGAGGAGACGTATAATTATGAAATTAATAATTTGGAACGATGATTGGGCTGATGAATTTGATATTTACGGTATATCATTGCTAACTGATGATCTATATGATAAGATGCTTAAAGGACTTTCTAGTTTAGAAGCTAAGGAAGAGTATGAAAACCTTTTTGATGAAGTATACTTTGGAACTAATGAATTTATGGAATATTCATTAGAAGATATGATGTTTTATGTTAAAGGCGCAAAGGACATATCACAGGAATATGCTAATATTTTAATTGAAACTCTTATGCTTAGACAAAGTTGGCATTATGCAGGATTATGGATAGCAGGACAAGAATTTTCGTTTAACATCTTAAACGTTCTAGAGGATCTAAAACTTTTGTAATATGATATATCTGGTGTCTAATCAAACAAGGTTATATGAATCAGATAGGTATAAGTATTTAGATAAAGAGAAGGCACTTGATATGATAATGAGTGCTGGAGAAATGATAGAATTTGATACTGAAACTGAAGGATTAGATCCTTATACTAAGGCTTTACTCTGTTCTCAATTTGGAATAGGTGAAGACCAGATAGTTGTAGATAATACATCTATTCCTATAGACTATTTTAAACCTGTTTTTGAGAAAAAGGTTTTGCTAGGATGGAATTTAGCTTTTGATTTAAAGTTTCTTTATCATCACAGAATAGTACCTGCTAGAGTATGGGATGGAATGATAGCTGAGAAGTTATTATATCTTGGGTATCCAGCTCAGTTTCATAGTCTTTCTTTACAATCTGCAGCTTTGCAGTATTTAGGTTTAGATTTAGATAAATCAATTCGAGGAAAAATTTGTAGTACTGGTTTGACAGAAGATGTTATAGTCTATGCTGCTCATGATGTAACATATCTAACATCTATTAAGGAAAAACAATTAATAGAACTTGAGAAAAAGGATTTAATTAAAGCTATAGAATTTGAGAATCAGTTTGTTCCTGTATTAGCTTACATAGAATATTGTGGGGCTAAATTAGATGTGTCTAAATGGAAAGAGAAAATGAAGTCTGACAAGGACAATCTACAAAAATCTGAAGATGCATTAAATGCTTGGGTAGAAGACTATTATGATAAACATAAAGATCCAGAAAAAGAATTTTATGTTCAATCAAAGTTAGTTATACCTGATATAAGGAAAGAAATGAAAATGACTGATTCCATTCCTCAAAATGCAGTTAATGTTAAGCGTAAGACTTCTCCTGAAGGAGAAATAACTTATACATATTCTGTCCCATTTAATTATGTATCTACAGATCTTCAAGGTGATTTATTTGCAGGATTTGATACTGCTCCAAAATGCCATATTAACTGGTCCAGTCCAAAACAGACTGTTCCACTATTTGAATTTCTTGGGTTAAATTGTACTATTATAGATAAGAAAACTAAATTAAAGAAGAAGTCTGTAGATATTAAAGTGATTGCGCCTCAAGCAGCTAAATGTGATATTGTTCCCTTATATGTAGATTATAAACAGTGGAAAATTCAAGTTGATACTTTTGGAGAAAAATTCTTAAAGAATATCAACCCAGTTACCGGAAGAATCCATGCTAGCTTTTATCAATTAGGATGTGATACAGGAAGATTGAGTTCTTCAGATCCAAATCTTCAAAACTTGCCAAGCGATGAAGTAACTAGAGCATGTTTTGTTTCGGAGAAAGGATTTAAATGGATTTCCGCTGATTATAAGGGACAAGAATCGTTTTTGATGGCATCTATTGCTAATGATAAAGCTATGCTTGATGAACTAGTTAATGGTTCCGGTGATATGCATAGTCTAACCGCAAAGATGGTGTTTAGGGAAATTCCTAGGGATATGCCTCTTAAACAGATTAAATCTGAATATCACCATCTAAGACAAGAAGCCAAAGGATATGAGTTTTGTTTTAACTATGGTGGAGATTGGAACACATTGATGAAGAATTATGGCTTGAATAGAAATAGAGCAAAGGAAATTTACAATAACTATATGAGTGGTTTCTCTGGTCTAAAACAATATCAAGATATAAGACGCAGGGATGTGGTTGACAAGGGTTATATTCTTCTAAATCCAATTACTAAACATAAGGCTTTTATTTATGACTGGGACCATCTAAATGAAATAAATGATGCTATTGATTCCGAAGAAGGACAATATGCCATGAATCATTTATATGATGATCCTACGCATCCTTTAGTTCAAGAAATTAATTTTCTCAAAAGAAGAATAGCTGATTCTGAAAAGCAGTCTATCAATTATCCAATTCAGCATGCCGGAAGTATGTGTTTTAAAGTATCTGCTATTATGTTCTTTAGATGGTTAATAAAAAACAATTTGTTATTTACTGTGAAGTATTGTATACCTGTCCACGACGAGCACAATGTAGAAGCTCCAGAAGAAATAGCAGATAAGGTTTCTAAAGTATTGGTTAAGTGCATGGAAGAGGGAGGAAAAAGATTTTGTACAAGAGCACATTTAGGTGCCGATGTAAATATATCGGATCATTGGATTCATTAAAACTATTAAGAATTTGGAAGCAATTGATTTAACACAATTTGGAGAGGGTTGGGTAAATACAATTCTAGACCTACGTTTAGCATCTAAAAATGTTCCAGAAAATCATCCATATTCATTATTCTATCTTTGGAGTGTGAAGAGGGATGATGAGGAAGATGTTGTTGGAGTAGAATGGAAAGGAGAGAATGCTGATGGACTTGCATATGCATTCTATAAAGCATTTATTCACAATAAAGAGATAATTCCACTAATAGTAGCTGCTATAGCTAAATTCGTACATGGAGAACAAGATCCTAAAAGAAGGGAAGCATATAAAGCAGCTATTTTACAGATTCTAGATTTTGAAAAACAACCAAAATTTGTATAATGAGTAGGTATTTAGATTTAATAGATCTAATAGATGTTCAACCTTTAACTACTGAAGTTTTGAAGTTAGTTGAGGATGGAGATCTTGCAGAGGAGTTTCGTTTGAGACTTGATGAGGAATTTTTTAGAAATTTTCTTAAAGATAACTGTAGTAGACAAGATATAGATGTTCAACCTTTAACTACTGAAGTTTTGAAGTTAGTTGAGGATGGAGATCTTGCAGAGGAGTTTCGTTTGAGACTTGATGAGGAATTTTTTAGAAATTTTCTTAAAGATAACTGTAGTAGACAAGATATAGAAATTATTAAGAAAGTTATGTCAGATTTCGATGAAGTTGATTAAACCCTCCTTTGAAATATTAGAACAGGAATCTAATTATGATGGTATGTTACGTCACATTGAGAAATGTGGACGTACATGCTATAAAAGTGAAGATAAGATAACAGAAGATAGTGCTGAGAAATTTGTAGACATGATTATTAAACGTGGGCATACTGCCGTATTAGAGCAAGGTACAGTATATTTAGCTATACCTATGACTACTTACTGCCCAGAAGCAGTTAATACCTATATAAACAACCCGTATTCTGTAGTAAATGAATGCCATGATTTTGTATTTACTGATAAATGTGGAAATGAAGTATGTGCTTGGTGTATCACTACAAATTATAGAGTTCTATTGGAAAATGATTGTTTAGAGGACTTAGAGTTCTTATGTGAACCTACAAAATATCATACTAAGCGTATTACTGTCAAATTTATATGTGATAGAGGCGTATCCCATAAACAATTTGTGGCTTAATATAGTAATGTATTAAGAAAATTCAGTGAATTGCTGGAAAGCTAAATTTATTAGATTATTCAAAAATTTATCACTATATTTGTACTATAATAAATTTAATAATTATAGTTATGAATATTGGTGATAATTTTAATGATTGGACTGTAATTGATGATAAATCAATAAATCGTAATGGGGCTACCATGTACTTATGTAGGTGTAAATGTGGTAAAGAACAATATGTTCAAAGCTCTGGGTTAAAACTAGGAAAGAGTAAAATGTGTAAGGAGTGTAGTAATTTAGCTAGAAGAGCTAAGGTTGATATAGGTGGGAAGTATAAATCCTACACTGTAGTATCAGGACCACACAGGAGAAACTCTCAACTAGTATATTTAGTAAAATGTGAGTGTGGAAGTGAACATTATATGCCAGCTTCTCAGATATTAGACCCCAACAAATATTTTAAATGTAAGAAATGTGCTTCTGGTAATATGTTATCTGGATTCAGAGAAGGTTTTCTAAATACTTTTAAAAGAAGTGCTGAATCTAGGAATATATTATATTCAGAGGAACTAACACCAGAGTACTTATATGAGGTATTAGAATCTCAGGATTTTAAATGTGCATTATCAGGGTTTAAACTGCTTCCCAATGATACCCTTGATGACACTAAACAGAATTTAGACCTATCTTTAGATAGAATAGATTCTAGTAAGGGTTATGAAGTTGGAAACGTACAATGGGTTACTAAGTATGTTAACTGGGCTAAGAATGACTTATCCCAAAAAGATTTTATTGATTTATGTATAGCAGTCGCTAATAAACATGCTAATCAGCAGCCAAGCCAACCTTTAACAAAGTTGGAAGGTTCAGAGACTAACAGTTGAAACTAATATGAGAAGAATTATAGAAGAAGAATTAAAGGATGGAACCATTCAGTATAGAGTAGAATCTAATAGAATGTTTTTTGGTTTAATACCATGTAAATGGCACACCTGCACAGTAACTATCCCATATGGATATGCTGAGATATCTAGCAATGCAGTATTCAATACCTTAGAAGAAGCGCAGGTATTTGCAGGCATAAACCCTAATCCTGTAATTAAAAGAACCTTATTAGAATATAATACTGACACGAGCGCTGAACTCCCTCGATGCAGGGAGATGATATAGTCCCACACTCCTATGAAAGTAGGAGATAGTATAGGATAAAGAGCCTATACATAAGAGCATGGAATTTGTGCGCCATCGCGTTTTCAGTTTCGCCCAAGAAAGTACCAGATATTGTAATTATTCTAAGAATAAGTTCAACAAAGAGTGTACATTTATTATTCCAGAATGGTTGGATGTTGAAGAAGGGCATCATAAGCATGATTGTTCCTTTGTAGACCAGAAATGGATGGGTCCAAATAATACAGAAGTATCTCACCAGTGGTTAGACACTGATGGGTGCGCTTGGTATCCAAACACTGATGAACATTTATTTTTGAAGTCCTTATCTGATTCAGAAGAGATATACTTCAAGTTATTGGAACAAGGCTGGAAACCACAACAGGCTAGAGCTATACTTCCTAACAGCTTAAAGACCGAGTTAATTATGACTGGAACCATTGAACAGTGGGAGGAATTTTTTAAACTAAGAGATGCTAGTGATGCCCACCCTCAAGCAAGAGAGTTAGCTAAACCACTACATGAAGAATTTATTAAGAGAGGATTATTATAATGGAAAACGACGGATATAAAGAACTTAGGGATAGAATAGAAAGACATACTGAGGAGTGGTATGGCTCAGAAGAATATGCTAGACTTTACGAAAGAAACAAAAAAATGGACCTTACAGGTTCTGAAATGGAACCTCCTAAAAACTACGATGAGTAATGACACTAAATGAAGCTATAGAACACTGTGCGGAAGTGATACGCACATGTGATCATGAAACATGCAAAATAGACCATAAGCAATTGATGGATTGGCTAATTGAACTTAGAAATATTAAAAGTAAAAATATTGACAAGCATAATATAACATTTATATTAGGAGATCCCAGTGATGATGGTCACGGAAGAATGAAAGAATTTCATATGGTTTCTACACACTCAGTATTAGAGATTACAAAAGCATATGAAAAAGTAATTGAGAAATTAGGATTTGATTATGTTGAGAAAATAGGAGTAGAGTATCTATGTGGATACTTTATTCCTGAAGAATATACTAATAAATTATTAGCTTTAGGAGTAATTGATCCTCAATATATTATTAATGGAGAGTACGAGCTTGATGATACAGTAGATGAGTTTTTAACAATTTTCAAAAAACTTATCAAGATTGAACTCCCTACTTTTGAATGGGAGGAAAGGGATTTGGAAGAAACTGATTTATTTATTTTGGAAGGAGCAGCATATGGATTCGTCGGATAAAAAATATTTATTACTAATAACAGCTGATACTAACGATGCTGATTATGTTACTAGCAAACATTGGATAGAACCTGAAAAGTTTAATAAGTTTGCACCTTTAATACAAGCCATCAAAGAGTTTGAACCCTATGAAGGTAGGGTCTATAGTTGGGGTGCTCACACGTGTGATCACAATTGGACAACAGGAGAATGCCTTAGGAAAGATTTAGGTGAAAAATCTCCAGAAGAAATTTATCACAATATAGATAAATCTATAATTGAGGAATTTGAAGAATTGCTACCTTATGGTGAGTATGGAATACATACCATAGAAAGTATTAATATATATACTGTAACTGGTGTTCAAGAGCTACTATGAAACTAGAAGGTAAAGAAGCTGAAGAAGCTAGAATATTTCAAATAGAACATCAAAATTGTTGTAGGGAGAAGTTAGGAAAAGACTTTTTCTCTACAACTGGTGGTGGATTTAGCTATATAGTCACTCCTACGGGGTTAGGGGATATAATAGTTATTAGATGCAATAGCTGTAAAGCTGAAAAGGATATAACGGATACTGAAAATTGGTAATATTATGTATGAAGTAGTACGATGGCCAGAAACTCAGGACTTGATGGATAAAGAAGGCTTTGATGAACATTCTTATTTAGTTAATGACGAGAAGGGTATAGATGATTTTGGTTTCTCTGCATTTTTCGTAGAAGTAGATTGGCTTAAATCTTTGTAAGAATATGGCAAGGTTATTTGTTTATACGAAAGAAGTGTATTCTATTACCATACCTGATGAGTTACTTAAACTATATAAAGATGAACATATTGATGAGTCTGAGCTGTTGGACAAATTACCAGCAGTTTGGGAGAATCTATATGATAGTGATATCACTGATATAGTAGTAGACAAATGAATGTAAAAGACATTTTAAATGTAAAAGATCCTACTAAAGTTACAGAAGAGGACTTTGAACAATTTACTAAGATGATGCAACAGCATGCAACTTATCTGAGTGTTAAAAGACCTGGACGTAATGATAAGTGTCCTTGTGGTAGTGGGTTAAAATATAAGAAATGCTGTCTAGAATTAGACGAACTTATAATTAAAAGGTTGGATGGGTATAGAGAGTAAATTTGAAGGATACAGTAAAATATTTGAAAAGTATTTTATCTATAGAAATGCATCTGATATTAGAGGGGCAAATATACCTCTAAGTCAGGTGAATTTTAATAACCTATCTGGAAATGTAGGAGATGGTACTATAAATATGGCAGAATATTTAACATATTTGCATTTATGTAATGCATCTCTAGATTCTATACGAACAGTAATAGACTCTATAAATAGATTATCTTATAATGCCTATTACTACTATGAAACTATGTTTCCAGAAGTATATATGAAACATGAAGATGGATTCTTCCTTAGGGATGATATTTTAGCTGAAGATTACGACAGATACCATCTAAAGAGTATATCCTCCGGATTCTCTGGATCAATTCAAGGAATCAATGAGGATCCTTGCTATTCTGTATATACTAGCCAAGATCAAGTATGGAATTTGCTTCCTATCTTATCTAAATTACATTGTTCAGATGCTATCAAATTGATGAAGGCAATGACAGGTTATGTAGTTAATCATAAGCATGTTATTTATAACCCTTATCAAAGTGCAATTTTACATCATTGGACATATCTTCCAACTTTTGACACTAACAAAGTGAAACCTTGGGATAGAGTTTCATACAGAAATAAGAAGCTAAAATATAACATCAAGGTTAAGAGAGGAGCTAACAACTGGTATTTTGCTTATGGGTTTAAGAAAGCCTATAACTATGCTGGAGGAGATTGTAAAACGTTTTGGTCTAGTTTGTGGTACAAACCATTTATCTTCTTGGCAGATAGATTTTGGCATCCTTATATTTGTAAATGGTTAGGGTTGAAAGTAAAGAATACATCATATTATGCTATGGGATTAGCATCTGGAGCATGGTATGGAGGAGATGTAAATAAAAGAATTGTCAAGAAATTTAATAAATCTTTAGCAAAGGGAGAATTATTCCTGCCAACTTTAGCAGTCTTGTCTAACAATGCTAATGAAATTGATTTGGATTTACTTTTTAAATGGTTAAATTCCTATCCAGAACCAGATTTAACCGGAACAATGGAAAGCCCTCTAACATTTATGATATTATATAAATTTTATAAAAATCTAATAGATGAGTAAAATGATGAGAATACCTTATGATAAAGTGTTTTTTACATCAGATACACACTTTTATCATAAGAATATTATTAAATATTGCAATAGACCTTTTGACTCTGTAGAGCAAATGAATGAAACATTAATAACTAACTGGAATAACACTGTCCCACTAGATGGTGTAGTTATATTAATGGGAGACTTTGCATTTGCTGGAGGAGATAAAATAAAAGCTATTCTCAAACAATTAAACGGTCATAAATATCTATTTCTAGGAAATCATGATCATCAAATTAATTTTCCTAGAGAATATCCTTATTTTGAAAGCGTAGAAGAGCAAGGTGTAATTAGAGTAGAAGGTGATCCAGAAATTCCTACTCAAGATATATTTTGTAACCATTATCCTATGATTTCATGGGATGGTGCTCATAGAGGAACTTGGCAATGCTTTGGTCATATCCATACTTGTAAGGAGAAGAATATGATTAAAGAAATACAATCTCCTAATCAATACGATGTTGGAGTTGATTTCAATGATTATACTCCTGTATCATTTCAAAAATTAAAAGAGATTATAACTAAACAAAACTTATATGGAGTTCTATAAAATATTTGAAAAGTTGGTGAATCGCCAATTTTCTACTTTGCAAATTCAAGAGTGTTTAGAATTTGTAGAATACGTAGCTAACAAGTATAATCCTTTAGCAAATTATAAAGTTGAATATACTATGGCAGCATTTCAAAATGGTTTTGGACAATATATTTTAGATGGTTGTGTACGAGTAGTACAAAACAATCCAGAATTATTTAAAGTACAAGTAACAAGATTATTTTCAAAGGAAGGTGAATTGCTTTCCACATATATAAAACAAATTTAAATTTTAAAGCTATGGCAGTTAAGAAAACATTTCAGGTTATCAGTGATTTATTGGTGTATAACAGTATTGAACCTACTATCGAGGTAAATCCTAGTGATGGATATAATGGAGCACATCGGTATCGTGCTCGTATGTGTGTTGGATTTGATAACAAAGCCCAATGTCCAGCCTACGTGGATAAAACAGATACAATTCAATTTGTTCAAAAGAATGAAGATGGAACTGTTATTCCAGGATGGCAGTCTGAACAGTTAGCTCTTATTCTACTTGATAGAGTAAAGAAGCTAAACGAGAAGTTTCCTTGTGAAGAAAATGAACAGCAAATTGCTGGATTGACTATGTATCTCGATGCTTGCAAAAAGAGAATCGAAGACAGAATCAATCGTAACGTAATGGGCGATTTAAAGAAATAATTATGACAGTTAAAATGAAAATGTGGTATGCCTCCGATAGCACCGGAGGTAAATACCTATTTAAAGACAAGCCAACTAAATGTGAGCCTACAGTAGAAGATATATTCTGTGGGACTGACTGTAGATGGACAATGCCCAACGATGATAAAACAGTAATTTATCTTCAAAATGTTAATGAACTACCCCCAATAGAGGTAGAAGATATAGTAGAGGTTGAGGTTGAAATAACTATAAATTAATAATATGAAGGAGCCTAAATTATTTGAATATGATAAATCTAGAATTAAAATCTGTGAGATAGAATCATCAAGTTGCTTACTTAGAGATTTAAACAACACAAATATCTCCTATCCGCTCTATCATGCAAGATGTATAGGTATAGATTGTGAGGATTGTGTATATAACAAACACAATACTACAGAAAGGGCTGCATCAAAACTTCTATTTAACCCACCACATATGAAGATCTCGACAGAAAAATATATAAAAATAAATGTTCCAGAAGGTTATGAAATAGATAAAGAAAAGTCTACATTTGAAAAAATAGTATTTAAAGAGATTTCCTTGGGAACTTTTGATATTTGCAATGCAGTTAAGCATACAGTAGCATCTATAAATCCCAAAATGGTTCTTATAGAGTTATTGTGGTTAATGTCTGAGTATTATAATGATGGATGGTCAAGGGCTGAAGGTGAAAAGGGCTATTTCATAGGTATAGATAATTTAGGAGAACCTAAAATTTATTGTCATGAAACAGTATTCTATTGTATACCTTATGTTAAATCTAAGAAAATAGCAGAAAAAATCTTAAAACTATTACTTGATTATTACGGTACATATAGATTTGTTGAACTTTATAAAGCTAAATATGGTAGTTGATAATTTCAATAATTTAGAAAAGTTTATGCAACCAAAAACAAACGATGAATTTTGGTTTGCACAAATAATTGCTAGAAGAAAGGATATTCCTGACCTATCAAGGTCTGATAAATTGATTAAGACTTATTATTTAAGAGACTTTTCCCATTTAAAAAGTAAAGAGGAAGAAATTAAGAAGTTATGTAAAGTGTTTCATGCTAGATTTTACCTAAATCCAAATGTTAGGAGTTTTGAAAGAGTAAATGCTCAAATGGGCAAGGCTGCGTGGACTAATATAGAAAACAAACAATTCGATGCCTGTATAGGCATGCTTGAATCTATCTGCGGGGGAGCTAAATATCCAGGTAAGGATAAAATCTGGATTATTGATATAGATCATGATACTGAGGATAAAACATCAGTTGAGGATACTATATCTGTAATTAATTCTCTGCGTGGAAATCCAGCATCTATATTAGGTATATTTCCTACTTTACATGGTTTCCATTTGTTGACTAATCCATTTAATGTGAAAGAGTTCTTTGAGAAAAGCTATAATTCTGAAACTATCTTTTTATCTTCCGATGATATACATAAAAATTCTCCAACTTTAATTTATTTTGACAGTGATACTATATAAAAGTTCTCCTATAGATTTAGTGTGGTATGAATGCTCTGTTACACTAGTTATTTGTGATGATGTAAAAGAAGGTTTGAAAGGTTTAGACTTACATTGGTCTGGAGAAGAGGAATCTTGGGAAGGTTGTACAGCCATAGGAGATAACGGGGATATTTATTGTATAGTTAGAGAGGATGTTAAAAGATTAACTGTATTGCATGAGTGTATCCATGCTATCAATAAGATACGTTTTCTAGTGTATAGTGAGGTTGATTTAGAAAAAGATGAAACATATGTTAGAGAAGTATCTTGGTTACAGAATACTATATTGGATATGTGGGAAAATTATTTTAATCAGCTAGCTCTTAAAGAATCTCAAAAATGAAAAAGTTTGAATATTTAAAGAAATCTTATGGTATTTATAGAGATGGTCAAAATAGTATAACAGAATCTGAACTTAATGGATTAGGATCACAGGGTTGGGAACTAAAAACAGAATGTACAACTGAAACTGTACATTCTTATATATTTATTAGAGAAATTTGTGATTAAAAAAGTTAAAATTAATGAAAATAATAGCTATAAGTGATTTACATGGATACCTACCATCTATAAAAGAAAAAGCTGACATACTTTGTATATGCGGGGATATAAGTCCTCTAAATATTCAATTTAATAAACCAGAAATGCTAAATTGGTTACATGGACCTTTTATGGAATGGGTTAAATCAGTTCCAGTAGAAAAAGTTTATTTGATAGCAGGGAATCATGATGCTTGGTTTGAAGGAGTTTCAAAAGCTAAACTAATGGAACTTCAGTTTTTAAGTAGCAATAAGTTAATATACTTGGATAATGAAGTAACTCATTATATTGATGGTAATGGGAAATTATGGTCAATATTTGGAACTCCCTATTGTAAAGTGTTTGGTAATTGGCCATTTATGAGAACTGAGGAAACCTTGGTTGAGAAATATGCTGAAATTCCTGATGAGGTGGATATTATATTGTCACATGATACTCCTTATGGAGTAGGAGGGCAAGATTTAATTCTAGAAACAGTACGCTGGAGCAACCATAGTCTGAAACATATAGGTAATAAACCTTTAGCTAATAGGCTTAAAGATGTAAAATATAAAGTGTTGTTTCATGGTCATATACACAGTTCTAGCCATTGTCCAGATGAATTTGGAACTGGTAAAGTTGTAAATGTTAGTGTAGTAGATGAATCTTACACAGAGAACTTTGAACCTTTTGTATTAGACATATAATGATAACCAACATATTGTATTTTTTAGCTTTAATACTAATCTCTGTATTCACTCTTATAGGAATGAGTACAGTAGCTATAGTATTATATGCTTTGTTTGTATTTAAGATATTGAATAAAAGAAAATGAAAAATTTATTAATTATTGTAGATCCACAGAATGACTTTATTACCGGAAGTCTAGCTGTTCCAGGGGCAGTAGAAGCAATGGATAACTTGGTAGATGTTCTTAATACGAAGAGTGTCGAATTTTCTAGCATTATTGTAACGATAGATTTCCATCCGTTTGATCACTGTTCTTTCAAAGAAAATGGAGGAGAATGGCCATCTCATTGTATTCAATATACAGAAGGAGCCGCCATATATCAGCCACTAGCATATACTCTTCGAAAACTGAAGGACACTAAAAAAGTTTTCCTAGAATTGATGTAAGCTCGACTATGATTAGAAATTACATAGAGGATGGTTTAGAAATAGTACCATGGGTTCCAATAGATGTAGCAAAATATATTAAACAAAAAGAGTTATATAAATGAAAAACTTTCCAGTAAAAGTAACAGAAGATACTATTATAGATGGTGAAAATATGAAAGGTAGAACTATCTGGGCATCCCCTTCAGTTGCAGTTGCTATGTTTGTGTTTCATACCGAAGATGATAAAACTTATGTTTTGGCTAACAAACGTGGTAAAGGTTGTCCAGATTATGTAGGTTATTGGTCATGTCCATGTGGTTATCTTGAATATGGTGACAGGAGCATAGAAGATGCTGCATCTAGAGAACTCTTTGAGGAATCTGGAATCGACTTTTCTAATTGTCTTTTCAACCTATTCGGAATACATAAAGATGATAATGGAAAGGAAAATATTACATTTAGATTCTGGGCAACTACCGATTATCATTTGTTTGATAATAAATTTTATGAGCTTACTGACAAGTATTCAGAACCTGATGAAATAGAAGAGCAAAAATGGATTCCGATTTCAGAAGTAGGTAATTACAAATGGGCATTTGGTCATGAAAAATTGATCTTTGAAGGCTATATTGCATATTCAACAAATCTAATGAAACATAATGATATACTTTGTTAATTATGAAAAAGATAGTATTTTTAACAGGAGCAGGAATGTCAGTAGAAAGTGGCATTCCTACTTTTAGAGGATCTGTTAATGGATTGTGGGAGAATTATCCTATAGAGGAGGTAGCAACTAGTAGGGCATTGAGAAATAATCCAGAATTAGTCTATGGGTTTATTAATAAACTTAGAAATAAATTTAATAGTTGTAAACCTAATTCTGCCCATAAAGCGATAGCAGAATTAGAAAAGGATTATAATGTAGTAGTTATTACTCAAAACATTGACAATTTGCATGAACAAGCAGGATCTACCAATGTAATTCATTTACATGGAGATCTTAGCAAAGTTAGAGCAATTGACAATAGTAATCTTCTATTTGATTATGAAAATGATATAACTCCAGAAACAGAAATAGAAGGACATAAGGTAAGACCTCATGTAGTATTGTTTGGAGAAGCTGTTCCAAACAGTGAAATGGCTCAAAAAGAACTATTTGATGCTGATATTTGTGTAATAATTGGAACTAGTCTTAATGTCTATCCAGCTGCTGGTTTAATAGAATATGTAGAATACGGGGTGCCAATTTACTACATTGATCCAAATCCAGCTCCAACACCAGAATATCCTAACATTGAAATCATTAAAGATGTGGCTACTGTTGGGATTGAAAAACTAATAGAAAAATTAAATGAATAATTTTGAAGAAATTGATAATTTAATTAGAGAAGATACAGCTATTTCAAGTCCTGAACTAGATGATTCATACGTACCAATCCATACAGCTTTAGAAACAAGTAAGTATAAATCTTATAAACATTCTTCAGAATGTTGTAGTCTTATTACTAGGTACTATGAAGATAATAGATTTGCGAGAGCTTATGGACTTATGGTGTATGAGGGAGGTATAGCTATAATATATGACAAATATCTTGGACTATATTATACAATAACCTTAGGAGAAGATGATGGGGTTTGGTTTCCAAAAGATTGTTGGAATTTTTCAAAGAAATCAGACTATATAGCTTGTATGGCGGAAGCATTATCTATATTTAACAGTAATTTTAAATTATGACATATTTTATAAGTGGACATAGAGATCTTTCTCTAGAGGATTTTAAAAAATATTATATTCCAAAAATTAGAGAAATACTAGAAGAAGATTCTTATGCAGAGTTTGTAGTAGGAGATTGTGATGGTGCTGATAAATACGCAATGGATTATATCTATAATACAACTAAAAAATATATTACTATATACCATATGTTTAATTCTCCTAGAAATATCCCTAAGATGTATGAACCGGCACATGACATATTATTCAGGCAGTTATCATTTAGGTCGGGATTTAAATCTGATGAAGAAAGAGACTCAGCTATGACTAGAGATTCTAACTTTGATATAGCATTTGTGTTTAATAATAGGTGGAACAGCGGAACAGCCCAAAATATAAAAAGAAGACACGATGCGTAAACTCTTATTTTTAGATGTTGATGGAGTTTTAAATAGTGACGCTTTCTATAGTACTAAAAATCAAGCTAAAAGGATGAAGGAAATTCAGGAGAAACATCCTTATATGGACCGCACTAGAGTATATCAAGTAAGTTGTTTTGATCCTATAGCTGTAGCTAATCTAAATAAAATTATTAAAGAAACCGGATGCGAATTAATAGTATCATCTAGTTGGAGGTTTACTACTGGCTTAAGGGAATTATTTAAGTATGTAGGAATTGAAGCTGAAATATCAGGAATTACTGGAATATGTGCTTCTAGGTACAGAGGTGATGAAATACAAGAATTTCTGGATCAACAAACTGAACCTTATGTCTATTGTATACTTGACGACGATGGTGATATGTTAGAATGGCAATTAAAAAACTTTATCCAGACTGATTGGAGGGTTGGTTTAGTAGAAAGTGATGTAGATAAAGCTATAGAAATTCTAAATAATAAATATTATGACAATTAGAGAATTAAAAGCAATAATTGACGCTATTCCCGAAAATGGACTAGATAATTTGGTAATAGTTGGAAGTGATGCTGATTGGACTACTTCAGAAGGACTTATCGCATATGTATCAGATAATGATTATTATACTGATTTCGATAATTTAGAACCCTTTACAAAGGATTCTGAGGAGTATTCAGAATGTGCTAAATATGAGGAAGAACCTGAACTATATTCAAAGACAGGAGAGTTAGTTATTAAAATGTGTAGTTAAAATGATAAATATTGATGAATTAATTCTTCAGGCTATGAAGAATAAACATAGTAACCCTAACGGAGCTTACGAAGTTAAAGCATACAGAGCTATCAAGTCTGAAATTCAGGCTTACAAGACAGCTAAAAATGCTAAACCTTATGATGAGTCTGCTGAGATTCAACTTTTGAATAAAATGGTTAAACAAAGAGAAGAGTCAATTAGACAGTATTCTGAGGCTGGCAGAGAAGACTTGGTCAACAGTGAGGTTGCAGAACTAGAGTTCATTAAACAGCTCCTTCCTGTGCCTGTAACCATTGAAGATATGAAAGATTGGCTGCTTGACTATCTTACTGACAAAAATTATTTGGAGGGTGATGGAAACACCTTATTTCCGTATGTGCCTAAAAAAGAAATGGGTAATATCATTAAAGCTGGAAAACTGGCTTTACCAGGTGTAGATGGAAAGCTGCTGTCTGAATTAGTAAAAGAATATATAAAACCCTAATGCAATATATTGTTCACACAAAACGGTATCTAAAAGGAGTAGCTGAGGCTACTCTTATTATAGATGCCGAATCAGAAGAACAAGCAAATGATTTAGCTTGGTCTACTTTAACAGAAGATATGGAAAAATTTAGTTGGACAGATACAAAAGATTCAGATACTACAGTTAGAGAAATTCCAGAATTAAAAGGATGATTATAGGTATATCAGGAAAAAAACAATGTGGAAAAGACACTATATGTAAGATAATTCAAGCTATTGATATACATGATTCAGTTGATACTTCGGATCCTTTAAATGTTTCTGTCAAGAATTTATACAACGATGACTACATAAGACTATACAGCAGATGGAGTAAATACTCCTTTGCTGATAAATTAAAGGAAATGGCTAGTATTCTAACTGGAAATGATATAACTCTCTGGGAGAAAGGAGAGTATAAAAATCAATTAAATACATTATTTGGAGTCACTAATAGGGAAATATTACAAGGCTTAGGAAATGGAGCTAGAGAACAAATATGCCCAGATGTATGGGTGAAAGCTCTATTTTCAGCATATAAAACAATTACAATTCCTGAATATGGTTATACAGAAATGGGTGAACGTTTACCTGTAAGCATGGCTACTATAGAACCATATTGGATAATTCCAGATGTTAGAATGCCAAATGAAGCACAGGCTATTAAAGAAAGAGGTGGAATACTTATTAGAGTAAATAGAAAGACTAAAAGTTTTGACACACATATTTCAGAGGTGGCATTGGATGATTATGAAGGATTTGACTATATTATAGACAATAACGGAACAATAGAAGAACTGATTGATAAAGTGATAGAAATATATAATAAAATAACAAAACAGTATGAATTTTAATACGAGAAAATCTGTAGAAACTGAATTAAGTGAATTTGACGTACTAGCTAAAGATTCAGATTTTATAGAGGTAACAGAATGGACTAATGGAGAAGGCTGGGATATTGTTATTAATAGTACATGCATTTCATTAACATGTGGACAATTAGACGCGATTAATTATCTAACAAAGTCACTAGACTTACATAAATAAAGGGCAAGTACAGCGAGGAGTAAAATCCAAACTGTACTTGCCCTTATTTTTTGACCTAAACCATTTAAAGAGAAAATTCCAATGTTGGAGTTCTTTCATTTAAATGGTTTAGGTCTTATTTTTTTTATTCTGAAAACTCTTTAATCTTAACCTCTCCAAAATGATACACATCTGAGAATCCATCCCAAAATTCTTTCGTAGATCTTATCATACCTACATTGTTCTTTAAGAATGTAGAAACTTTCATGTCTCCAAATATGGTCTGATTAGTATTATCTATTAATCTAGACATAATACTTAATGCAGCCGGTTCACTATCAGCTACAGTTCCATATACTGTAGAAAGTATATTCATATCACCAGTTGATCCTAGATATGCTTTTTCAAAGAATGCTCCTATGGCTTCTGCTGTTGCTGTTCCATAAGATGGCATAGCTCCAATATGTTCTTCTTTCCAATGTTCCTTTAGCATATCAATTAAGTATTTAGAAATACCCATCATTGCTACAAGTATGAAAGTGTTGTATCCAAGTAATTTAAGATTATTCCTTTTAACACTATCACCCCAAATATCGGATTTAAACATATTCCATTTACCTTCTCTCAATGCTCTAACAGAATCTTTTAAAGTGTACCAAATACCTTCGTAATATGACTGAACATTTACCATATCAGGTACTCCAGTTTCCTCTAAAGTTGGAACCCAAATAGGTTCACCATATTCATTAGTGCTTTGTTTAAGTCATACTTTCTTTCCAGATTTTTCATCAACCCTTTGCTCCATTGCTCCTAGATTGTATCCTCCTGGTTGCATTAACCATAAATCTTTAGTAGCAGATAGATATGTTTTAAATTGCATAAACATCATACCCATAAAGGTTTTTTCTACCTGCATACGTACATCATGGTCGTACGAACCAAATACTCTGTCAGAGAAATCTTTAAGTGCTTGCATTTCTGCTTGCATATACATTCTAGGTAAAGCATCCCCAAATTTCAAATTAAGTCCTTCATGCTCATTGATATCATTCATTAATGATAAATACAAACCTAATTGTTTATTATATTCTGGATTAGCTTTGTTTCCAGAAGCTAAAGCACTAAACCTTTTATCTTTCTTCCAGTCATATACTAAATGCCTATCTACAACTGATAATGCATCCCAAATTCCATCATGATGTAACTGAGCTATTAGCATAGTTAAACGATTTCTATAGTCAGGAGCTGTGTTACTCCAGAATAACAACCTTTCAGTCGTATTCAAAGCTCCAGCCTTGTTAGTTCTTACTCTTTCAGCTAATTTATTTATATCAGTATCAGCTAACCTAAACAGCGCATTTAATGCTTCTCCTTTAGTTACATTAGTGATAAAATCAGGAGTTTCTTCATTTAGAGCTTTAACTGCAAATGCTACATCAGCTTTAGTGAATTGTTCTCTACCATAAGTTTGAATTAGACTTCTTCCAGTATATTTCCATATACCTTCTATACATTCTCTAACAACACCTCTAGGGTTAAAACCTAAAGTAGCAGCAGAAGCAACAAATTTAACATAGCTTACTACACCAGCAGCTTGTTGTGATTCTGGATTTAAAATTGTTTGACTATGTATAGCCAATTTTGTTTGATCATCCAAGTAGTCTATAAAGTTACTCATATCTATACCAGTTTCTCTACCGTATAACGCAGCAGCAACTTTTAAGGCTTTAATTTTAGGAAGAACTTTGTCATATTCTCTTTTTTGGATTTTTGCAAACTTATATCCAGAAACTATATCCTCAACATTTCTACTCCAATAATCAAAATCCTGTCCAGCTATGTAATCCAATCTACTGTTAATATCTGATTCTGATATTTCCATAGGATCGAAAAACTCGAACAATTCTTTTTCACTGGTTCTAATCTTGTTAATTCTTTCTATAATTTCTGGGCTAGTAGTATCAAGATTCTCATTTTCTCTTAAATAAAATGATCCAAAATCCTTAATATTCTTATACTGTTGTTTAGCTAGATTAATAAATCCAGCCTGACTCCATCTAGCAGCTGTAGTAGCTTTTAATATAGGAACCCATAAAGCCTTTTCTTTAGATTCTACTATTTCTCTTAGTAAAGGACTGTTTTCATCCTTTACATTAGCCATATCAATAGCATATCTTTCCTTATTAATTTCGAATAAGACTCTTTTTAAGAATGATGATTCTTCAGAAGATAATGTTTTATCAGTCCAAGGATTCTTAAATAACATGTTTTTATTTATAGAACCGTCTTTATTAACTGCAAATAAATTGTTGTATAAATGACTCTGACTACCTTTTATGTTTTCTTGAGCTTGAGTATATCCCTTAGATTTCCAAATCTTATCAATAACATATTTAGTTTGAAATTCTCCAACCCATGGCAAATACTGATTAGTAATATTAGCCATAGCATTTTTAATCCAAGTATTCATTGTTCTAAGATTTGTATCCCCAATGGTGGATGGGGTAGACATTTTAGTTCCACTTAATCCTTTAGTAGCACCATATTTTTGTAAAACAAATGATTGATAGAATGGATCTCCTTCTAATTGATGTATTGTTTCCCAAACATTTAACCATAGTTGAACTATTGGATTGCTGCTATTTTCAGCTATAAGTCTGTCACTTACATTTAGTATTGAGCCGTAAGACTTTTTGAGAGCAGCTTCAGTCTTATATAATATATCCAACTTCTTTTTATTATCAGATGGGTTGTTGAATAAATCACTATAAATACTGTTAAAAGTTCCATTCTTTTTATTATCTTTAAATACAGATAGGAAGTTTTGACTAAATACTTCAAACTTATCCACAAACTCTACATCATCAGCAAGATGATTTTTAATTCCCAAGTGTGACGTTAATTTATTAAAGGATGTTCATAACTCCTCCTGAGAAGCAAATGTAGCTTCTGAGTAAGAAGGATTTATAACTTTAATATCCCCTACTTTAAAAATACCATTAAATAATTCTGGAATTTCATTTATAGCAAATAAAACCTTCATCAATTCTACATTACCATTGGTAGCTTTGAGTACGTTTTTATCAATTACAGCTGTTCTATCTGATTCAAATAAACCTAATATGGTAGTACCCATACCTAACTTTTTAAATGGAGTATTTAAGTCTTGATAACTTATAGTCACAAAATCAGTCTGTCTTGTTAATGTGTTTTGAAATCCTATAATACCTAAATCTCTCAATTTAGGAATATCAATAACATCCCAGTCATCGCCAACATATTTAGCAAGTACTCTTCCTATATATCCAGGATCAGCAGAGTTCGGGAAAATTTCATTTATGTCAATTTCTCCCTTAATAGCTTTTTGTATATTTTTAATCAAAGCATCAGCTGCATTCTCTCTAGTTTTAGCAAATGCTTCTAAATATTTCTCAGCCTTCTCTCTTAACTCAGTGTTTGATTCTCTTGGAGAATCTTCTTTAATATATATTTGTTTTGAACGTCTATCACTACTAAAATCTGTAAACATCCATTTACCCTTTTCAGGATTGTCTGATTCATGTACCTTAGTCTTTATAAAATTGTCTATAGATATAACGCTACGACTATTTTTTAAGGATTTAACTCCTAATGCTTTAGATAAATACCCCATTACTTTATCTCTAATGTCTGATACTACCAAATCATTAGTTATAGTAATAGGAACAAACCTACTGATTGCATTATAAAAACTACCACCTCCCCAGTTTAATCTATTCAAACCAGATTTTCCAGGAGTTAGTCTGTTTTGTATATTTTCAAATATAGTTCCCACCAACTGCCCACTATCCAGTTCCATATTAATAGGAACTACATACAGTCCAGAATCCTTAACATTAAACCCATTAGCTGCAAGCATGTGTCTATAAAAACCTAATTTATAGTCAACATCCTGCTCCTTAACAGCTTGCCATTCATCAGATGTTAATTCTGAATTTTTGAATGTATATATGTGTGGAATACCTTTATTGTCAATAGCAATTAAATCAACTTTAGCCACCAACTTTTCATTCATTCCAGATAAAGCAGATGTAAGACCCACATTGGATACAAAAGTCACATCTTCTCCATGTTGGGATTTAATATTAGCTTTTGTAGCATCTAATTGTCTCACCAATTCTGAATATACTCCAAAGTCCCAACCAAAATGGTTAGCCTCCTCTACTTTATCCATTATAGCTTTAGCATTAGTCATTCCAGAAAAATATAATGCTATAACAGATTTAATTTGTTGAGCTTTTTCAGCCACCTCTTCGAAATGAGCAAGTCTTCTCTCTACTTCGGCTGTGGCTTCCACTTTAGACATACCAGACTCAACTAACTTAGCTATTTCAAAGGATTTATAGTTATCTATATTAAATGGGTTATTTAATTCATTTTCAGGATTTAATAGTAAATCTGACAAAGAAATGTACTTATCATTACTTTTAAAGATAGGATCATCAGTTATTTTACTGACTCCAAGTTCTTCTAATTTTATACCCTTATTATCTTGTTTAATTTTATTTAACTTGGCTTCTATTTCTGATTGCTGATTTAAACTGAATACTATATCAGTTAAATTGCCAAGCTCTATTTTATGTCTATTATTAATCAAAACTTGGAATAACTCCTCATAGGAACCAAAGTCCATTGATTTACCCCAAAGTGTTAAATTATACCTACAATTAGCCATTACAATTTTCTTTTAGCATTCCTAATTTCATCAGCTTTTCAACCAAATTAGAAATTACACGTGAATTAGAAGATAAATTAGCATCTACTACATTATTTTCTGAAGATAATACAACACTACCGAAATTTAACATTAGGTCGTTTAAAGTCATTTGGTTTAAAGTTTCTATACTTTCACCATCTAAAGATGAAGTTAATCCAAATATTTTCTTTATTTCATCCTTAACTTCTGGAAGAGTTTCTTTATCTATATTATATTCTCCAAATAAGTCTACAAATATTTCCTCTTCAATGTCCCGTAAAGCTCTATTAGGATATAACTCCTTATATTTAGATACTCTATCATTAAAATCTTCAAGGTTTTCCATAGAAGATGTTAACTCAGAATATAATTGAGGATTTCTTTGTTTAATAGTTCCCATAACAAGGTGTCCATATTCATGAAGAACATCTTTTGGGCTTGCATTATCCATGTTTATGTAAACTTCTCCATTATAAATAAACCCGTTTTCGTAGCCATTAACTCCAGGAAAATCAACTAAATCCTTAGAAGAAACTAAATTTATTTTTACTCCAAATTGATTGACCAGCCTATCTGCAACATCATAAATTTTAGCTCTTACAGAGTTATCCTCAAACGAAGTATTATTAGAAAAATTGGTAGGTCTATCATTTAACTTCATTACCTTTACTTTGTCTCCAGTTATTGATGTAACTTCATACAAATTGATTTTTGCAGTGGTTATAGTATTCAAAGCCTCTTGAGCTATTTTAGATTCATAGGCTATACGCTCTGGAGTAAGCTGATTAGGAGATTTAAAAGTCTTTTCTAGGTCTTGATCCCTAAGATTTTCTTTTAATAAGAAGAATGTTTCTATTTTCTCTTTGGTATTCAATACTGAAAAATCTAGACCCATTTTTTTATATTTAGCATCTTTTTTCAAAAGTTCTAAAAACTCTTGTACATTAGTAGCTTGTCTAGTACCTTTTTTTAATTCAAGCAGTCTGAATAATCCTTTATCATATCCAGATAACTTTGTGTTGGGGGCTATTTGAACATCTAAAGATTGGAACTTATCACCTATTTTTAATGTAGAGTCAGTAAATGACAAATTTGGAGACTCTTTTAAAGCTATTTTGTATCCAGAAAAGTCTAACTTATCTAATTTTGCCTTAGCTATAAGAGATGATTTTGCGTCAGCAAATTTCTTAAAAGGCTTAGACTCATTGACTAAATCCTCTTCAGAAGCAGTATATTTGTCAGTAACATAATAAGTAAAATTACCATCCGCATCTCCTATTGATACTACACTATATTCACCTTGTGAAAAGACTTTGTTAGTTAGATTAGAAAAATAATCAGAAGATACTGTGTAATCTACCATAGAATCTCTAGAAGATTTTTTAGCTAATAGTTCTTTAAACTGTATGATGTCTCTACCTTCAAATACTAATTCTAAATTTGCATCCTTACCATTTAAGAAATGAAGCACATCTTCTAATGAGTCAAAATTATATTTATCTTTGAAGGATTCAAAGTCACTTCTACTCATTTTTCCTTCCTTTATATTAGCTATAAATTCTCTTACATATGAATTATCATAGTAAGGTATTTCTTTCATGGATTCAGGATCTATAATTCCATTTAATAGATTATTTAAATCCATTCCATTTTTAGTTTTAAATGCTTCTCCTCTAAAGTAAGCACTAAGTTGGAAGTATTTAATGAATGTGTCTAAGTCCTTTATTAAAGGTAATATTTTTTTTAACCTACTTCTCTCTGAAGCTGTAGAAGATAATTCAGAAAGTATTGAATCCATCTTTTCTTTTATCTTGGCAGTTTGCCAACTTTTATCATTTTGTTTAACCCAGTTACTTGTATATACATACCCTAAGTAAGCCTTTACGTTATTTTCTGAATCTTTTATAATAGCTATATCTTTACCATTTCTAGTATAGATACCTCCATGTTTAAAATAGTCTATTGAAAATTCAGTATCTAGTAATAATATATCATTGATATCAGTGGCAACACCTAATCTTTCAATACCATCTAAATATATAGATATATCACTATTTCCAGAATATTTATTTTTTACTTCAGTTAATGTGGTATTTCCTATTGGTAATGCATTTTCTCCGAATGCCGTTATTTCCCATCTATTTTTAGGAAACTTTGAGCTGTTAACCCAATCCTTTACCAAACTTAAAGTATTTTGATCTTGCATAAGCAAATCTGCTATCTCTCTAAGAGAATCTGCTGGAAGTTCATCTAATGAATTAATAGAAGGTAAAGGAAGGGTAATTGTCCCCTTCCCTCCTTCTAGATTAGGATTTGATACTACAATTTCCGCAGTACATGCCATATTTTAACAATTTATTGATATATTTATTGAATTTCTAGCTAGTAGTTTCTTCAATGAATTATATAACATATCTTTATCTAAATCTTCTGATAAGGTTAATTCAGTAAGTTTAGTATTATATTCCGGAGCAGTTAATAAATAGTGAGAATAGTAGTCTGCTAAATCTGCATCTGATGCATTTTCTACAGGATATACTGTTACATATTCATTATCTAATCTCCTTTTTAATAGATACTTTTGAGTGTCCTTGTCATACTGTCTGATGTATTTATCTGTAGTACTCCAAATGTTATTTTCATTAACTATAGGAGCTATTTTTCTACGAACATCATCAAGCTCAAATACAGTATCTATAGACTGTAAGTAATAATCAGAATCACCTACAAATTTGAAATAATCTCTCATAACAGATTGATTATAATCATCTCTAAGGAACCCTTCAAATATTGCTGTTAATCTATCTGAACCATACTTATTTTTATTTACTATCAAATTATAATAAGTAAATAAGTCAGTTACAGAAGTACCCTGATATGTAAATTTCTGTAATGCAGAAAAATCTGACAAATAAGTATTAAACTGTCTTTGTTCAGAGTCAGTCTTAATTTTAGACATATCTAAAGGTAGTTTATAATATGTAATTGTGTACTTATTATAACTATCTACTCTTTCGTTGATATTTAATGCTTGTAAGAATTTGTTTCTTATTAACCTACTTGATTCAGTATCAGCTTTACCTTTTTGTAAAGATGGAATAACAGTTTGCTCAAACCAAAGTTTAAAACTAGCTCTACCATCATCAGTATCTAGCTTTAATACTATATCAGAACTAGCTGGTTTCCTAACTCCATTTTTAAAATAGGGTTCACCTTCATGTATAGTAAATTGGAAGTTATTGTTTTCTAACCATTTAATAATCAAAACATCATCAACATATTCAGATATTCCTCTTAATTGTTCTTGTTTCAGAGTTTTAAATTTAGAACCTTCAGTTAAAGCATATTTTAATTTATTAGTTAGATTGAATCTATTACTCATATTTCTATCATAAGTATCTACAACATCTGCAACCTCAAATAGAGCTTTAAAATGTGGAATCCTTTGAATCATATCATATATATTCCAAGTACCTTTAATAAGATTGTAGTAATCTATGGCAACTTGTCTATAATTTGAATCTTTAAAGAACTCTCTAATGTTAAATCCTCCTTTTGATATTTTAAGAGTATTAGCAGTTTCTATTGTTTGACGTACCATATCTTCTTGACCTTTTAGGTATGGTTTATCTTCTATAATAGAATCTATAAATTCTCTCATACTTTTCATGTTGTAATTAGATTCTCTAGTTGCTATTCCAGATTCCAAAGTACTATAAAATCCTAACTTACCTACTGCATCAGTTTTAAGACCCTGATTAATTCCATAAAACCTTCCAAGTAAACTAGTTTCTTGAGCTAAAGAATAAATGTATTTAAACTCTTTAACATATTCTAAATCTATACTTTGCTTCTTTTTAAGAAGGTAATTAAAGTCTTTAACAAATCTATTTATATTAACCGATTTAGTATAATCTAGTGGAGTTCCATTATGGAATCTGGTCGTTAAAGCCTCACTAAATTCTTTAGCAGATTTATATGAAGTTCCTCAAGCCTTGTTAAATACAGGAGCATAAAACTTACGTTGTGCATATTTATTAATAGATGGGCCATTTAGTATGGTATCTATAACTCCAGGAATCTTAGTAGCTTCATTATAATCATCATAAATATTAGATTTAGACAAGTCATTAATCAACTGAACTGCAGGAGATGTCATAAATCCAGCTATATTCTTAAATGGGAATCCCATTGTAATTAAATGAATATAAACAGATGCTAAATCAGGACCTGCGTTAATCTTCGATAATATTAATTCTTTAGCATTATCAGTGGCAGCTGATAACAAACTAGATATTACCAATGATTCATCCTCAGTTAAATCTAAATCTTGTTTAACTACGTTTGCTACATCTTTCAGTGATAAGTCGTTATCAATTGTTTGCTGTATAAGATTTTTGAAGTAATCTTCTTTTCCTGGAAGATTATCAAAGTTTACGTTAGCTATTAAATTTCTGACTGAGATAGCATTTTTATCATCCTCTAAGAATCTAAATTTTCTATAAAAGAACATATTACGTTCCCAATCCTTATCGTTAGATCTAATACCTTCATTGAAATAGTAACAATTGGCAAAGAATACTTTCTCACCAACGGCTGCAATACCAATTACCTGTTTACCAGCTAAGTTTTGAACCTGCATATTAAATGTAGCTGCAGGATTATCCATAATAAGAGTTTCAGCAATCTTACCTAAATCTGAACCTTCTGCAGCGTGCCCAGGATCACCCATATCAATTGGAGAATAAGCAGCAAGCATATTCTTTAAGTTTTGAATAACTTGAGATATTCTAGAAGATGTGGCATTCTTATATGCCTTTGATTCATTATATGGTTTAATCTTATATGTGGTATGAGAATTAATTAAATTTAAAGCCTTCTGAGCAAAATCCCCATTAATTAAATCACTATTATAAGTTAATGATTCAGAATTGCCAACCCTTAATATAAGATCAACCTTACTCTTTAAGTCATTATTTAATTGTAATGCTTGGAGTTCAGGAGTTATATCTGTACCAGTAGAACTATAATTTAAATAACGTATTCCAGAAGGTGTCGGTAGCCTTTCTGATTCATGTATAGATTCGATACTAGTATAATCAAATAAGGGTGACCAACCTATATAGACTCCATTATCATCAAAGTCGTAACCCATTAAATATACTTTATCAATATCCGTTTAACCTTAAATTTTTCAATTTAAGACCGACTATATCATCATCCAGTAATTTCACAATTATTGAATGTCTCGCACTTCGGAAACAGCATTTTGCTGCGCAATAAATTCTTCCTTAGTATAATTATCCCTTATTTTATATAAGAGCAATGGAACTTGCTCTATGTAAGGCTTTATAATTTCTACAAATTTTTTATAATCGGACTCTGAACTAGACGCTACAGAATATGTTCCTTTACCTTCTTTAAATGGTCTAAATTTTATATCCCACACTTCTTTAAAATAATCAATTATGATATTTGTGACTTCCAAAGTTGTACATGTGGCAAATTTAATAGTGTGTTGAATACTCCCATTTCTTTGCTTTGAAGTATTTACATTGATACATCCATCGTCCATATACCAAATAGCTATACCTAAAGCATCTAGTCAATTTAAAAGTCTTCTTGTAAAAGTTTTCTTCGGTATATATACAACTCTTCTTAAAGCCTTTATAGTTGGAATTATTGATAATTGAGAATATAATACAGCTTTACCAGTATTATAACCACATTTTGAAATATACTCTTTAATTCCATTATTTTTAATACCATGTTTATTAAGTAATCCTATTTTCCACTCTAGATATTCTCTTTGATGCTCAGAGTGTGATAACTTAAATACATAATTACTAGAAATTGTTCCATCTCCTAAAAGCAAAGCTACAAGTAAGCTTTTCTTTTCTTTACTAAGTTTTTCAATAATTTTTCTTGCCATTTCACTTAACATTTTTAATTAAACATTAAATGAAAGTTCCTACTCCCTCACGGGATAGTCTGTGAACTTTCATCCTTACAAATACAAAGATAACTAATATATTATCAATTTATTAGTCATATATCTAAATATTTATCTAGGATGCTTAGCTGCGGATTGTCCAATTTTACTCTTTTTTACTATACTCATAATAGTTAATTATGACCGTTAAGTATATTTCTATCTTAATTTAGTAGAGTAAACTCTAAGGAGTTCCCCGTCAATTCACGAGATTTAACGACTACAATATTTATTTATGCATTTAGAGAGCTTCAAGTTAAGTTTTTGCTTATAGTCGGATCCTTGAAGCCAGGTTTGCCAGTGTGATACATAGGCTATATTCTTATCTGAGCTAGAAAATTGCTTAACTTCCATCTTCATAAATGATTGTAAAGTTTGAGCAGGAATACGAGAAGCTGTAAATTCTAGAGATTTAAGGAAAGAAGAATATTGTTTTCTTGCAATTTCTAATGCTTGAGAATTATTAATCTTATCCACAGCATCAGCATCCAAACCTTTTAAACTACTAAGATAACGATTTTTACCATTTAAAGAGATAAATCCATCTATGATTTCAGAAGATTCTCTAACTTTTACTGAATCGTAGTCATTAGAATGATATATTTCATTAATATAAGAAGGATCACTTACATGAAGTAATCTAACCTCATTTCCTCCCTGTATCATTCTATATTCATTGACAAAGGTAGTTTCTCCATCTCTAATTTTGTATAACCTGTTTCCTTGGGAATCAGTCTTGTAAACTATATTTCCAATTTTAACAGTATTATCATCATTCTCAACTTTATAGATATTATCTAAACCTTCAGTGTCAAATACTATATATGTATGATTACCATTACCTTTAGTAAACATCAGATCATAATTTAATGTCTGAGGCAGATGATACTTATTATATTTGCCTACAAAATATCCAACTCCTTGTTGCTTTATTTTAGCTATAGAATCGTTATTGTTTAGATTAAATTTAGAAGCATATAACTTAGTTAAAACTAATTCTGCTGGTTTATTTTGTAAATTTTGTATAGGAACTACAACTTCTCCGTCTATTAACAAAGCTCCAGTTCTTTCAGTAAATGCAGAGGGATCTAAGTCATATTCCGCTTTTAAACTAGCAGTAAGAGGCATATATCCAGAGTCTAGCCATTTGAACACTTTTTGTATTCTTTGTTGTAGAATTAAATCATCCCTTTTAGATGGCTTACCTTGACTTCTTAAATTAATAGCATCCTGTACAGCCGGCATATCAAATATATTATATTGAGTATCGCCAACATTCCAATATATTTGAGCTGGTTTTAAATTGTTTCCCTTTGTTACATCTGGATAAAACTCTTTAAAGTTAGACTTAACAAAGTTATACATTTTCATATCATCAATATTATACTCTATAGTATTTCCAGTTGGATCAATAACCTTAACTCTATCCCCCGGATTAAGTTTATCTATTGTTAGTGGTCCTTGAGCTTCTATTTCAGCTTGAATACTTTGTAAATATTCTTTAGGAGTCATATTCCTAGCTGCAGCCATATCATATATGTCGTCATAGCTATAAGTTTCCCCATTTATATTAATGTTCTGAATTATATTAAATCCTGGAACCATTACAGCACCTATACCTGGGTGTTTCTTTTTAATAGCTTTACTATTGATACCTGAAGTAAATGTAGATAAAGATATTGCTTGTAAATTAGAGTCGCTGAAAGGTATTTTATATTCATCTTCATCATGAGATGATCTAAATTCCCTAAACTCTTTTCTAATTATATCAATTATACTTTTAGATAATCCTATTTTATTATCATCCTCTCTAATACCTCTAATCAACTCTTTACCTATAGCTTCATACATATCTGACTTTTGATTAGTAGCTAAATACAACTTAGCAGCTTCAGATTTATCCTTAATCAAAGACAATGTAGCTTTTCCTAAATCTTCATATGTTAGTTTTGCTATGTCATGTGTCCATCCATTTGCTTCAATACTTGATAATACCTGAGTAAACTCTGTCATTTCAGCTTCATCTGCATGATGGTCAGCATCCATTTGAACACCTAAACCTTTAGTATTTATAGTAAAGAATTTTAATGGATTATCAGTAGAGTCAATCCAAGCATCAGCTTTATTTATATTTTCTGCTCCAACTTTGATAGCTGATTTATTAAGTAAGTAAGCTATCATAGTATTCTTAAGTGGCTGATATGTATTACTTTGAGTAGGATAATCATCTTCACCCCCTCTATACTCTCCAACATTATTTATATAATTAGCTACAGTTTCTATTGAAGCATCACTATATTCCAAATAGCCATCAGAGTTTAAAGATTCTGAATATTCACCTCCAAGTAATTCCCATAATTTGAATAGATTATTAACTGGAGCTGTAAATGTTTCAACTTCTCCTGTTCTTTCTCCACTAGAATCTACCGTAACAATAGACCATTCATACGTGTTAGGAGCATCTAGTTTAGTAAATCCTAATACTTCCTTATGCAAGGCTCCGCTTTTATAAAATAGTCTATTACCATTAGCATTGGAATTTAGAGACATTTGATTTCCAAAGATATTCTTCGTTAAATCTATATCTTCTTTCCAATCTAAACACATTTTCTTAAACAAACCTCTTAATTCGATGTCTGAAAGGTTAGAACTACGTATTCTTTCGTTATACATAGCAAATGTAGCAAATTTTAATAGATTTGCAACACCATACCTACTGTTTATATCGTGTCCAATTGTCTTTTTATCCATACCTACAGCTGAATCTTGTAATGAAAGATTTTCTAAAACAGCTATAAATGGATTTACTAAGGCACTACCATCCATAGAATCTACTTCAGCTGATTCACCTTTAAAGTTAAATACTTTAGCTGGAAAGTCAGCCATAACAGCTAATCTATATTCAGATGGAATACCTAAAATAGATTTTTGCATGAAGTGCTGCAAGGTAGCAGGAATGATAACATTTCTTTTTAACTGAGCATTTGCTCTAACAGCTTCCTCCTTTTCAAAGGCTTTATAGGAAGCATCAGTTATTGAGTAAGTATCATCCTTTTTAAATGGGTGTCCAGATTCAGCTCCAGTAAGAAGCAATCTAAGATTTTCAGCTAACGTAGAATATTCATAGAAATATTGTTCCAACATAGGATTTAATTCAAAATCCTCGTCATTATCCAATATATTACTATTGCTTATAAGATATTCCCTATCAATAGGTTCTCCTTTTGAATCTTTAGCTAATATAAGTTCATTAGTGTTATGATCGACCCAAGGCTCCTCAGAATTGTTAGCATAGATTCCAAAGTGATTAAGAACATTTAAGAGTTCCACGTTGTTACTTCCATCAGAGTATCTAGTCCAAAATCTAATATTGGAACTAATTAAATCCCTTAGGAATTTTTTAGATTCTCTTAACTGTCTATTGTTATAAAGAGTTTCACTATCATATAATTTTGTAGCTTTATATACTAATGAGTTATTAGGCTTTAAGAAACTATTAGTCTTATTTTTACTTACATGTAAGTTTTCAACGTTAGGGACACCAGCTTCATAAGCCATTTCATTATATTCCCAATATTTAGTTACTGATAGTAAGTCTGTAAAGTCTTGTATATTCAATCTGTCTAATGGATTGCTAAAATCTAAATCCATATCATCTTGAACGTTAGCATTTTTAGTTTTAAGATTTTCTAAACGTCTATCAATTTTATCCTTAATTCTTTCATAAGCAGCAGGATTAGCTGGGACGCCATCTCTACCATCTCTTAAATAATTCAGATAAGTTTCATATCCAAATTCATAAGTATTAGCATAATCAGACATCACATTGTCAAAGATTTTCTTGTAGAAACCTTTAGCTGACTCTCTCTTAAACTGCTTAACTTGATCTATGGTCATATTTTTAAACGATACTCCTTCTTTATTCTTCAATTTATCTATATTAATTCCAAATAGGTATTGTCTAGATTTATCAGAATAAGTAGTTGGTTGTATTTTAACTTTAGCCTTACCAGCTTGAGTATTAAATCTATTACCAAAGTAATCAAATAATATACTTGTATATGAAAGTTCTGCTACTGTAAAATTGGAAGCAGTTTTCTTAACTCCATTTCTGTTTTCACCATCAGTTTTTACACTTACACCATCTAAAGCAGAAATATTACTGCCAGCAAATATATTAGAAGCAAATGCCGAATCAGGATTTTCTGTTTCATAATTTACATAATGAGTAAAGTATGAAGCTAAATTAGAGATTCCGTTAGTTGGGATATTATCCCCAGCATTATTTTTTACTGTAGTTTTGTACAAATCTCCAGATAAGATTTGTTCAGCTCTGATTAATCTTTCTAGATTATTGTTAGATTCAGGATTAACTGTAAGAATAATTCCTTTATCAATATATCCTCTTTTGTTTGAAGAAAGTCTATTTTTATAGTAATTAGAATTATTTATAGCATAAGTTTCTACATCTTTTTCTCCAGACTGATTAAAATCCTCCATTACTCTCATAGCATTAGCTGCTATTAAGGAAGATGACAATAATTTATCAAGATGTTTACTTCTAAGAGGTATTTTCTTTTCATCTATAGCTACAAGTTCGTTATCGGCATATATATTTAATACATCAATATTTCCTTGCAGAAACTTAGTATTTAGAAAATCATCTATAAATTCTACTAAAGCATTATATGTTAGTTCTGTATCCGTAAATGTTACATTTTTTCCAAGTTCATAGTAGTCTTTTAGTTTGTTAAAATCTACGTCAAACCCTCTAAGTAGTTCATGAATTGAATTACTAATTCCTCTACCACTTCCTGTAACTTTAAGTTCTAACCTTTTACCGTTTACAGTAGCTACTATATAATCTCCTTCCTCTTTTATGTTATACTTATCAAGTACAGTTCTTTTATCTCCTCTAAACTTATTATATATGTTTATATTATTTTGTTTTTGGATTTGTGCTCTATCAGTATTTACTGTAGTAATTTCCTTAGTTTGTATATTACCATCAGCATCTCTATAATACTGTGTATATTTAGTTCCGCAACTTCTATCTACTATCCCAGCTATACATTCTAATATATCAAATTCTGTCATTGCTTCGGATGAAGATATATCTGATTTCATTATATCATACAGTGAATAGTTTTCTGTACTTTGAGATTTAGGTCTGTAGAACCTTTCATAAATAGAAGCAATAACATTTAAGTCAGTTCTAGTAAAGTCAATTACATCTCTTAATCTTCCATTAAGAGCGTCCAGTAAGATTTTATTTAGATAATAACTAGGAGCATCATGGAATCTTATAAAGTTTCTATAAGTTTCTGAATTTGGATTAATTCTAGAAATGATAGATTCATCCCTTAATTTATTTGTTACACCTAAAAATAGTCCCATGTTCAGATATTTACCTTCTAATGGAACTTTAGAATATCTATCAATAAGTGGAGTTTGTTCTATAAGTAATCTTGAAACATGTCCAAGTTCTTTCATAGCATCCACGTTTTCATTAGTTCTCCATGTATTAACTAAATTACCTACCACAGATAATTTATACTTATTACTAGAAGCGTCAGTTTCTATACCTATGTACTGTGGAGTAATACTAAGAAGTTTCCCAAAGGATTTCTTAAGAATGGAATCAAAATTGATAAGAGTAGCATAAGCATTAAAAGCATCTACTAATTGTTTGTTACTTCTAATTCCATTTATATCTACCTTATGAATATTATTAAATGCAGAAGCTAATTGAGATCTATCTAATTTAGAGAATGTCTCAAAAGCCTTATTCATAACATTATTATAATTCTTCCCATCAAAAACCCCATTATTGTACATTACATTTAAATGGGTTACATTTCCAGATGTGTTTAAATAATCTACCAATGAAGAGAATAAATCTTGCTTCATTAAACTTATTTCTAAGTTTAAATCAGATGTATTTTTTATTCTTTTACCTGTTGTAAAATTTATCAATGAATGACTCAGTAAATCTCTTTGGAATTGGTCAATCATATAAGCCTTTACGCTAAATGCTTCTCCATAAAAATCATCCAAATCTACAGTAGAAACTTTTAGTTCAGAGTTTTCAGGCTGTTCTGTTAATTCTTTAGTTTCTACTATCTGTCCAGGAGATTCAGAAATATTTATTACTTCTGTAGGACTTAAGTTAAACATTGGAGCTAAATATGAAGCAAAACTGTCTAATATATCTTGTTTTTGATCTGCAGACAGCCTACCGTTAGCTTTAATAAATTCTTCTATTTTATCTCTAAGTAAAGTGTATTCTGCAGTTGTATTTAAAGTAAACTCAGCGTTTTTACTAAGTCCAGAATATACATTATCTACAAATTCTTTAACACTATTGTTACGAATGAACTTAGATGCAGCTGCATTAGTCCACAGCCGCATCTTAGGTTCATTATTAATGGTTAGTTGTCCACAAGCCATATTTTTATATTATTTTACATACTACAATCTATAGTCGCATTATCTATGTTGCTTATGAATGAAGTAAGTAATTCAGCAGCTACGTCTGCATCTTTAGCAGAAGATACATACAATTTACTAGCCTCGTCTGTTAAAACATCCATGTCTAATCTCGCAACATCTATACTTTCAGTTCTCATAAGTTCTAACACCTTAACAGAGTTTGGAGCTTCCTTCCTTAATGATTCAATAGTTTCTGGAGAATCAAATAAGGTATCAATATAATCCTTAGCATCTCTGTTAAGAGTAACAGGCTTAATTTGTTGTGCCATAATTTTCTGAATTTTTAATTCTCCATTTTTATATTCAACATTTATTTCTGTATTGTCTGCCAAAGTTACTAAGAATTTTTCATTGTTACTACTAAGTTTAGTAATTTCTGAAATTTGAGTATAGTTAATACCTCCATGACTAGTTTTAGGTAAAACGTTTTCGTCCAAATTATTGATTGCACCCAATACTGTCTGTTCTACATCTATTCTAGCCCCAGTATTGTCTACAACAGCAGTAGCTTTTAATATATAATCCTTGTTAAATTTTGCCCCCAAAGAAATTTTATCATTTAAAGCGGTAGTGAGTATAGCTTGCATTTCAGTATACATCTGATTGATTGATACATCACCTTCTTTATTATATCTCTCAGCATAAATTTCATAAAGATTGGGTGCAGTATCTAACTCATATTTGGCTATTTCGTGTGAAAAATCTGCAAGAGTTGTTGTAAATTCTTCCCACTTATCTTTTTTAACTTTAGAGTTAGAGTTTTCTAATGACCCAAAATCAACAGAAATATCCATTACCGGAAGTTCTATAGCCTTACTATATGTAAATTGACTTTCCATATTACCTGCAGGATAGAAGTCCTCAAAATCACTTAAATTAGAATCCTCATAAGAATATACTCCGTGATAGTAGATTCCATTCTTAAATGGTGCTCCAGTTCTAACTGCTTCTCCAGATATTTTTCCTGATAATATCATTCTTAGCATATTTTCATATACAGAATGAAGTTTCACCTTTCCGGTAGAAGTGTCTCCAAGTATACTGGAAACTTTATCATACAATCCTGTACCTTCAGCTGCAATAGTAGAAGCTATATCAACAGTTATGTCATTACCATTGTAATCCTTAGTTTTCAAATAATTAGTAAACTTAGACTGCTTAGGATTGTATAAAGATTTATAAAGATTTGACATAAATCTTACCACCTTATACGAAGCATTAAAACCAAATGCTGGAATTTCTTGAGTAAATGTTTGACCGTTTTCATCAAATCCTGTTACTGTCATTTGATCTCCAGTTTCAGAACCTAAGAATTTTTCCATAAATGTTGGAGCATCCTTTTTGGGGAATATTATATATTCTCTGTCATATGATGATAAATCGACCAATCTTCCAGCCTCTTCGAATATAGAATCCAATATAGCTATATGAGCTTTAGCCATATCCTCAGTAATAGCAGTAGCAAATTTCTTGTGAGAATTTCCTTTACTATCTGAGAATGAATGACCATTAGGTATTACAGCTAGCTGAGGAGCAGCATCTGGATTTCTAATTTCTTGTTCTAACATTAAGAAATCATCGAACGTCTTATAATCTGCTCTACCTTTTAACCATTGGTTAAATTTAGCTCTAGAATCTTCTGTAAGAAGTTCTGTCATACCAGATTCTTTCTTGAAATCTTCTACTTTTCTTAGGAAATGAATTAGATTAGCTCTCCAATTCCACATTGTTAACATAATCTTAGCACCAGTAGTAGAACTACCTATTGTAGTAAGATATTTTGAAATATTTCTTCCTGGAATGTTAGCAGGATTTAAATCGAAGAACTGTAAAGGATCCAAACCTTTTGGATTAGCTACTATAAATCTTATAGGTTTCTCCATGTTAGGGTTGATTTTGGACAATTCTTTTTGTCTACCATATAGTCTAGCTATATTATTCTCATCAACTCTTTCTCCGTCTACTATAGCATCTGGATCAGAGCATACAAACACAATCGTTTTTCCTTTTAAACTATCACTTAAATTCAACATTTTGTCTGCATCAGCTCTAGCCATTTCTCCTTTACCAGCGTATATGTACAACGGAGATCTAATAACATTAGGATTATCTTCACTAAATGTAGTTAGTTCCCTGTTAGTACCAGTTTCTACTATTCTAGTAAGTCTAATTCTGTCAATACTATCAGTCGGCACATCCACATAATCAACATAAGTAGGGTTATTTCTAATCAAGTCTACTTTTTCAGTCCACCATTTGTTGTAAGCAGCTTGTCTAGATTTCATAGATGTTTTCTCTGAAGAATTTCCTAAACTATCAATATACTTGCTCCAAGTATCAGGTCTAGCTAATGCTCCTACCGTTATCTCAGTTCCATTTGGTAACTGGTATACCAAAGAGAACATAACTTTCTCCTTAATAGTTGAGGTATCTACATTAAGTTTATCAACTGGATAATCAACTTCGTCATTAAATTGGCTAACCTTTATTTTATACTTACCATTATTTAAGGCATTTAATCCTAAATTAGCTATATTTTGGAAACCATTATTAGCTAACCATGAGATTGCTTTATCATCAAAGTTTCTACCAAATGCTAAATAAGTCTTTACTTTATACAAAGCCTTCTTAGCCTTATTCACTTCTGCCTGATCAAATAATGTACTAACAAATCTAACCTGATTGTAAAGATCGATAGTATTATGTATATTTTCGGCTGCCAATTTTCTAACTATAGCTGAAATTGTTGGAGATTTAACTTTATTATTTTGAGCTGATGTAATCACTATTCCTGTAAGCTCTGTATATTTATCAAGTAAATCTCTAAACGGAGTTATATCATATGATTTAGTAATATCTATATTACCAAAATCTATAAACTCTGGAGTTTTCATATCGAAAGGTTTATCTGGAAGGAATATGTTTAAATCATCCAAATCGGATGTCTTTCTATACATAACCTTTCCATTTATTTTAAATCTTTCAAGACCTGATCTCATATAGAAATTATATGTTCTAACTCCTTGAATACCTGAATTTATATCAAATTCTACTGGCTGACCTCCACTAGCTATTTCTCTTTGTAAATCTTGCACCATACTATTATCTTTTGGAACAACAGTTGGAGTAATAGGTGTAGGTTTACTTTTAGATGGTTTTTGTATAGGAGTTTGTGTAGTAGTTGGAGCAGCAGGCTCAGTACCTTCTGGAACATATTCTCCAACTAAATCCTGTAACATATTAAGTTTAAAGTTTTTGAACTCTTCAATACTAGCTGTTTTATCTGGAGTAACACTAGTTCTCTCTTCTCTAATGAAGTTTTCACTAGGTAGAACACTAGATATACCGTTATCTATAAATAAAGTACCCTCTTTGCTTCTAGAGGCTAGTGTGTAAAAATTAGACATAAAACCATCATAGAAAATCCAATCTGGGTTGGCTGGAGCTTCTACATGAGTATCTACTATGAAATACTTTCTTTCAGAACCTTGAACTTCTTTTGGAGTAAATATATCAATTTTATGCCCTTCATTTTTTAATTCTTGTATAATAGCATACGTAGGACTGTTGACATCATCATATACATATCCTAAAGGTTCAACTTCGTCTACTAGAGAAAGTACATCAGCTTTGGATACGCTATTTACTAAACGTTCACCATTTAAAGGAAAGTCCTCTCCAGTATAGTATTTAAGTTTCAGATCGTCTATAGCTTCTCTAGTTACAGCCATATCTGGAAAACCTTCTCCACTTGCAGCTTCCTCTAATCTAAGTCTAGTTGCATTAATTTTAGTAGAATTATCCTTTTTCTGAATGTTGGTTATTCTCATAGAAATATCCAACTTAGGAGATCTAGTTAGGATAGTATTTCCAGGATTTATGTTATAGTACTTAACATCTCCTTTTAATTCTCCATCAATTCCATTTTGATTTAAATCTCCTAAAAGAACTATAGCTACATTATTTTTCTGTGCCCAATTAGATAATACTTGAGCATAGATACTATTTAAGAAAGTTGCCTCATCTAAGAATACTACATTTGGGACATTAGCAGAACTATAATCTAAATCAGATTTAACTACTGCTATTTTTCTTTCCCTCATATTCTTAGTTTCTGGGAATGTTATAAGATCATAGTATTTGGAGTTAATTTCTCCCAATTTAAGATCATTTTCTAATTCAGAATTTCCTAATATAGTTTCTATAGCTTTGTCTATAGTAAAGTTACTACCCTCATTCCCTAAATTATCTTTTAGGTTATTTAATTGTGATTCTCCAGGAGCTATTTTCCATATTTTCAAACCACTATTCATCATTTTACTGATGTCTCTAACTAATGTAGCTACAGCTGTGGTCTTACCTGCTCCACCTATACCATTAACCAAAGATGTGTTATATAATGGAATTAAGTCAGAAGTGGTATCTAAAGATTTTATGCTCCAAATGCCAAAATTCATAACTTCAGGATCAACTATGGAAGCCAATACCAATTTAGCTGCATAAGATTGACTGTAAAATGGAGCAAAATTATATTCTCCAGAATCCAATAATTGTTTTAAATAGTAATTAAAGTCAGAATTTTTGAATGCTATTGAGCTTAACAATAATTCAAATATGTCATAATCAGTTAGCATATCAGTTTTAGAGTTAAATCTAGTGTTTAACTGCTCTAATAATTGTGCCTCTGAGAATCTAGATTTTAGATTACTAAATATATCCTCAAGTATTTTTCTCTTAGATACTTCAGGATTTTCAGCAACAATTTTCTTAAAATTATCGTACACACTATCTAATAGTAAAGAACTATCTTTTACTGGATCACCTGTTAATGGTAGATCAGAACCTACTAAATGAGTTCCATTATAATTTAAATCTGTTATAATTGGATCATTAGTAAACAGATTAGTAATAATAGAATTGATTTTTTCTTCTGTCTTTTTATGTTCTACTACTTGGTTAGCAGCATTTTGTAAAGCTAATTCTTTTAGATAATTAATTTTATTATATAATAATCCTAAATCTTGACGCATCATTTCTCCTAAATCAGCATCAATCTCTCCAACTTCTGGAAGTTGCTGAGAAGAATATTTAGAATACTGGTTAAGAGTCTTATTGAAACCATCAATTTCAAATCCAGGAACTCCTTTAAATGCTTGAGAAGATGGGAAATTCTGACTAGCTAATATAACTGAATTAGCCATATTAATTACATTAACAGCTTCATCAAGTTCATTTATTCTTTCAGGAGTAATAAAATAATCAGAAATAGAGTCTAAGGTAGCTAATTTATTTTCCTCATCTTTAAGTAAATTAAAGATATTCAGATTTTTATCGTACATACTTACACTCATACCATCTAAAATAGAATAGATAGGGTTAGTTTGTGTACTATATAAATTGCTCTTTAACTGTCCTGCAAGAATTTTATTGAAACTTATTAATTGAAGATCTTTTACTCTTTGGATATTATCTTCATTAATATCTATATTTAGCCCAAGTTCTGAAGCAGTATTTTGAAGCCATTCTCCTAATTCTTCATCAGTTACTTTCAGTAATAGATCATCCTCTCTTTCTGCCCAATAACCTTCCGCATCCTCTTGAAATGCTTCAAACATAGCTGGCTGCAATTGCATAAACAAATCATTTGTAGTATATTCTTGAGCTATTTTAAGCCTATTAATATAATTTTCTATGGTTTGTTTAGTTTCTAAATCCATTGCCCCACCTGTGTTCTTAACATCGTCTAAGAACTTTTGAGTAGCTACTAAAAATTCTCTAGTATCCTCTTTATTAAGACCTTCTGCTAAGATTGGATCAAGATGCCTTCTCTCCATTACCTGATTTATTCCAGGAACTTTGATATAACTTAAGGCAGACTTATTTAAGTCTATGACCTTATCATAAAATTGCTGTCTAACCTTACCATAAGTTCTGTACAGTTCCCCATTATTAGCTATAATAGGTGAGAACTTCTCATTAAAATTTAAGAATAAATCATATGATTCTCTTAAATCCTGATTTTGTTGGCTTTGTTGGTATATTTTATAATCTTCTTCAAGAGCAGCTATTTTGTCTTGAGGTATTTCATTATATGGTTTCTTTTCCTTAAATTCAGCATATTGCTTAAATGTAGCTGTTAAGAATGGGGTATGTAAAGCTGGAGTCATCCCATAAATAGCTTCACCTATATAGTACCTTGATAAATCTCCAGATAGTATTTGATCCCTCTTCTTTCTAAGTTCGTCTATTTCAGTAGTTAATTTTCTAGTTTCTGGAGTATCTGCCCAGTTTTTGGAATCCTTCTCAGAGTCTTTTATACTTCCAAGTACAGATTGAAGTTCTAACTTTTTATTAACTAAGTCAGTAGATATTTTTCCGAAATCATTTAGAAGGTTAGATTTATAGTTATTCTTTTCATCCATTAAAAATGCTAATTTGGATGATCTATTCAACACTTGACCTATTAATTGATCTTCGGTTAAATTCAAATTCTCTTCACCTACTATAGTTTGAATAACTCTTAGTTGATTACGTATAGCATTAGCTACAGCAGCATTCTGTGATTTATCAGCACTGTCAGCACTTAAATAACTAACAGAACCATCTTCTGCAATTACTGGATCTACTCCTAAACTTGTATTACCCATTAAACCCTTTTTCTCAAGGTCGTCTATTTCTTTCAGAAATTCATTAGTCTTATTATTTTGAACTATGTAGACTAAATCTTTTATTGTATTCTTATTGGGTTTTCTGCCATTTAGTGCTATATCTCTCATTGAATAGATACTTCCACCAATAGCACCTCCAGCAAATGCTGTTCCGTATCTAGCAGCTAAATCCTGAAAAGCATCAAGATATACTCCAGATTGATTATAACCCAACATAGATGTTAAGTTAAATGTAGCTTTTGCTAAATCTGATACAAACTCTTCGGAAACCTCTTCTAAACCTTCAGCAAAAGATTTCTGTGCTAACGTTAGTGAGTGATTTTTAAGATTGTTTATAAAACCTTCTCCTGATTTTCTACTCTTATCAAATAATTTATATAGCCAAGTCTTTGATGTAGGATTACTAGGTGCTACTTCTGTAAACACATCCTTTCTCACTTTATCAGCAAGACTCTTACTAGTAAGTCTAATCATTTGAGCATCTGGAGTTAGTTCGTCAAACATCCATTCACCTAAACCTAGCCTATCTACAGCATATATACTAGCTATAGTACCCCATGTAACAGCAGCAGCTTCTTCTTCGGTAGCTCCTTGTGCTAAAGCATTTTCAAAAGAATCTGCTCCGGAAACCATAGCCATATATCCTAAAGATACATTAGCAGCTAATCTTTGATTTCTTTGCAGTAGAGGTTCTAAATCTCTAGCTTTAAGATTTCTAACCGCATTTCTAAGATATTCTTCGGGAACGTCTTGATATTTACCAGAGTCTTTCAGTCTTTTAAGTACATCTTCAGTACGTCCATTGACTAACTTACTTAAACCTTTTTCAGATGTACCTAACATAGAATTGATACCCTTAAATATCAATTGTTGTTCTGCAAGTTGTAAAGCTACATCTGATATAAGGTTACAGAAATTTTCAGTGCTTACTATGTTTTGTTGACTATATTCAGAAACACTTCCTCTAAAAGATCTTCCAATTCCTTGAATAAGATTCATAGTAGGAGTATCTTCTTTTAATCCGAAAGACATCTTATATAATGTTGGAATAGCATCCATTAAAGATGCTCCTAACAATCCAGCAACATAATATGTTCCTACATATGGAATAAATGCAGGAGCAATAGTTAAAACAGCTTTTGCAACTGAACCTGCTACACTCTTATCCAAACCATCAGAATCTAGAAAATCATATTTATTAGCCTTTTCAGTATCCTTTGTAATACTATCAAATATAGATTTTACTTGTCTTCCGTAAGGACTACGGTTAGCAAGAGTTTCCATGTAGTATGTTCCATTTTCATTAAGCTTGAGTTCTCCTTTTTTATGTTGAATTGTTCTTCCAGAAAATGAATCTACATGTTCTCCATCCTCATCCCATTGAGCTAATACTAAAGGTTCTTTAATAGATTTAAACCAATTAATTGGATTACTTAATAAAGTACTATCATCTGGAGTTGCATCTCTATATTCCTGTTTATCCCAATCGTATATTTTTTGAGATTGTGCTAATTCAGAAGCTGTAAAACGTCTATCATCAGTAACACCAACTCTGCTAACTCCAGTCTGTAATCTATCAGGGTTTATAACTTGTTCTATTTCAAAGTCTAGTTTTCTTAACTTTCCTCCAATAGGTCTTAATGGGTCAGATTTTTCATACTGATAATTATCAGTTAGTTTATCTTGAAAATTATCAGTGGCAAAATTATTGTAAGATTTAGCTGCTGAATCGTAATACTTGTTAAAGGCAGCCTCATCAAATGTATCTGTATCTTTGCTTTTAAACTTTTCTTGAATAAAAGGACTTTGTTTATATTCATCTTTTGTAAGTAATGATGTATTATCTGACGTTAATCCTATAGCTTTAAGTTGACTATAATTAAAGTCTGGATTGTTTATAGTGGCTACCAGCCAATCATTTTCCTTTTTCATATTAAATACCTAATATATCACTACCAGTAGGTAAAGCCTTTTCTTGAGTATCTTCGAAAGCAGATTGTTCATAAGGACTTCTTCCTGGAAGTTTTAAATATGATTTATTAGCCATTCCAGCTATTTGTGAACTACCTGTATCTTCTATAAATATAGTTCCGAAATAAATATCATCTCCTGGATTATATATTATTCCAGCCTCTCTATTAGATGTATTTTCCATAAATGTTCTTTGGAAGTTCTTTCTTCTAGTTTTGTCTGGTAATTCGCTCTTAATTGGTTTAACTAGACCAGACATAGCTATCTCATCACTTAATACTCCCTGTTCTTCTGAACCTGCACCATTTAAAATGAAGAAGCTTTTGAATTTACTTTCATCAAGTTCTCCATTAGGTAAAACATAGGTTCCAACTCCGTTAGTTTCAAAAACTTCTTTTATTTCTTCTGGAGTCATATCAGGTTTAGATGAGATTATATTTTTTGCAGTTTCATAACGTTTGATCATATCGAAATCTGGAGTTCCATCTTCCCTAACCGGCATTTCTACTCTAGTAACTCCACCTCCAGTATATAGAATTTTATCCAAATCGGTAGGTTTGATTTTTTGTCCTCCCATATATACTGCATCTTCGGAAGTTAGTGCTCCTAAACCTTTATCAAGTACAGTTCTAAGACTTGTCTCAGCTGGAACTATATTTCCATTTTGATCTGGAATTGCATTAAGATGTAATCCAGTAACTTTCATTTGAAATTCTGATCCTGGATTTAGTTCAAATGGTTTTCTAATAGCCCCCTGACCATTATAAAGTGCCATAAATGGAGTATTATCAATTTTATCCTTGCTGGTTCCAGTTCCTTCTGCTCCTTTAGTTGCAGCAGTATCATAACTGATATCTCTAACTGTTTTAAGAGATTGCTTAGTTCCTGCATAATCACTAATCATATCAGCCATTCCTTGTTTAGGATCTAGTCCCATACTTGCAGCTTTAGCTTGTAAGAATGCTTTGTAGTTAGCTGGAAGTGCTCTATATAAATAGTTAATTGCAGAATTTATTTGATTTGCATTGGTTTCAGTAAGGTTCTTTTCTTTATATATACCTTTCTGTAATGCTTTTAAACCATTCTTTACTTCATCAAGTTCTTCTCTTGATCTAAAAATATTATTTTCAGTTGACATGTTATTAGCTTCATTGATAGCTGTTCTAATAAATTTATCAACTTGATCAGAACCAACTGCATTGCCAATAATGTTGAATGTATTAGTATCAAAAGCAAGAGAAGGATTATTCATTCTCATTTCTGCTATATCAGCATTAGTTAGAGGTGTATAGCTGTCCCTATTTTGATATAATTCATCTGGAGTTATTTGTCTAATTCCTCCATTCTCATTATCGACTGCAACTATTCTTCCTAAATTAGTAATAGCTAGTTCATTAAGTCCTCCTGATTCTTTGGCTGTATCTATAGCTTTGGTAAATAAATCCTTGTTGTTTTGTATTTGGTTAATTCTAGAGATTAAAGTATATTGTTTTCTAGCTAAATCTTGGCTATTAATACTAGAACCAAATGGATTACCTTCTAATGGATTAGCATACATAGAATTTACTGCTGACATAAAAGCATTTACATCATTCGTTAATCCCTTTCCAAGTAAGGCTTTAATCATATCATCTGATAAAATAGCAGGAGCCTCAGCACTTGTAGGAGAAGCTCCAGTAGCATTTCCTCCGGCTACCTGAGCTGCTTGTGGCATCACTGGCACATAATCTAAAAATCCATATGCTTGTTGGGTAGAGCTTCCTACAGCTCCACCCTCCTGCATTTTATATACATTAAGTTTCATTATACTTTTAAACTATTCTTTATTAATTGAGCAGAATAATTAGATATGCCTCTAATAGTTTTATTTCCTTCAGTTATGGATAACTTCAAAAGTTTATTCAATTCTTTTTCATTATCCCTTAAGCTCTTATTATAATCCTTAGCATCTTGCAATGCTTTTTTCTCAGCATAAGTTAAAGCTCCTCCTTTTTTGTATAGAGTAAATCCTAAATTAGAACCATAGGTTCTTCTTCTGTAATCCCTAATTCTATCATATCCTGATGAAGCAACTTTACTTAAATCACTTTGTATTCTATTGCTAAGTTCTCTATATTCTTCAGTCTGTTCATAAGGTAAAGCCTTAGGATTATTTCTATTAGCTGCTTCATATTTAGCTTGGGCATTACGTAGTTCTTGAATATAAGGTTCTTTAGCTGCATTATATTCTATACCTAATTGTTGTTGTAGTTCTTCTAAGCCTAAAGCCTTATCATAAGCCTCTCTCTGAACTAAGCCTTGTTGTTTAGAATACAACCAATTAGATAAATTTTGACCACGTTTAAGATCTTTAGCTCTTTGGAAAGCAGCTTTTGCTTCTTGTCCAGCAACTTCTCTGACTCTATTTGCGTTAGCATTCTGAGTTCTAGCAATTATATTTTTGTTTTGAACTTCTTGTACTAATTGAGAGGTTTTACCGTAAGTTTCAAGATTAGCTAATCTTCCTTTACCTTCTAAGTCGTTAGCTACTCTTTCAGCCTCTAATTGCTGAGCAAAATTTCTAGTTTGATCCGCTGTAGCAGATTGTGCTCCAAATCTTCTCATTCTACCAGCTTGTTGAGAATACATAGCTTCTGCAGGTAAATTATATTGAACTTTAGCATATAATTCTGGAGCATCTGTTGTTAAGATTGCCGGATTATACTTCATTCTGTTATTGAAGAATTGTGTAGCTAAAAATCTAGCATCACCGAGCATATCAGAAGTTATATTGTAACGTTTACCCTTAGGTAGTTCTGAGTCTCCCTCAGCTTGACCTACTGTCTTATTTGTTTCTTGAGCTATAGTTCCAGGAACTCCTGTAATATTAGCAGGTACAGAAGATTTAGTTTGTTGAGTCTGATTATTCAAAGGTCTAATCCTATAACCTCCATGAATAGGATCTTTATAAAATTCTAAACCATTTTTATTTAATATTTTATTATAAGAAGAAGCTGTATTATCATCTACACCCCTACCTAAAGTTCTTTGGATAGTCATATTGCCAAATCTGCCATCCTCTCCTAAATCTGGTCTATCTCCACTATTTCCTACTCCAGTAAATCCTGAAAATATTGGATTATTTAATCCTCTACTATTCCAGACAAACTGCATATTCTTAGTTCTAGGATCTAATTTAAGAGTAGATAATTTCTGAGTTCCCCATTTAGCTAATGATCCCTGACCATAGTTATTTGTATAATTTTGATCATAGAGATCCTCATACTCATTGAACTCATTATAGTTTTCAAGATTCAAACCATTTAAATAAGAAATTGTAGCATCATTTCCAAGTAAATCTCTATTTCTATCATAGGTCGATTTGGCATTAGTGTTTCGAATAGCTTTCCCTTCCGGATTAAAGATAGATCCCTGTTGTGCTTTTAATATTTTTCCACCTTTCTGTTCTACTTGTACAGGAGTGTTTATGTAATCTATGAAACTGTTTTTAGTCCAATTCCATAAATCATTAACTCCCTTACGTGCTCTACCTTTGGTAAGCCAATTAATAAAACGTTCTGAATTATATATGCTAGAAATAGCAGGAGGAGCTACAGTTAAACTGGAATTTATTAGTGTTTTTGGAGTATTTCTAAGAGCAGCTTTCCAAGCAGGAATAGCAGATTCTTCTGACCACTCACTTGTGTCTCCTAACTTGCCTAAGTTTTGGAACATTGCTTGAAATTTATTGATAGGAGGTTGATTATTTCTTTCTTCCTCTTCCCTTTCTCTAGCTTCCATTTTTTCCAAATATTCTGGAGAATCCTCCTCTGCTAAGAGTTCAGATTCAGTCATTTCTCCTAATTCATCTTCAACCTTAGCTTGTTTTCTTTCAATTTCTTGCTGTTTAGCAAGTCTTTGCTCTGGAGTTAGTAAAGAATTGTCGTAATCTTCTTTACTTCTAAAAAGATTGTATAAATCAGCTTCTCCTATATTGTACAAAGCTGTTTGAAGTGCTTTAGAATCTTTAGATGAAATAGCCTCATCTAATTTGTCTAGAGCTGCTAAATATTCATCTTTATTTTTAAAAGGTGTGTCAGAAAAATCATAATCTCCAGATAATGACTCTCTGTATTTTTGAGATGCGGATTGAGCTACATCCCATTTATTAGGATTTGCATACCATAAAGAGCGAACATACTCTGAATCGGTATTACCTTTAAGTGCATCTTTTCTTAATTGCTTTCCAAATCCATAAGAGAATTTTTGTAAATTAGAAGGAGTTTCTTCTTTAGATGGTTCAGCATATTCGTTCATTTTACTAAACAAGCTATTAACATAACCTAAAGCCAATCTTTTTTTATCTCCTTTAATTCTACCAAAAACTCCCCTTTTTACAGGATTTGTATCTGTAATAAGGCTCTCATCATACACATCAAATTTTCCACTAGGATTTCTTTTGATCTTGCCCTCTTTAAATGCTCTCGCATAAAGATCAACATAGTCTTTAACTTCAGAAGCAGCTTTACCAGTAATTCCCTGATTAGCTAGGTAGGAATCTACACTATTATTTAGCATAGCATTTTCTAATTCTGAATATTCATATTTTTTGGGCCCATATTCAATAAGATTCTTAGGTGGAGTATCCTTAGTAGTATTTTCTACCTTGTTACCATTCTGTAGTTTAATTATTGCTTGTGACATTGATACCTAATAAAAAGGGAACATACAGAAATCTATATGCTCCCCTGTTAAACTTTAATTCTAATACTAGATTCTACCGACTAGTTTTCCGCCTTTAGCATATACAGGTTCTCCCTGTGATTGCGGCTCAGCTCCACCAGCCTCTCCAGCCATCTGTTGTACTAATTGTAGGAAACCCTGACAAACTTGTAAAGCCATTTGACCGTCGTTGTTTTGCAACGCTTGAGCAGCCATTTGAGCTAACATCATAATTGGATCTTCTCCACCACCTTGAGCTTGTTCACCTCCTGCTTGAGGTTCGGCAGGTACATTACCAGTATCAGGAGTGGGTGCACCCATTTGTCCGCCATCCTGCATAAACTTAATTCCTGTGTTTATTTTCATAAATTCTATAATTAATTAAATTAATGATTTTCATCTTTCAAATATGCAAATTTACTATTAAGATTGCAGATTTAAAAATGTTTTTATAATTTTAAAGGGATATAATCTGAAGAATATCTTAAATAGTTTTACTTCTTAGATTCTGGACTATCTACATATTCTGGCTTATTGGAATCTTGTATATCTAAAAATTTAAATACTTTTTTACCAAGAGCTTTGTAATATTTATCTTCCTTATGAGCATCGGCTCTTTTAGCCATTTTTATCATTGTGACTGTATTCTTTCTGCTAAACAATCTTTCACCACCTACTAATTCCATTTGTGTAGAACCATCAGGAGCTATAACTTCCATTACTGTATCTTCATCATTTAAATCCAGTTCATCACCTTCCTCAATTCCTGAGTTCTGATTAACTTCTAAAACATATTTTACATTATGTTCCCGAACTAAATCCTCATTAAAAGGTTCCCCTTGGTAAATGGAAAGAACTTCTCCATCTTCGTCTATAAATATAATATCAAGTGGAATTTTTGTATCTTTCATTCAAAAATGTACTGTCTGAGGTTTGTCATATATGAAAAGCATTCCCTCATTACTGTCTAAATGATCAGTATCTTGTAATCCTCTTCTTTTATCCTCTTCGTCAGAAACTACAGTTACATTATATTCCTTATCACCTATTTCTATTTTCATTACTCAACTTGATTTAATAATCCAGTATTATCTTTAGTATTGTAAAGAATTTCTTGGACTAATAATTTTCCAGCTTCAATAGCTGCCTCTGGTGTTCCCAAATCTCTCAGTTCTTCTAATTTGTCAGTTACTTCTTTTGTAAAAATGATTTCATTCTTCTCAATTTCTGCAACTTGTTCTATACTACTTTCATCTTTACAAACAACTGGAATACCTTTTTTAGTAACCTTACCATCTAAAGAAGAGTCCTCAATATTATGTTTATGAGCATGTAGTGCTCCATCTGGAATAACATTCATTTTACCTCCATTTTCAAATTTTTCTGGAGTTTCTTCTTTTAAATGGTTTAAAACTTTATGTGCAAAAGATAAGTCATAATCAACTTTGGTTCCAGATTTTCCAAACCGTATACCATTTGTTTGTTGCCAGCCACCCATCTTTTCCAAATTATATTTATTAGCCATATTCTGGATTGATCCTGCAGCAGCCTCTTGGTTGAGTTTAGAAGTCTGTAAAATATCTTCCGACTTATATCTTTGTTGTTCCCTTTCTGCTACCTTCTTAGCATATCTCTTACCTGCTCCAATTCCGAATAATCCAAATTTCTTAGAATCTAATTTATCAAGTCCTCCATAAGATGACGAAGTATCTGTTAATTCTTTAGCTGTATTCCCTTTTACTTTTGGTCCTACAGATGTAACTAAAGCGGACAACCCTTTAAGACCAACTCCTATAGCAGTCCCTACACCAGGAATCATACTAGCAACATCTCCAAGCCCATTTAATACTTGACCTCCTATTTGACTTCCTTTATCTTCAGCTTGTGGAGTTAATGATGTTACTAACCCAGTAGCTAAATTTGCAGCTCCACTTATAACTCCAGAATTATTTTTAACAAAACCAGTAAGACCACTCAATTTATTCAATCCAGCTGTACTAGCAGTTTTTCCAAAAGAATTGACTGTCTCCGATACTTGTTCTGGAGTTGGAAGTCCTGCTACAGGATTTTTTAAATATGAAGCTTTCTTATTGATATTATTCATTATTCCGTTAGAGTAATTCTTTCACTGGGAAGCGTAATCATACTGAGCTGGAATAGTAGGAGCAAGAGCAGAAGGTTCTCCAGTTAGAACTGAAGAAGATAGAGAGGGTATGAAACCCCCTCCACTTTGTAATTTCTTTGTTTTATGCATAACTTATAGAGTATATAGTTCTTAAAGCTGAAATAATAGCTTTATCTTCTCCACTATATCTTACTTTTATTCTTATATATTTATCTCTAATTCTAGTTTCTTTTCTTCCTGTTCATCCATAATCTAAAGGAGATATGTCTGTTATATCATATTTATCAGGCAAATCAGATTCCTCTATTTTATCTTTTGTTATATCATCAGGAATATTATTTAAAATAATTGGAGGAACTTCTCATTTAGTTTCGTTCTTCTGCATATAATTTATAGGTCGTATTTCTACATCCCATACATCTTCCTTATATTGCATATTTCCTCTTATTCTACCTACTTCAGTTAAATCAGCACCTTTACAATGAGTAACTATATTGTATTCCTCTAAATTTGAATCATATACTATTTCTGACCCAGTCAAATTTTGATAGTCCTTATTGAATGCTGATTGCTTCTGCTGATATTTATCATATATGTAATCGAATGTATCTATTCTTTCATAATACCAAGGAAATACAGTAGATATTAAATTTTGTTCAATTGGAGTTTCCTTATATTCTCTATTAAATATAATATCTGAACCTAGATTTTGATACAATTCTTTAGTAGCTTCTTGTCTATAATACATATTCTTTTTATCATCAGAGAACTTGTAAACTTCTCCAGTGATCTCATAGTGGAATGATTCAGGTTTAGCTTTATTAGAGATTATATTTAAATTCTCAAATATTTTATGCACACCTGGATTATCATTTACAACAAATTCAAACTCAAAAGGATGTTGCTTACCATACCAAAAACATGGTTTAAGTTTTTCTTGAATATCTATTATTCCAGATTTTCCATGTTTCCAAAAATCAGTAGTTAGATTTATTAATCGTCCAGAAGAATCTGTAGCGTTAAAATAGGCAAAATCTACAACAGCTATTGTATCGCTAAATTGACCTTTATTTACTGTTATATAATCTTTCCAACCATCTAGATACTGAGCTAAATTCTTATCCTTAGATATTTCCTCTGAATTTAATTGACAAGTTATATCTAGATAAATAACTCTATCTGTTGGATATCCAGTTTTAGCTATTAATTGATTATTAACTATGTCAAAATATTCTGAATAAATATTCTTTTCTAGAGTAAATATAAATAAGTTAGAAGCATTTATTACTGTAGAACTTTCTAAAATATTATCTTTTAGAACTCTATTGACTAAATTAAGATTTCCAACAACTCCTGCAGACTTGATTAATACATTATCTAAGACAATTCCATCATTAGAAATTTCACTATCAATACTACTTATTGAGTATTGTTGTCCTGTCATTCCTAGTTTAGCAATAGCTTTAGATGTGTCTCTATCAAATGTAAAACATATATTATCAATATTAGCTGAATATGAAGGAACCCAAGAATATTGAGTAATTCATTTTCCTAGAACTTCGTTAAAACAAATGTTTCAAACATTTTCTTCTATTCCATATAAATTATCATAGAATGTAAACATTATATCTTGTTTATAGGCATTGTAATGGGTTTTAACATTACGTATTCCTATAATAGGAGTTTTTTCTCTTTCTTTTAAAGTTATATTATCATTCAAATACCTTTGTATTTTGAAGTCTGATATAATTTCAAAAGTTTCTCCATTTGTCCTCCAAATCTTCTTAGCTACTGTATCAACTCCATATATAAAATGAGGAGTTAGTAATACACTCTCAGACCACATACTACCGTAATTAGTAGATAGCATCCTAGGATTTAAAGGAAGAACATTAGCAGTGTTAATAAATGCTGGACCTCCAGCTCCTTCCCCAGATACTACTCTTTCATTTACAGGAATTGTAGCAACCCCATGCTCAAATACACATATAATATTTCCATTAAAAGATTGTAAGCTAACTATTGAACCATGTTCTCTACTGTAATCCTGGAAATTAGTTGATTTGAATACTCTATAACCATTCTTAAAAGCGTCATTAACAAAAATATCAGAATATAATATTCTATTGTCAAATTCATTTTTAAGATATGGAACATTGGGCATTAAATAATTATATCTGTATGATAGAGTGTTGGCTTGACCAGAATTATATAAACTGGATTCCGGTATTTTAGATTCTCCAGACCAACTTATTTCATATAGAGGATGGAATGCTCTAGGTCTACTAGTAATGCCCATTTCATTGTAATAATTATTATCAATATCCCTTAAACTTAAATTAATATTAGCTAAGCATTTGAAAGTAATTCAGTGTCCTATTTTTACAGCATTGACATCTCCTCTATTGATATTTTCATTGTTTTCCTTGTTATCTATCTCATAATTATCCTTCCATGTAGTTTCACTTACTATTATATCATTAGTTGGAGCTTCTGGATCTTGGAAGTTTCTATGAACTCTATGAGTGAAATTACCTATATAGCAATCACCTCTGTAACATATTGTATTAAACCCATAATCATGTTCTGCTAAGTCGATTCTGTCGCTTATTGCTGAGAATGGGGATTCATCGGCATATCTTATTTCAAAATACTTATCCATCCTAGATTCATTGTATTCAGAAATTCTAATGTTGATTAGATCGTTATATGTGCCATAATCTTCTAATCCTATATATGTTCCAAAATTACCCCTAATTAAGTTTGTAGCATTAGTGTCTAATGAAGTTTTATTAGCATAAGAAACTCTTCAGGCTTCCTCTGCATCTCCAGCTCTTGCGGCAAACTTTTGAGTTCCACTAGTAGTCATTTTGGTTCCATCCTCTACAAGAGTTATTTTAATACCTTCTATAGCTTTTATAGTTTCAGTATTAGACTTGTACCCATTTAAAGTGAAATACCTATTATCAAAAGCTGTGGACTCCAAAACTCCATTTGGTTGGTTAGGTGCTTTGGTTATAGTAAATTCTGAACCTGTGAATAATTGATTAAAAAATGGAAGTTTTAATTCAGCTTCTGGGCATATTGCTGCTTCTTGTTTAAAATTAGTTGTATAAACTAATCTTTTATCAAAGTCCTGACTTAAAAGTCTATTTTTATCTATAAAAGATTCTAAAAATACGTTTCCTCTATCTGCAATACATGGAAGATAAGAACTTTGATCTAGATATATAGTTAATGCTTGTGCTAAGATTGTAGGTATTCTTTTTTGTCTTACTATGAAAAATCCTCTACAATACTTTTTAAGCTCTGTAACCACATCTGTTGAAATATCATATTCTATTCCTATAGGAGTGACTCCTCCAGTTTTTATAGGATTTAGTAATTCAGATATTCGTATTACACCCTTAGTATTCTCCAAAGAATCTGCATTCATTAAATAGTTACTTTCATCTATTTCTATATAATTTCTGCTTCCATTTACATATACTGGAACATCAGTAAAGTTATTGGATGTGGACAGGTTATTTATACCTCTTGTGTCAAATGCAGGAGATAGAGAGTAATCTTTCATTATGAATACTACAGATGTTCTATAAATTTCTCCAGGTCAGTAACCTAACCTGTAATAAAGATTTCATGGATTATAATATTCAAAACCTCCAGATGAGTCTTTATAATTTTCATCCACATACCCGATAGAACTATCCATGATAATTTTAGGAAGAAATCTCAATGCTAAATCCTTTAGTTCTTTATATGGTATTTCTGGTCTAGATATATTACCTAAAAATAGTCTATTCTGACATTGAGCTTGAGCTTTAGATGTGCTAGCTAAAAAATACTGACTATTTATTTCTTCCAAAGAAATTTGAGTAGTGTTGTCATACCCAGACAATGTTATATCGCAACTAGAAGATTTAATAACAAAATCTCTTTCTATTTTATGCGCTGTAGTACCCATTATTCCATCTGGTCCAGATGTAGTCCTAGTATAATACACTTTCACATAGTCATAAGCAGAGTCTATATTGTCTAATCTAAGTTTAATAATTTTGTTACTATTCTCATCCATTAATCCTCCCCTTATAGAAGTTGGAGAATTAACTGTTCCTATGTAACAAGTAACGGTCCCAGATTCTGCTATAAAATCAGTTTCATTCCCGTCTACATCTGATAACTTAAAGTAGTAATTATAATTTCCTACTTTATTAGCACCTCCAGGTTCTAAACCTATGAAAGAAACCGATGGAATTTTAGTAATCCTTTTGAAAAGTGATGTATCCAGATCAAATTTAATTGAATCTGCTCTATATATATTTGTATTATTATTTTTGTATCTTTCTACTATTTTATAAGTATTATTTTCTAGACATGTAAATCTAGAATTGATCATTCTAGGAGGATTAATATCATCATTCAATATTAAGTTTACAGAACCATCGTAAGATGGCTGACATTCAATTTGAACTGGATGATGTAAACTAAATTGAAGCAGATCAGTATCAAAGTCTACTAACTCACCTCTCTGTTTACCAGACTCTTCAGTAGTTAGTCTTAGATTATGAAATGCATTATATTCATAAACGATATTACCCTCCTGATTGAACTTATAAAATTTTATTTGAAAATTCTGATTAAAGGGGATTGAGCTAGTAGATATAGCTGATCCTTGGATAGTAACTCTCATTATATACTAAACATATTACATCCTGGGTAAATAATATTTTTTGTATCTATATTCAGAAGTGTTTCATTGTTTCCTTCTATTAACTCTAATCTTTTCCCTAATTCACTAGGTTTAATGTATAATATAGCGTCAGATTTGTAATTAGGTGGACGCTTAACTACTAGAAAGTCAGAAGTAGTATTTGAAGTTAGTCCGTTTCCATAATCTACTTTTCCGTCATACTTTACATACTTTCCGTTTTTCAGAGTGTATACTGAGTTCATTTGCAACTCTAGACCATTTCCATCTACCGTTGTAGTACCTCCAGGTAAATAAACTTTATTTTCATCCCATTTTATATTACCTAAAGCCATATTAGCTATTTTCATGTACCATTCAGTTAAGTTTATGTTTTTACCTACTGAATATTTCAATACGATATCGTATGTAGATGACTCTTTTAAATTGGTTGTAACTGTACAGTTCTTTTCTATATCTTCCTTAAAATCTGCTTCTTTATATGGTAACTTAGAAGTAATATAGCTAGACAGTTCTTCAGGATTAATGAAAATTTCATTATTGCTAGCATCCATAAATGAGAATAATTTCTTAGAATTTACATCTACTGTATAAGTTCCATTTAAAGTAAAATCATCATTGAATTGTCCGTGATATATGATAGAATCTATATCAGGAATAGAAATAGTAGTAGTATTAGATCTCCACTGGGGAATATATATTCTGCTTAAAAAGTTATATAGAACGTCTAATATAGTTAAAGACTTTCCTGATAACGTTCTTGGGTATTCATATGTACAATTTTCTTTATTCAATTTTCCTCCATTAGGGACTGGATCATATGAATTTTTATCTCCGCCATTATTATTCCAAGCTATAACTCCACCCATGTTTATAAATACATAAGAATATTCTGATATTTTCCAAGCTACTGCAATATAATCATCTATATATCCCCAACTTTTGTGATCTCCATTTTTCGGACCTTCATGAATCACACCCTCATATGCGGTATTATAAGTACGATATATCTCCCTACCTAATTTACCATTTTGCTCTTTGCTATCCGGAATCATAAACATAATAGGGTGTTTTAATCCAGAGCTGTTGTTAGTATTAACAAGATTGCTATCGAATATAGAATCTAAATTACCTTTACCCAGTTTAGTCATATTTTTATCTGCATTTGGAGTAACAGGTAAGCTGCCATTGCCTAATAAATTACCTACATACATATTAGCATCAGAAGTAATCATTGGAATACTTCCACAAGTTTGTAGGTGATCAGTATTACTGGTTGCTAAAGTATTAGGATTTCCTATAAATGAGCATCCCACATATTCATTTAATCCTTGTAAAGATGATACAGCAGGCACTAGTGTATAGCATTCAGCGGAACGTTCAACAGAAGTTTCTCCAGATATATACAATCCTCTTCTCACCTCGCCACCTAAAGTGAATCCATATTTGTTATCTGACATTTTAGAAAATTTTACCGATTCTAAATCAGCAACTCCCCTATCGTTATCGTTTATACCTTCTGGATCATATTTATTACTTAATTGTTCTTCAAGAGTTGAAGAGGCTGACTGTGATGTACCTAAATAAGATGGAGTATCAACTACCTCATATGAGTCAAATTTAGATGGAAGAGTAGTTACAAGACCATACCCAGAAGTATCTGAAGTATCATCTGAAGTTTTAACTATCGACTTAAACTTACCAAAATATTTTGATTCATCTACATTAGTGTTTATCTCTAGCTCACCATTTACACTGTATATACTAGAAACTCCTATAAATGGACTATCTAGTGATACAGAACTTATAGAATCTATTTGAGGAGTCAACGAAATTTCATCAATTCCAAAATTTGGAGTAAGGGTTATAGGAACAGAAACAGATAGATCTTTAAAGTCTGCAGTTTCATACTTAATAAAGTCTTCGTTAAATATTCCTGTAGTATATACTATTCTATAATATTCTTTAGATGGTATAGGATTTCCAGATTGATTTATAAATGTAACTGTTATAGCTACGAAATACATATTATTTTTACGTAAACCATAAATTGTTTTACTATTTATATATGGAATCTTTTCTGAAAAATTACCATTGTAACTGTCCTTAGAGCCACATTGATAATATCCAACTTTTTCTTTACCTATTCCCTCAAATTCAACAGCTCTTAAATTGTTATTAAAGTCATAAAAGGTAAATCTAACGCTTTCTACCTTAACAAACTTTATAGCATCATAATCCAGTCCCCAATTTAATTTAAGATAATCATTGTCTGAATAATATCTTCATTCAGTTAATTTAGAATATCCAGTACCCAATATACTGAAATCTATTTTACCAGATACTGCAAAACTAGATAATTCACCGTATTTGCATATAGGTGTAATAGTATAGTCTAATATGTCAGACTTTCTAAGATCTTCTAAACCTATCTTTAGTCCAGATGTAGAATATATAGGATTATTAGCAAGATTACAAAGCAGTTTAAATTGTTCTACTGTAATTTTAGAAGAAGTAGAATAATTTCCATTAAATACTAAAGCAAACTCTGGATTACTATTCTCTATAGATGAAGCATCACTTCCAACGTTTAATAAACTAATATCTCTAGTTATATTAAAAGTGTCTATAGTTAACAACTCTATGATTATAGATAAATATCCAGAAGTTTTACTAGTAAATACTTGCCAATTAGTATTAGTTTCTATATTGGAAGTATCTATTATATAAGGACTTTCTAAATCATCCTCTATATATGTTATATTATTTTCCTTGTCAACTACTCCAACGTGGATTTTTAAAATACCTTCATAAGATCCTGAAAAGTATTTAGATATTCCTGAAGATGCTATTATGAACTTATCACCTGGATTTAGTCTGTATAAATCTTTTTTATTTTCATCTATAATATCAAGTCTAATGTAAGCATTATCTGTATTGATATTAGTATTTACTGAAAAACTTCTGCCAAGCTCTTCAGTACTTATTTGTCTTTCAGGAGAAGGAAAACTTCCTAATTGACTTTTAGCTGTTAGAGGGTTATATGCAGCTACATATATTATTCCTCCATATTCCTTTACACCTACTGGAATGTATCCAGATGGAAGTCTGGCAGTTTCTACTCTACCATTTCCTACATCATTCTGTAGTATATATTCATTTCCATCGTATGTAATTAATGTTGCATTTAATGCATCAGTAAGTACATTCTTGGGAGTATTCAATGGATGTAAATCTTTAACCAATCCTTCTGTAAAGGTATTTACTGTTTCTTGTCTCATATTTCATTACCTATTAATTGTTTTAAAACCATCAGATTCTAACTCACACATAAACTCTGCTTTATCAGTTGTAAAATCTTGCTTTAAATATTTTAAACCTAAATCAACTGTACTAAATATTTTAAAAAAATATTTCTTATTATGTTCAGCTACTTTACATTCTTTGAATATTTTATAAAACATAACTGAACCCTTAAAATTAAATTTTTTTCTCTTTCTCCCTTTTGAATTTATTTGGGAAAGGTAGTGTTGATATTGATCTTCTGTTAAAGCAAAGTAATAATAACCATCCCAAGCAACTTTGCTTCTATGATATAGTACTCGTATCTTAACAATCATTTTCTTTATATAATATCTAAAATGTTTCAAAGAATCAAACGTAAGATTCCCTATATAAAATAGATATTTATTTTTTGAATCATCTTTAAGCAAAGTATCACCTCCATAAGCATTGTGCAAATATACTGATTTCCAGCCGAAATTAAGTATTCTCTCTATGTCTTTCCTGGGAACTTCTGGGAATTTTTCAGCCACCTGATCGTAATAATCTTTGATAGTTTTAATTTTCATATGTATATTCCCAAATTACTGGTATTCCATTTATTTTTCCTCCAGTCTTTCTCTTTCCTTTACAACATTGGCAAATACTGGACCTATTTATGTTAAGAGATTTAGACGCTTCATCAAAAGAATTATATATTCCTATTACCTCCATTGTTTTAGAATTAATAGCTTTTAATTTAAATCCAGACGGTTCTCTTGATTTTAAATATTCTATATCCATATCTGATAAACTCTCTCCAGAATACCTAAAAGTATATATTTTGTTATCTATTGTAGTACACTTTCTTGATTTATTACAGCAGTCAGTTATTTGCCTATTTGAAATACCTAACAATTTAGAGCCTTCAGTAACAGACTCAAATCCATTTACTAATCTTCCATTATGATCAAACATGTACACAAAGCGAAGAGGCTCTAAAGTTTCAATATACTCTAGTTCAGATTTAGTCAGATTATAATCTGAATATCTAATTATATATTTAATGCCATTATCATAGTGAAACAAAGATCTTTTTAGAACTATGTCTCTGACTTTTGACTCCTTAATATTTAGGTATTGAGCAGCTTCACTACAATTATTTAATCGTTTAACTACATCCCCTTCGATATTATAAATGGTTACTTTCTTGCATTTTTTATTGCACTGTTCTCCTCCGGTTGTAGAATTATATCCATTATAAAATGAATCATATAGTTTTATATACTTTATTTCTAGGGAATTTAAGCATTCAGATAGAGCTTCTAAAGTAGAGGCTGTTATAGTTTCTAATATACTCCATTCAAAATTGGATATCCCATGTTTTCGTATAGCTCTGTGAAAATGATAATTATACTGTGGAACATTCTCATTGAATGACTCGTTTATATGGCTTCTTTTTCTAATTAAAAAATCTTGTCGCGTTTGTCCTATATAACTTTTCCTATTAATAACACAATAGGCTCTATAAATAATACCTGTGTATTCCATAATTCATTATCATATTTATTTGCCCAAAATTACTAAATTATATCAGAAATTCAAAATCCTTTCTACATCTTTTTTAGGAACTTCTGGAAATGCTTCTGCAACCTCATCATAGTAGTCTCTAATAGTTTTAATATTCATTAGTAATATTGCATACCTTTGTTAGTATTTTCAGTTATAATATCTCTCATTCATTTACTTAAATAGACTGGTTTATGAATATCTCTTTCATTTGCTATATATGTAAAATCCATCTGATATCCAGAAAAATTAGATGCTAAATAATCTACATCCATTCATTTTCCATTTCTTCTAGCCTGTTTAAATTTTTCGCCGTGAGTTCTTTTAATATAAAGTTCACAAGGCTTATTAGTTGGAAGTTTAAAAGTAACATTATTATTTATTATATCCAATAATATTATTTTTACAGCATATAGAAATATCCTTATAGCAACTATCCTTCTATCAAATGTATTAAACAACTTTTTGCAATCATCCCTACTGATGATTAATTTATCAATAGGGAAGTTTGCAAACATGTCTTTACTGTTAAAGGCATAGCCAGTAGCGTAATTCATTATCGTATAGGTTTATAAGATTTATTAAATCTCTTTCTATCCCAACTAGAACATACATCAAGTATTTCATTCATTTCATTCTGGTTGATATAGTCAGGAACTCTAGCTGCACTACATTGTTTAAGCCACTCTTGTTGTATTACCTGAGATTGCTCAATTATTTGAGAATTTCTAGTAACTAAACCCTCTTTTCTAATTTTAATCCATGCACAATATGTAGCAATAGCTAATGCTTCTTTGTCAGTTATATATGGTAACGATTCTTCATCCAATACCACTCCGTGATATAAGATATTTATAGTACCATAGTTTTTGTCAAAATATAAAGTATTCCCAACTCTTTCATATTTAACATATCTACCAGACATGTACAAAGGATTCTTTGTTATCTTTCTGGCTTCTATATAGTTTTCTGTAAATTGGGAAAAATAATCACCATTTACAGTTGTATTAGTTGCATAATTCCAATCTTCCCAACCATAGGTAACTGCCTCCAGTTCTTCACAATTACATGGTAATTCTAATGAATAGTTAGTAACCCTAGAACCACAGGCTTGTTTACAACCCCCTTCAGTATTACAATCTAATCTAGTATTGTATCTATATAATTTAGTTATTTTATTCCCTATAAGTCTCCAAGCCATTAAGCCTATTTCTTCAAAATCCTCTGGAGATATTTCAACTCCGTAAATTTGATCAATTAAGGGATATGCTGAATAAAACTGTTCCATTATCTAGGTATTTGATCGTTATTAACTGGTTGAGCAGCGAACTGTCTATAATATCTTAACTTCTTTTCTGTTAATCTTTTTTTGATTTCATTATTTAAGAATGAGGGATTATCTATATCTTCTGGACCACAACAACTAAACTCTGCAACTTGTCTAGGATCTTTAAAGATAGCTACAACAGTTACTGTTTTTAGAAGTGGAGCATTGAATACAAAACAATCGTACATATTATTTTTATTAGGAGTCATATCTATATAAACATAAGGTCTATCCTTTCCACGTTTTCTGTATTTGTGTGCTCTTCAAGAATTTATATTTGAATACCATATAAAAGGAAGTTGCCTATCTGTTGCTCCTATATATTCTATAGCATTGAGTCCAAAATCTCCAAGTAGTTGTGGTATTTCAAAATGTGCTACTAATTCATCATTTTCTGATGCCACACAGCACCTATCAATTGATTCACAATCTATTGGAATGCAATTTATAGAAAGCATTAAATCTCTTCTGGGAACTACTCCTCGTAGAGCATACTCCTTTATAATCTGAAGTCTTTCATCAATAATGTCATCCTCTAGCTGATCTAACGATAATGCAGGTACAGCTGAGTAACCTCGTAGTCCAGACATTACATCATTATATATTGCCGAAGCTAGTTTAGAGTATATCATATTATAACAAAAAAGGCGAAAGGCAAAAGTGCCCATCGCCTTTATTTTAATTGTTTATTTTTACTATGCAGTAACTTGTACAGTTCCTTGAGCTTCTACGCTTTGGTAAGTAACTTTTACAGTGACAGTAGTTACAGTTGCAGAATCACCAGCTTTAATAGTGTTACCAGTTAGTGTGATTCCAGTTGGAGAACCAACTAATGTCCACGTTCCACCAGTAGTTTTTTCTACACCATCTACTGTATAAATTAAAGCAGTACCAGAAGTATTAGCTTTAGAAACAGTTTGTCCAGGTTTAACAGCTACAGTTGGTCCAGCAACATCTCCACTATCTGTTACAGTAGTGATAGTTAAGCCTGCACCTGTAAGAGCAGCTTCAAATTCAGCAGCCAATGTTTGATTTACAAAGAATACATTATGAGTGATAGATTTTGTCAAATCACCAACAACATCAGAACCCATTGATCCTCTTTCAGCACAATATTCAATAGTATATTGGTTGTAAAGAGCTCCGATTACTGGAAGTTCATCCAGAGTTGGAGAAGTAAATCTTACTTGTTCCAAAGTCGGAAGTCTTAAGTTCTTTGTAATATTCATATAAGTACCAAAACCTTCTTTACCATTTGCAATAGTTGCACTTGATACTTTTGTGTACTTATTCTGATCGTCAGGATATACAGAAACAGCTGCGGAAGTTAGTTTCTGAAGTTCAGCTTTTAAGAATACTTCGTATTCGTCACATCCAGAGATTACAACATTGTTGCCAGATTTGCTTACTTTGATATACGGATACAGATTTTGCTGATAAAATTTAACAGCTTTAACCATTTTATCTGCTATATCAGAAGCTGAATCTCCAGTTTCTACTTTAAATTCAATGTGAATAGGTTTACTTTTGTAAACTGTTGCAGCAGTAGCAAACGTAGAAGTTTGATTACCTGACAATTTCATAAATAACTCTATTCTGTAGAAGTCCTCAGCACCAGCTTCAGTAGGAGCTGTAGGAGGTGTAAATGTTGCAGTACTTAGTACTCCATTATAACCTTCTCTTTTATAAACGCTTCTTACATTATCTTTGTTAAATTTACCTACTCTAAGTACTCTGAATACATCATCAGCACCTGTGAATAAAGTTTTTCCACTTAGGGCGTCTACATTAGAGTTAATTAATGTTGTGTTTGTCCAATTAAACATAAATTAAATTTTATTTTTTAGTTGACTGTTGCTGAACTGGCGGTGCAATAGTCTGATTAATAACTGTATTTGTTTGTAATCTAGGATCTCCTGAATTTTCAAGGATCAATGGTGCCAATTCATTTATAATCTCATAACACATATAATCAGGCCATTCTAGTATCTGAGAAGTATCTTCAACAGAATCCAATTGGTCTTGTGTAAGTTCTAACTGTTGTGGAGTTTTGAGGTAATCAACTGAAATATTTCTCAACTCATATCCCTCATCTTTTCCACACCTTATTTCCATTCTAACAGAAGAAGCATTCCCATATCTAACTTTTCCAACTCTATTTACAGCACTTGCTTTTAAGCCTGCTATATCTATAGTCTTTGGCAATCCACCAATAGGTGTAGAACCATCTAAAGATGAAATATCAGTTCCGAATCCGGAAGTTTCATCATAAGGATTAGTTGGATTTGAGGTGTTCTCATTTAAATGGTTTAACACAAAATAAGGTCTTTTATATGAAGGGCAAGTATAGGCATTCTCTAAGGCTCTTGGTCAGCTGTCAGTAGTTATTCTAGCCGCAGCTGATGTAAAATGTGAACCCTGAGGTTTACAGCCTATAGCCTTTGTAGAAACAAAATCACAGGTGCATCCGAGCATATGATAATAGTCGCTTGGTAACGTTACTTCATAGACTTGTCCGAATGTAGTACCCATGCCTTCATATTTTTGTGTTGCTAAAACAGCAGGTAAAATAACTGTAGCTTTGAGTACTCTAAGATTATCGGTAAGCTGTTGATTTATTTCATAATAATTATAGCTCTTGTTACAGCTGTGATATACAGCTTTATTAACCAGATAATTAAAATCCTCTAATAAAAGACTGGAAGCCTCTACTTTATTTATTTCTACTAATATATTAGTAAATAGCTGCTTTAGTGTCATATTATTTAGTCTTTCTTTTCAAGTTTAGCTTTTGCTACTTCGTTAACTAGTTCCATGTCTGGATAAGTTTCAGCCATGATAGCTTTTCTTAGCTTAGCATTTCTTGGATCTCTAAACCAAGCAATTACAGTATCAACTGTTCCACCTAGTACAATTCCTTCACCATATACGTAAGTGTTGTTTTTACTGTAGATTACATTTTTATCTTTCGCATCAACAAACAGAACTCTAAGTTCCAAATCTTGACCAGTGTATAAATTAATAATTCTGTCGGGATCTTTGCTAGCAATATCCAGTAAGAAATCTTTCACATCTGCATCTGGTGCATTAGTTAAATTCTTTCCAAGCAGTCTAGCCATTTTCAATCTACCGTCTGCCCCACCTTCATCACAGAAAATGTAAGTTTCAGCATCATGAATTTTTTGTCTACGAGAAACTTTCTTGCTTGTTTCAAAACCTGGACGTTCTACAAATAGTTCGGTTGCACTGTATTTAGTTCCGTATTCTCTACTAAGAACCAATCTTCCTGAACCATCTCTCTGATCTTTTGACTTAGCTATAATAGGTGCATGTTCGATAGCTTCCCATTGTGCTTTCTGTATGGGATCGGATAGATCAAAAGTCTTACCACTTTCAAAAGTAATAGGCTGATTTACACCTATGAAAAATTTTCCACTATTTCTTTCGTCGTCTGTTAAAATCAGATCTCCTTTAGAGTCTACATATTTCACACAATCTGGATAACGTCCAGTTGCAGGATTTTTGCAAGGTTCAATTGTATATTTCTGTCCAACCTTACCATATACGCTCTTCAAAATTATTTTATTATCAATATAATCCATTATTCATTATCAATTTAAAATATAAAAAGTGTTGTGGAGGGTCTGTGCCCTCCACTTATCTAATTTCAAATATTACAATTATGCTTCTAACAGCATGTAAGATCTATAAGGATTGAATACACCTACACCAGAGTAACCCCAGTTGATAAGTTTACTAGCTGCAACAGCAGAAGAAACAATACCAGAGCTTAGACCATCAAGACCACCAACACCTGGGAATCTATTAGAGATGAAGTCACCACCCTTAAGTGTAAACATTTGCATAGCTGGCTGACCTTTAGCAGCATCAGCTGTTAAGTCCATAAATACACCAAATGCTTTTTGGTCATATTCTAATGACAGAGCACGGTCTACTTGGAATGTGATTTGATTCACAACTTTAAATATTTCTATTTAAAACAGACTATATCTTCATCTTTATATTTAAATATATATCCCTTATGGGTTTTATTAATTCCTTTAAGAACCTTATTTATTTGAGAAGTAGATAATTCTGGATGTGCTTTGACACATTCTTTAACTGAATTAAATTCTTCTATAAAATTCATTTGAGAATCAAACATAACAATTGGTAATAAAGTATTTTGAGTTTTAATATTGATCAGTGAAGGTATATCAGAGTTGTCGCCATTATACTTTCTCCATTGATAGCCTCCGGCACTATAGTTTTTTCGTATTGCTTGCTCTATAGTATTTAGTTGCAATTTTTCCTGAGCTTCTGTAATACTATTATAATACATTAAAAATTTACCATTCAAAGTATATTGTGCAACTTTACTAGATTTGTAATTGAACACTTTTGTGTAACTTCAGTAATAATTGAAGCTGCTTTTAGATATACCTAAACAATTATTTCTAATAGCTTTAATTGTAGTATCAATATCTTTATCTGAAATAAATGATGCAGCTTCTCTAACATTAATAAATGTTCTAAGATATTCACCATTTAAAGAGAAAAGATATACTCGCTTATTGTTATCAATATTATTTCCTCCAGATCCTCCTAATGCGATATTGTACGAGTTTTTACTTCTAAGTAAAGTTTCATTAACTAATACTTTTTCTAATTCGTATGCAGGTTCGGGAGTTTCAAAAATCTTTATTGTAGTACGCCTAAAATTACTATATCCATATTTTTTAACTGCTTTATGTAGTGGAAAATTTTTAGTGGCATTACTTTGCCTATAGATTCCGCATCCAATATAACCATCAAAAACTTCTGGATTGGTTTTATGTACTCCTATGTAGAATTTTCCATTACATAGGTTAATTGTTATATATACTATATATTTCATAAGATGTTTACCATTTCGATTAAAAAATCTATGCCTTATTATAAGGACTTACTAGTCGTTGAACTTCCTCCTTACCTAAAATGGCTTTAGGAGTTTAGCTGCGGATTGTCCAATTTCTATAATTTTTAAACATTCATATCCAACCTTTCGGTTAATATTGTAGTTTATAGAACTCTAAGGAGATTCCCGCAATTAGATAAATTTATTAAGCTACAACTTTCATTGCAGGGAGGCAATCAAAACATTCACCTCCAAACTCATAAGATTGGAATGTAGCACCAACATCTAAGTAACCATCTTTAGCAGATGAATACATATAAGATGTAGCTGGTTTGAATCTTGACAGATATTCTGACAATACATTCTGTACCATAGTCCACATCATTTCATTACAGATGAAGATGAATTTATTACGAGTAGGTTTTTCAGCTTTCTGAACCATTTCATTCATAGCTGTTTGGAATACATTTATCGTCAATTTGTTGAAGATGTATTTACCACAGTATCTTTCGATCTGAGGAAGAACACCATCACCAATATAAATTGGACGATTAGTTACTGGATCTTTCAGAGTTGCTTTACCGTTTTTATCAACGTTAGTTCTGTTGAACATCAAACCGTTGTTACGAGCATATAAGAAAGAGTCAAGTAATTGTTTTTCTTTCTTGTCCATTCTGAAAATAGTTGGAACAAGACTTTTCTTGTCAGCACCTTCAGCTACTTTGATAAATACATTTTCAAGAGCTGCGAATTGTGCAGAGTAAGATACATCAACACGGTGAGTAGTAATATAACCTCTGTGTGTTTCAATGTTAGATTGATATTTGATGTAACCTTCTTCGTGCATTTCTGGCATAGCATTAGATTGGAATCTAGTTGTATCACCAATTTGGCAACCATCAAGGTCAAGAATTGAGGAATAATCGTTATCAATCAAACGAACTGTATATTCCCAGAAATCATCAGCTTTTCTTACAGGGTTCATCATAACCATGCATTGCTGACGTGTTTTGTCTATTTTAAAGATGTCATACTTGTCATAGTAATGTTCTTTAAAATACATTATAATCTCTTCTCCGCCTTCACCTAAAGAAGTTGGAACTGCGGCAAACTCTACACGTTTAATGTAATTAGTCTCGATATCCCATTCAAAATAGGGAGCTTCAAGAGATTTATATGCTTCTTTCTTATTATCCATGTAGAAAATATTTCTAAGGGATTCTGTAATAAAAGATGCAGTTAAATACGGATACATACGTGACATAATGCCTAAGCGATGTGGTTTAGCACCAAGAAACTTATAAAAATCTTCATAAGTTTTGGTTTCTGACATATTCGCTTTGTTAGTTACATAACTTGCTACTATCATACTTTATTTTTATTAAGTTAATTAATCTATGTCTATTCCTTCATAGTCCTCTAAGCTAATAAACTTAGAAGAGGTTTGTTTTGTATTTGTTGTTTTCTTTGATGTAGTAGGAGTTCTTTTTGTATTAACTTTAGACTTTTTGCCACTTTTAGCATCCTTATAACCTTCATCATATCCATTTCTGGAATGTTCTTGTACTTGATTTGCCCAGTAATTATTTAATGCTTCTACTGATTCTTGACCATCTAAAATGAATCATGCCATTTTAGCTACAGTTTCAGGATCACTTAATGCCTTCATTAAATAGTTAGTGCCAGTAACGTCTTCACCTAACACAAATTCTAGAATCTTTGCCCTATCTTCATCCTCTAGGTCAAACCTAGAAATTCTTTCTAAACCATTAATAGCTTCAGTCATAGAATTTATGAACTTTTCTTGTTCCTCTTGTTCTTTTTGCTGTTCTATTAATTGTTGTTCCTCAATTTGAGCTTGCTCTTTAGCTTTATAGTTATCTCTCAGAACTTGTATCTTCTTATTCCATAAAAGTTCATTAGCTTTTTCATGGTCTAAGTACTGTTTAGCTTCTTCCTCAGTAACGTCTTTTAAATTAGCTTGTAAATCTAATACATATAGCTCTTCATCACTAAGATCATCTACAGCATAATGTGGAACATTGTTTGCAGCTACAAATTGTTCAATAGCTTCTCTGCGAACGTAGTCCAAATAGTCATTTACAGATACATTATTATCTCTGAGGTAACTTATAAATTCTGTCTCATCATCTTCAAGACCATAATTATCATCAACATCTGAAGAATTGAGGATATTTAGTTGTTCTTCACGACTAAGATCATTAAAATCTACTTCTTTTATTTCTCCGTTATCATCTTTATACTTAATAGCTGATGGATCAGAAATGCCTTTTGCTTTTAGCAAATCTATAAGCAAATCATTCTCCTCAGAACCAGATTCATCAGGTTCTGCTGGAGGAGTTACACCATCATCCTCTTCGTTGTCAATAACTGTTGGCTCCTCAATTGGTTCCCCTCCATCACCATCATCTATCTCAACAGAGACAGGAGTAAGTTCGGTAGGATCGTAATTTTCGTCACCAAAATCTAAACCTTCAAATTCATCATTCATATTATTTCCCTTTAAAATTATTCACAAAATTAGCTATATTTTGAGTGTCTACAAAATAAAATTTGCTATATCTTGAATTTTAGATCTGAGGGTATCCATTTAGTATGTTATATATTTGACCGTAACCTCCCACATTTAAAGTTGAGGCTGCATTTAAAATTAAAGCCATTTCATCAGGAGTTATATCGACTTCCTCATTAGAATTATTTAATTTAATGCATAATTGAAAACTTCTATATTTCTCGTTTATATCTCCATCTATTTTACTAAATAGACTTAAACAAATTAAGTCTTTTATGTTTTCTTCCTTTTGAGTTGAATTGTTTATAATAGGGTTTCCCCATAAATCCAAAAATGGGGTATTCAGATTAACTTTCATAATTATTAAATTTGTTTTATTAAAACGGTGTTAAACTTTCTGGAACCATTCCCGCTTGCACTTGTCTTGCATCTTTATATCCAATATATATACCTCCAGCAAATATAAGTCAAGTGTCACTATTATCCATTCTAACACCTTCACTTCTTCCATTATATCTTTTACCAACTGGGCTATTAAAATTCACGGTACTGCTAAATTGATTACCGTAAACTGCACCATCAAAATATCCTGCTCATGTTGTAGACATTGGAGGATACACAAAACTACTAAAGCTCCTAGAGGCATATATACAAGCACCTCCCATAGCAGCTCCAGTACTCTTAACCCCAAATCTTCCATCAGAACTATCACTAAATGTAATATTAACTACTCCTTCAGTGTCACTATCAGGAACTCCTAATTTCAATGATCTAGAGTCATTTCCAAAATAATCATATGATTTTCAATATAATTGTCCTTTTTCAACTGTAAATCCTCCAACTTTGCAAGTGTTGGTAATTGTACAATTACTGAATGTGCCGTTTGTAAAAGTTCCGGAAGTAGCAGTTATAGTACCAGTTATGTTTGCATCTGTAGCTCCCATAACTCCGTCAAAAGAAACTCAGAATTTTCTGTTATTAATATTTACATCACCAACACCATCTGCTGTAGTTGGAGCTTGATATATACCAGGACCAATAGCTATACAATAATTTCTAAGTTGATTAGGATTACCATTTAATAATACATTAACTTTATTATCTACTGGTCTTGATCATATAGCATTATTATTAAAATTTCATCCTGCTATACCTGCCACATTTGCAAATAATAAATTAGTAGCAATAGACATAAAAGATGACATTTGAACCCAATACTTATTTGGTTGCCCATCATACCCAGTATAACTAGCTGGTGATCTATAAGAAAATGTGCCGTTTATCCATTTATAGTTAGCTATATAATATGTATTATTTTGATGTACTACATCTGCTCTAAAAGATGTTCCATAGTAGGTTGTTCCAGGAGTATATTCTCCAACAAAGGTTATAGAAGGTCCTTGAGGACCATTAACTCCATCCCCACCATCTTTTCCATCATGAACTAATCTGGTATAAATTGCTGGTGTTTTTCATGTATATAATGTTTCATCTACTCCTTTTTCTCCACAGCTATACCATATAACTGGTCATTGTTCACTAGGAGATATCGGAGAACTTGACCATCCTGATGGAGTTCCAGCTGAAGGTGAAGGTGTTGAGGGTCTAGTTGTTGTATAGTCATAATATATGGTAGCGAAACTAGCCCCAGTGGATCCTTTTGATGTATATAATTCCCAATAAGAAGTATTAGTAGGATATATATTACCGTAAACAGAATCTACTATACATATATAGTTACTACCTTGATACAGAACTACATCACCCTTTTTATATAATGTACTAGAATTATAAGTCCACAAACCTCTTCAAATTGGAGTTCCTGGAACATTTGGATCGACTTGGGTTAAATAACCTTTTAAAGTCAATGTTTTATCTCTAGAATTGTATCTAATATATGTACTATTATCTGGAGCTCCCATTTTAAAGTTACCATTTATCATATCCCAATAGCAACTTCCTGTTTGGTCTTTAATGACTCCAGTAGTGATTTGGTTTCCAACTATTTCAGTAAATCCAAACATAGTTTGAAAACTTCTCACAAGAGAAGAATTTACAGTATCCTGAGATAAACTTTCTGATATATCAGAAGAACTTAAACTTGCTCTAGGAGTATTCAATACACCTACTCAAAAATGGTAATAATCCTTTTCAGCTTCAAGTAAAATACTCTCAGTAGATAATACAAATTCTCCTGTATTTGTTGATTTACTACACTTAGCATATAGATAATATGGAAGACCTGGATCTAGACCTTTTACGTCATAATCAGGATTAATTATAGAACCATTATATTGCAGTATTTCTCAAGTAGAACCAACTGAATCATTACTACTTCCTAAACCAATGGTGTTATGAATTAGAAGTCCAGGTCTAGTTGTATCTATTACTCTAGCTCCAAATCTATTTTCATCTCCCAAATAATTAGGTTCAAATTTAATATTTTCTAAACTAAACTGTTGAGAATTTGTGCCTACAATTAACTGACCAGTGTGTACAGCCAATGGAGTTATTTTCTCTGTAAAATAGTTTCCCTCAGGATCAAACATCATATCAAAAGTTTGCATCACATCTTGAAATGTTCTTTGTGTGTAATTACTTTGATTTTGTAGTGCATCTTTTAATGATCCTATATTACTATTAACAATATCTAAAATATCATTTATATTATACAGACTATTAACCCAAAAACCACCTTGCTGGATCAGTAAATCCCCATCCCTAAGATTGACTAAAAGCACATCTTCTAGTTCATCTAATCTAGTGGCTCCAGTTTTTACATTGCTACTACCAGCTCCTCCAAAATCTACCAGACTTCCTTCAACAACAGCATATATTTTATCCTCATCTCTAACGTAGTAAAATCCGGTTTTAGTGCCTATATCATTAAGAGTATTAACTATATTGATGATTTTAGGCATATCAATTCCACCGTTCTTTATCAAATCAATAAAAGAATTTCCTTGCTGTACCTTAACTTTACCTTTAGTTTTAAGTACTATATCCTTATCACCGTCGCCAACTATTATTTGTTGCTTCCCTAATACTACATCTGATCTTACTAAATCTTTACTCATACTTACTTAATTTCTAAAGAAATATCTTCCTTATCTTTTTCAAGTACTTCCATCAACTTATTATAAGTATCTCTAGAATTTAGTACTTTTCCTTTTACAGAATTTACTCCGACCAATATACATCCATCAGTATCTTCTGCTGTATTTCCACTATGGATTCTTATACCTAAGAAATGTGGAACATTTAAAATCTCTGGCATTATCTTTTTAAATCTATTTGAATATGAAAGAACTACTTTATATATTCCAACAGGAATAGCAGTTTTTCCTTTAATTTTCTGTGGACACTTGCAATCCAATCACTTCACAGTATTTGGACAGCTAGATGGAAGCTCCCTAACTGTATCTTCAAGTGTGTTACAGAAAAATTTACCATTTAAAAGAAGATCTCCAATCGTATAAGTTTCTCCTTTAAATTTTCTAATTAGTTCCAATTTCATTCTTTATATGGTTTTAATTTCATACAAATGTATAAACTATATTTTACATATCCGAATTATTTAAGTTAATTTAAGTTAATATATTGCAGAAACAAAAATACCACCGATACAATTAAGTACCGATGGTATCTTATTAAGCCTAGGCTTTCTTATGTGACTTGAATGTACTTACAAGTTCATCAACATCTTTATCAGTAAATTTAATTCTTCCTATAGTAACTCCACCTCTCTGTTTAATTTCAGCTCTAGCCGCTTCAGCTAAAACATCAATATTGATGTTCCCGGTTTTGTCTACAAACAGGTCGATGAATGGTTCATATTTATCAACTGCATTTTTAATTACATAATTAATAACTGCCTGTGCAGGCATTGAATTAAATCCAAATAGATTAGAAGCAATTCCTTTGGCATATTGCTCAAAAGAATGTATTAGTATTTCCTTATCACTCATTGTGTATTAGTTTTATTTATTTATATTTTTATTTACTTGCTAGCATCTCTTCATATTTCTTTTGCAGCTCAGGATCATTTTCTAATAGATTTAGAAGTTTATCAATTTTCTGTTGCTTTGCTCTTAAACCTTCAGACACCTTTTCTTTTTGCTGTTTGATAATATTCAGAAGATTATTGGCGGCAATTTTACCATCCGGGGTACTCACGTATTCAGAAGCAAACTTACTGCCTAGAAAGCTCATAAAACCTGCTTCATAGGTCTGTTTCGCAAATTGATAATCCTGGGACTCAGCCATCATTGATTGCTCTTCAGCATTCATTGCAGACACAGCCTTGTTTATTTCTTCAAGAACTGGCATACTGGCTTGTTTTTGTTGTTGCATCTGTTGCATAACTTGCATTTGCTGCATATAATTTGTTTGTAAGTCCTGTAGATTAGAACCAAATGGATTTTCGAACATAGTCTAAGTTATTAAATTACTTACATTTCTCTTGTTTAAGCATTTTGTGCTGGAGGAGTAGTCTCTTCTACATGAATTTCGAATACTGAATAAGCACAATGCCCTTTAGAAGGTATAGAAGTTGGAGAATTGTCAATAGTTTCTTGATTAGCATAAGTAATAGAAGGTGGAATTATAATATCTACAGCTTTATTTGCAAGTACATCAAGAGTGCTGATAGTAGTACTTGTTGCTGGAGTTGCTAAAATTGTAGATGTAATATCAGTAGCTACCTTAACTTTGCCGCTACAATCTGTATACTGCAAATTGTGAATTATATCCAACTTAGTTATTTGTACATAAGATGGAGTAGAAGTTGTAGATACATCAATAACCTTCGCCCATCTTTGATTAATAGTTAACGTTGATACAGGAGCAACAGCTGTGTTAGCACCACAAGGAACATTAATATTAAATTCAATTATTTGGGAAGATTCTGCAATAGGAGTTATTTTAACTTTCATACATAATTGTTTTTAAGTTGATTAAAAAATAAAAGGGAGACTTTTGCCTCCCTTTTTAAGAATCTTACTGAGCTTGGCAAGAGCTATTTCCGCAACATCCTGCGTAAGTAGTTCCACTACCGTAAACAGTGAAAGGGCTACAATACAAAGGAGAGATATTAGGCACTGGAGCACATAAATTACTATAAGCATATTTTAATTCTCCATCTATTTTGTGGTCTAATTGTCTTTGTAAATAAGCGTCTGCGATTAAGTTTTGCTTTTCAGCTTTGCAGCAGCAATCATCAGTGTACTTGTTAGCCTTAACCTGAGTTAATTCAAACATTAAAGGAAGAGCAGTTTGTGTAGCTACTTCTCTCTTTTCTAATTCGTTGATACGAACACTTAGTCTTTCAAAGATGTCAGTCTTTTCTTGTACATCTTTTTCTCTAGCTTTTGCTAATTCTGACATCATAGTCATATTCTGCGCATTGTCTCTACCTAATAGGTCAATGTACATGTTACATTTTTCTCTCTGATCAACTATTCTACCTTCGTAGTTTTGATTAGTAAGAATTTGTACTTGGTTGCCTATTCTGTCGTTAGTTGCAAGTATACGACCATTTATATAGGAATAAAGATCGATGTCATCTTGCATACTATCTACTTTGTTAGCCCACGCTAGATTCTGGGACATTTCTCCTTGAGCCATAGCAGTCTGCATTGCTTTTTCTGCAAGGCAACAGGCTCCATTGTTGTTTCCTCCGAAGAGTCCACCAAGGATTCCACCATTGTTACCACCGCAGCCGCATCCGCCACCGTTATTGCCCAATAGTCCTGCTCCTAGAGCAGTACCAATAATACCAAGAGTCAAACCAGCATTAGCTTTGCCCTTCGAACCGAATTTATCTTCGGCTTCGCTCATTGTTAAAAATTCAGCCATAAAATTAAAAAATTGTGTGTTAGGTAATGTGTTATCTATGATTTACGCGTAAAAATCAAATTTTAAATATCCAATATTTCTCTTATTGAACACTACAAAGATAATACAAATTTTTCTGGCTGTCAAATAAATATTTAAAAATTGTTAAAATTAACAATCATAAACAGATATAAAAGTTAAAGGGCGTTAACGAATGTTAACACCCTAAATATTAGTCTATTATGTCAAATCCAATTTATCTCTTTTCCTTCCAGTCTTTGAATGCTATAATTAAACCAACTGCCATTACTCCAATTGTTGAGAGGATAGTAAATCCTATTAAGTTGTACATTTATTTTCTTTTATTTCTGATGATTAGTCGAACTAATTCATCTGTTCCTATACCTAGTAAATAAAAGACGGCTGTTCAGACTACTAATACCCAATACATTGTAGTTCTACCATGTAAGGATTAAAGTCAAAGGAATCTTTAGCACTCCATCCTTCTTGCAATGTTTGTTTAACATAGGCTACTGATTTACTATAGAAATCCTTTAAGTCGTCTAGAGTTTCAAACTTGTAATACACTGGTTTTTCTACTGTTCCAAATTTAAAGATGGTGGGTAAATTTGCCCCGTCTTCTTGTATAGCCAGATCATAATCAGCTTTATAATTGAACTGATTTTCTGTTGACAGCCATACAGAATTACCTTTCCAAACAAATCCTGATAGAATTTTATAGTCTATTTCAGAGTTAAACCATCCTAATATAGTATCCTTTATTTGTTCAATAGTAGGTTCATATTTAAACTCTTCCTCTACATACTCATACGAAACTCTTCCTTCTTCATCAGTAACTTCTTTAATATTCCATCTAAGTCTTCAGCATCCCATTCCTATATATTCAATTAGTTTAGGACTAATGCTACCATTTACTGTTCTAGCCATTCTATACAAATTTATAATAATTATTATCCTTAATAATCTTGGTTTCAAATGGAAAACTATCTGGTTCAAATTGGGAAGCTGCTTCTAATAACAATTCTGCAGAAGTTGATACTATCACTTCTCTACCATCTATTTTTGAATCTAACTGGAGTCTTTTTTCTCCTCTTTTATACACTACACTGGCTTCATAAACTTCAATTGTTTTGTCTAGAACATCTTCTGGTGATAATCTAGATTTTACATAAATTCCTAACTCTTTAAACGTTTTCATACCTGTATATTTATATCACAAATTACGACAATTAGCATGAACTAGCATCCCTCAATAAGAGGCAGCAGAAACTGCTCGTTCATAATCAGTTTTTGATTTTTCTAACTTTTTAATAAATGCTTTCTTTATATATTTTCTAACTAAACAATGTGTATGATATGTTTTATATCCTAGAAAGTCTATGCTTCTAGAATCAACAGGAAACACTTGTCAATTAGGTTTTAATTCTAATTTCAAATTGCTTAAATACTTTTTGACTTGCTCAAATACGTTTCATAATTCTTCTTTAGAAGAGGCTAAGAATACCATATCATCACAATATCTGAAATAATATTTAACTTTTAAAACTTCTTTAACTCAATGATCAAATTTAGTCATAAAGAAGTTAGCAAAATATTGTGAAGTATAATTACCAATTGGTAATCCTCGATCAGTTGATCTAACTATCTCACTTAATAATCTCATTAACTTTTTATCTTTGAACTTTCTTTCTAATGTTTTAATCATCAACTCCTGATCAACAGAAGGATAAAATTTATGAATGTCTAGTTTTAAACAGTACTTAGTTCCTTCTTTGTCTTGTAAAGCTTGTTTTAGTCTTTTTAATCCTAGATGAATACCTCTTTCTTTAATAGAAGAATATGTATCATAAATAAAAGCTTTCCTAAATATAGGTTCTAAGTAAATCATAATAGCATGTTGTGCTATTCTATCTCTAATTGGTAATCTGTAAATTTCTCTGCGTTTACCATGATCTGTTACTAAGGTAAATACATCATAAGGAGATGTTTTATAAGTTCCATCTCTCATTGAATCTGCTAGATTCTTGATGTTCGCATCTAGGTTTTTGTTTCATGTTATTACACCTCTGTAATGTTTCTTGCCTTTAGTTGCTTTCTTATAGGCTAATTGAACGTTTTCTAACGTACAAATCTTATCAAATAAATTAGTTATTCTCTTCATATATAGAGTACTTTTTGCTTGCTTAATTCTTCAGTATTGCTTTACTTACCAAAATAAGATTATTAGCAGGTTATTTTTTGCCAAGAGGCACGGATAGTTTCTTATTAGATATGATAAAAATAGTATAAAAATTTGCAAAAAATATAGTGAGAGCTGATATTCGAATTCGTATTGGATGAAGTATTGTTGCTATTGAAATACGTAAAGCTGCTATTGCTGTTCGTGGTATTATTCGACTGTTGAACTACTCGTCAGCTTGAATTGCCTACATTGCTGTTATCGTATTTTATCTAAAATAGCTTCTTCTCCTTCAACGTTGTATCAGCTAGAAACTTCCTTGCATATCTAAATTAAAGTTGTCCCCTCCGCTAAGGGAGAGGACTTTACTTTATATCATCTTTAAAATCCAACAGGTAATGCAATAAATTCTGCCGGATTATCTATTACTTGTATATTACCACGGTATTGTAAGCGAGAGCCGAAATTCGAATTCGTAAAGGACGAAGCATCGTGGCTATTGAAACACGCAAAGCTGCCATAGCCGTACGCGGGATTAACCGACCGTAGAACCACCCGCCAGCCCGAATTGCCCACATAGCCGTAATCGCAATAATGGGTTGTCTCACTTCCGGAAAACTCCGTAGGAATCATGTCACCGTATTCTCCTCATGTTAGTTTAGAGATCCATCCACTTGCATTACTTGGAACCGTAACAGTCCTATGATTAGCTGTTGGAACTTTATCAGGCTCAAATCCATCATATATATAATATGTTAGACCGTTACCTGTAATTCCACCCATCCATTCATATACGTTTCCGTATGGATCTTCTACTCCGTGGAATGCTACCTGATTAGCAGTTTTACCATCTGCATTTCCTAAAGTAGCTGTTTCTCCACTAGTTCTACCAATAGTACTTGAACCTGAACCAAATTTATTCATTGCTTGAGGATTTCTATCTCCATAAGCAGCATAGAATAAATGTGCCAATTTACAGTGAGTTTCGTAATCTATAATATCAAATCCAGCTCCTAAAGCTGTTGCCCAAGTATGATAAGTACCTGCAGTTTGACTTACAGTAGGGGCTACTCCTTTCTTACTCCACAACTTACTGCTAACATTAATACCTTTAGTAACACCTATTAATACTCTTCTCATTTCTTTATAAGTGCCATCTATGTTTCTATCAGATATTAGCAAATTATGAGTTCCAGATACAGATTCATCCATTTTCAGATAATATACAGGAGAATCAGTCATCCATTGTCCCATAGTACCATCTAACTTAGCTACAGTGGTGTTATCATGGAATTTTTCAGAATCAGTTTCTGATAGATAACATATAGCTACTCCAGTTGATGTTTTCTTCACCAAACATCTTTTACCTTTAGCTAAATTTTCAGCTATATTGGTATTATTACTTCTAGCCACCGCAGGTGCGCCCTCAGAATCGACAAACGTGATTTTTGTGGTGTAAGCCTGCTCTGATAGAAAAGTATACTGTAAAGTAACAGTTCTACTAACTTGATTAGCTGTATAACTTTGATCATCTGGCTTAATAAACATATCTATCTCATTGCATGAAATAGTATATGAACTTCCATGAGGTATGTATAATACTTTACTTGAACCACTAGCTATAGAATAGTTAGTTGCTGCAGCTGAACCTATCTTAACAGATACAGTAGAGGTTAATGTACTTTCTGTTGTAGTAACATTAATAGTTACTTTCTCTGATAGATAATTAAGAGAAGCTGATTCACTAGCTCCTGTAGCTGTTTTGGTTAGTGCACTTGGAGTTTTATATCCACTTATAGCTGCACCAGTTAATGTATACTGTACACCTGTAGGAATTTTCTTAGAGATTGGAGATCCTGTGTATGTAAGTTCCTCACCTACTCCAGTATAAGCTAAAGTGATTTTAGCATTATTAAGATTAGCATCTGGACTAGGTTGGTTAGAAGTTAGAGATATTGCAGTTACAGTAGTATTGTAAGTTATACTTGCTGTTCCTGAAGTTCCTTCTGCTACTTGAGATAGTGGAGTTGGAGTTTTGTATCCTGCAATATCAGCTCCTGACAAAGTATATTGTACTCCTGTAGGAATCTTAACAGTCTGTGCTGAATTACTCCAAGTTAGCTCCTTAGAAACTTCTTCATAAGCTAATGTAAGTTTCAAACCATTTAAAGCAGAATCAGGCTGGGTTTGATTTGAGTTTACAGAAATAGTTGTAATTGTAGTATTATACATTAACTCCAAATTTCTGGTATTCCCAGCTAATGTTATAAACTCTTGAGTTAATGGGGTAGCGTATCCGTCAATAGGTTTGCATGTTACGGTGTAAGTCATGTTCTTCGGAATTGTAGTACTCAAAGCTACTCCACTCCATATCAGTTTGGTAATATTATCACCATACTTCACTGTAATCTCAGCCCCTTCTATTGAAGAATCTGTACCTTGATTAGAAGTTACAGTTATAGTAACTGTTTCAAATAAATCTAGACCTCCACTTCCAGCAATCTTCCATTCAGCTACTCCATCTTTAATATCATATAATTTATAAAAAACATAATCTTTTTCTTCTGGATCATAATATCTTGCTTCATCACCTACTCGATAAGTGTAAGTTACACCATCAATTACATAGGTCACTGTTGACTCATCTGGAATTGCCGCAACAGTCGGAATTTCATGAGCCAAACACTCTACTCATTCTCCCTTTTTTCTGCTGTATGGTTTTCCATCATCAGGAGCATCAGGGAATTGAAGAACTCCTACCTGAGAAATTGGTAAATACTCGGTACTGGGATCAGAACCATCCCAATTAGGGTTAGGAATTTTAAAAACTGCCATATAATTAAGTTAACAAATTGAACTTGTGTGCATCTTCTCTTTAAATGGTTTTAATCTTTCTTTGTCATTTCTAAATTAGAGGTTATTATCTCCAATGCTGATACATTTGGAGATTCAATAACTTTAACCCCAGGAATTATAACTCTGTAGACAAAATTGCCTGCAGAGTCTATTCCTTGTAAAATACTAGCTGTAGGGTACAAAGCTAATATTCTTTGTTTACAATTCAAAAGTTTTTCTTCGTAAGTCATAAATTTTTACTTAATACATATTTATTATTAAGAATTTATTAAACTATCTTAATACTACTATCTTAAAGTGGATCATTGTGATAATAAAGGCAAACAATACCATTGCTTTGAGAGCTTGCGCCATTATAAGAAATACCATTTCCATAACCTTGTTGAGTATTTCCAGCGCTATACCCACCTGCACCTCCACCATATCCACCATATCCACCAACATAACTTCCACTTCCACCTGTTCCATCACCACCAAAAATGGAAGTTAGAGGAATAATAGTTTCTTTAGTAATTCCAGTAGAGGCTCCTCTTCCATGTCCGAAAGTACCATCCCCACCTTGTCCACCTTGTCCGTTACCACTGGAACTATAATTAGTCCCGTTTCCGTTAGATCCTCCTCCACCACTAGCTCCAGAGGTGGCACCGTTAGATGATGCTCCGTCGTTAGATCCTCATCCATCAAGTTCTGAAGTTAAGTCTGTAGGCCCTAGATAATAATGAGGAATAGTTGCACCTTTGTAAGTTTCTCCTGAAGTGGAAAGTGCATTTTGTGCACAAATTTCTCTAGCGTAATCTTCTGTTTGATCAAGACTCATTACAACACTTGTTCCTGTTATTTTAGAACCATAAAAAGTTTCTTTATTGAATCCAATTTGATCAATTTGTCCTTCGTAAAAATTGGAAATCTCAAAATTCTTTTTATATATGATCATTCCTGAACCACTTCCTGTAAATTTGTCTAAATCGGATGAAGATACATATACTTTACCCCCTCTTCCAACAACTAACATAGAAACATATTTATATGCAGTATCTAATTGATAATTAGTTTGATTGCTAGTTATCTGTACTAATTTGGGTAGTTTTCCTAATACAAAATCTAAAGTCAATTGTGTATCAGTTGTAGATTCTATAGTACCAGTAGTTTCTAAAGTAGTATATTCTGCTTTAGAGATTTTTATAGAGTATTCTCCAGCAGGAATATTACTTAACACTAATTTATTATTACTGTCTGTATCACCTATACGTTTTATACCATCTGATGGGGTAAACTCAATAGTAGCTTCTGAAAGGTTAGTATTGATAGTTAAAGGAGTAACATTTATAGTCTTTATTGCATCTGAATCTATTAAAATATCTTGTGTATGTAATGCTCATGTATTTCCACTTTGTACTTCTAAAGTATAGTTTCCATAAGGAACATCATTAAATAAAACTGATCCACTGGAATCAGTGACTCCAGTGAATAATTCAGTTTTAGTTGTTATATTAGAGGGATCAGATATACTAGAATCCCAAATCATTTTTTCTATCATAATACTAAGATTCAGTTGCTATTATAGATTTAAATTCTTCTACGTTTGTGGACTCAGTTAAAGTTCCTCTAAAAGCGAGGCGCGAACCGATAGCCGTGCCCGCAGACGACGCCGTATTATCCACAAACGCGAACGCAACGCCACCATAGGTGAGCGCGGAATCATAAGAGCGGTACAACACGTAAGTACCTGTACTTTGATAATAATAATAATCTGAATAATAAGTCGAATCTGAACCACCAACGGCAGTTGGAACCATATCGAAATAAGGTCCATTCTCTAATGCCATCTTAGTAATCCAACCATCTTCAGTTCCGGCATTAACAGTTCTTGTTGTACCATCTGGATTAGTAATCGTCCAAACTCTACTCGAAATAGAAACACCACCTACACATTCATAAGCACCTCCAAATACACCTTCTATTCCTTGGAAATTAACCCAACCTGATGTTGTTTGTTGAGTATCGTTGTTTCCAAGATTATCAGTACCTCCTGCAATTGTAATAGGATCGTAAGTCGCACTACCTACACCAAGTACTGCTTGTGAGTTTCTATTCTTATATTTAGCATAGAACAACATAGCAATTTGACAATGTTGCCAATAATCTATCATCTGATATCCAGTTCCTCTTGCAATTGCATAGTTATTGAAATTAGTCCAAGAAATACTTGCTGTCGGATTAACTCCACTTCTACTATACATCTTATTATCTGTACAATAACACATATAAGCACCAATCAATGATGCGGGTACATGAATCCAATCATCACCTAAACTTACACGAGAAAATCTATATGCAAATTTAGTACCACCGAGATTTTCGTACTTATAATAATACTCAGGCATATATACCATTACGTCACCTTCTGTTCCATTTAATGAGGCATTCGAACCGTCAAAGTATTTTAATCGGCTATCCTGATGCAACCTAATGAAAGTACCTGCCTTATCACCTGTTCTTTTAAAAAGAACGCATCCCATTTTAGCCAGTATTTGTTCTATTATAGATTCTTGAGATTCTGCTATTAGACTTGTATCAGCGCCACTAACAGGTTCTCCAGATCTTAGCACTTTAATAATAGCTTGATAATTCTTTCTAATAGTTAAAGTTGCAACATTAGCACCTCCCACTACTTCTAAAGTAGATATAGTCTTAGTATAACCTTTTTTTTCTAAAGTTACTGTGTAAGTTCCAACAGGAAGATTAGTAGTTAACATTCCATCTTCAGTAGTTGTTGTACTATAATCTAAAGAATTATCAGAAGATTGTATTCTGATAGATGTATTGGATACTGTTGTTCCATCCTCAGTATTTTCCTTTACTGTTATAATAACAGGAGAATATTGTTCTAATACAATATCTATATTAGTATCACTATTTAATATCCCAGTTAATCCACTCTTAGGAGAATATTCTGGATGTTCAGCTTGATAACTATGATTTCTAAAAGCTCTTGCAGTAGTACTAGAATCTCCAGTAGAATTTGTATTTAATACTTTTTTACCATTTAAAGTAATGATGGCATTTTCTAAAGAAATTTCATCATAAAGAATGAGATCAGTAAAGGCTCGAACTTTACGACCAGTGCTTTTAGAATTTGAACTAAAAATATTAACACTTAAATCAAGTATCCAGTTATTTCCTGCATTATATTGTGTAGAAGAAGTACCTATGCTTGCAAGTGAGGAAGCTCCAATTAATGAAAGAAGTTCATCAATACTTGATTTATTGTTTGAAACGAGATTCCATTGACCTAATGCTCCAAAATACCCAGTTTGACCATTTTTGAAAACATATGTATTACAATATTTAGCAGATGTAGCCTGATCTCCAATTTGAGAAATCATTTGTTCTGTATTGTATTTACCTCTGTAATCAAGTTGCGCATCATCTTGTTTTGTAGTTGTAACAATATTTGATATCAATGTATCTACAGAACTATAAGCCATATTTGATCCACTATCTTGTGGAGCTACCACAAACTGACTTTCCGGTTCTACTACTGCTACACCTACTGGAGTTCCAACAACACCTTTTAATGTTATGAAAGGATATTGATGCATATTAACATCAAAAATAATAGTATTACTGTCGTATTGGGTAGCATACGCACCATCTATGATATTTAATACATCATCAACAGAGATAGGATTGCCATCTTTTCTTCTTATTTTATAGGTATGTACTCCACCTCCAGTATCTTCAACCTCAACAGAAAGAATGTCTACTACTTGTTTAGGAGCATACAAGGTACTACCATATCTCCCAGATACACTACCTAATTCAACTTTATACTCATCTTTAGTATACAATTTATCATCGGTTCCTAAAATATAAGTACCTCTATATTCTTCTCCTTTAAATGGAAGCATTGTAAAAGGACGAATATAAGGTGTTTGACCTGAAGTTTTATCAAAACTTGAAGGAATTTTCGTTCCGAATCATGCAGTCCAACATCTATCAGCAGCAGATTGTGTAGACGATCTATATCCGTTTTTGGAACCTGTATTATCTGTTATAAGAAGAGATGCTCCTATTGTCGATAATAAATCCTGAATAATTTCTAAATTAGATATGCATGTTTGATACTCCCCACATGCTGGAAAATAACCTGTTTGACCATTTGCAAATTTGTAACCGGTGCAATAATCTACAGCAAGAGATCCGCCTGTTATAGATTGGGCGGCAATAATAGCCTCTGTATTTAACTTTCCCCTGAAATCTTGCATAGCTACATTAGCATCTGAGGTGACTGTGCAGTTAGGAACTAAAACACTTTTAACACCAAATGCGTAATTACTATTATTTTGTTCTGGAGCAATTACAAACTGAGCATCATCAGTTACTACACCTACTCCGATTGTCTGCATACTATTCGGACCAAAATAGTTTACCTCATTACTATTATTAGAAGTATTTGAAACAATTAATTGATTCTCCTCTCCAGTATTTGAACTTCATCCAAAGTAAGAAGGTCCACATAACCTTGTATATTTACCATCAATTAATGCTTTATCTTTAAAAGTTATAAACCAATATGTATCCATACTACCACCATCCTCTGGAGAATAAATAGCCTCTGTTATTTGGTCATATATACTGTTGTGAATATAGATAGTAATATCACTTGGTCCAACTCTGGTTTTAGTAGTTAATAATGTAAAATTATTATCTCATTGCTCTTTTGTATAATAATTTCCATCAATTGTATAGATATATATACCATTAGGAACCGGATTATATTCGTAGGTACAAAACGGTCTGGCTTTAGATCTTGATAAAACTATATCTTCAACGGTGATTGTATCAACAATAACTCCCTTTGTAATTCAAGCATTACTATAACTGCTAAGTTGTTGCATATCAGAACACCAATAATAGAGATTATTTTGATCGCTTACTATAATAGGAGTTCCTCCGGCTGTAGCAATATTTTGCTCTATTATTGTTTTATTATAAAGAGCTGTATTCCATTGTCCATAAGAAGGTAAAAACCACTTTGTTCTCTCAAATCCTTCAGTTGAGAAATTATAACAAAATCCAGCAGCTAAGTCAACTCTTTGATTATCTCCCATCGCTGCCACCAAGATTTCTGTATTCTTCTTTCCAGCGTAACTTAAACTTGCAGTTGTCCTATCTGTAGTTATTACGATACCGTCTACACCAGATGGTGTTCTGCTATCCCACCACTTTATTGTTGTTGATTCTTCCAATGCAATAAAGTCAAAATCCCTACTTCTTACATCAGTAATTATTCCTACACAAGTTTTATTTGTATTCAACTGAGTAGACCAAGTATGATCCGAATATACAAAATCACCTACTTGAGGTCTAAATACAAACTCTTTTTTAGTTTTACCTTTTACATTAAAATTTACTTTCCAAGAGTTATCTATATAATTGCCATTATATTTAACTCATAAATTTTCTGGTTCTTTCCAGTTATTTGAAATATTAACAGAAGGCTCAAAGGGAACCCATGAGCCATTCTTGTTAATATATTGTTCTAATATCTTATCCATAAATTATACTGTTCAATTTGAAACCATTTGAAACCATATATCTCCATCTTTACCTCCAGTAGGAGCTTCGGTAGATACAGTAACTTTAGGAACTAAAGCATTCACCTCCTCTTTGGTGTAATAGTTAGATAAATCAATTGTAGTATTACCAATTAATTCAAATTTAGAACCATCCCAAATATATTCATTATAAACATCTCCCTCAGCCCCAACCTTTGGAACTAAGTAAAGGATATTACTTTCTCCAGTTGAAGGAAGTACATCTACTTTAAGAATGCTAAATTGATGAATTTTAGCTATTTCACCATCTACATAAGTCTTAGTTGTGTAGTTGGAATCATTAGTTAATTCACTTGTTTTAGATGGTATAGTTGGCTTATTTAAAATTTCAGCAGCACTACCAGCAGCAGCGTTAAAATCAGGTTTAACATTTACCTGTGCTCCTGTTTCTATTCCATCTAATTTGTTCTTTAAAGGAGTTGTAAAGTCATTAGTACTTAATCCTTTACCAGATTCTTTAGCTTGGAATTTATTATCAGATTCTAATTTAGTATAACTTTCAGTTACTTCTGAATCAGCTAAATCTATCCATAATGGAGTCTTAGTAGCTGGTTTTGTCCCCTCAGAGGTATGAACTTCCTCTGGAACATTAACAGATTTACTAGTAATAGGTAATGCAGTATCTGCAAATTTAACTTCTTCTATTACATTAACCTGGGCTCCCGCTTGTATACCTTGTAGTTTACTAAAGTCTTCCTTAGATAATAAACCATCTTCTACAGCACTAGCCAAAGCTGCTGTACCTCCTAATGGATCCCAATCATCTGCTGTACCACTAGATTGTTCACTTTTCCAAGCATAGTTTACATCTGTTTTTAAAACATTATACACATCACCTAAGGTGTTATTAGTTAGAGGTAAGTCTTGGAAAGTAGATACTGAACCTTTATATTTATATAAGGCAGTGGTAGCAGTTTTAATAGCAGCATCAACCTCAGATTGTGTATAAGTTTCACTCTTAGTATATACGTCAGAAGAATTAGCCTTTTTACCAACTTCTGTTTGTAGATTAGATATAGCTGTTTTATTAGCTGTATTATCAGTTTCCAAAGTAGTTACTCTTCCAGACACATCCTCAGGTATGGTAGGAGTATCAGTTAAGTCATTATAACTTCCACTAAATGTAGCGCTTATAGTGACCTTACCATTTAAAGAAGAAATCTCAATGCCATCTCCCTTTACTATATCTCCGGATTCAAGTTTAATTTTTAGTATATCAGCTAAATCAGTTTGATTAGCAAGAGTTCCTTGTATTTCTCCCCAACTTATAGATTGTATTCCGGCAGTACTACTGATAGTTATAGTATTATTTGTGACATCTTTTTCTAAAACGATATTATCACCTTTCAATATATTAGCTAGTTGGAGAGCACTGTTTATTTTTCCAGCCTCTTCTGTAGTAATAAGTCTGTTCCCTTCTACTTTATCTACTTTAGTACTTAATTGAGTAGCAACATCCGAACTATTTGCTTTAGTGTCAATAGCAGCCTTGATTACTTTATTCTGTACAGGATTAATAGAAGTATCTGATAATGCTGAATCAACAGCTATTTCTTTAGCTGCTACTGTATCATCTACATATTTCTTTGTAGCTGGGTTGTAATCTCCAGTAGGTGTAAATTCAGTAGTATTATCTTTAGCTAAGTAATTAGATAAATCAACTACAGGTATCTCAACCTCTGCCCATTGACCACTCTGTCTTACATATTGTCCTCCAGTAGTTGGGGCATCCTCTAATTTAGTGCTTAACTTTTGATTTACCTCTTCTTCTGTATAGTACTGACTGTCATGATTGTGGGTAGTAATATCACCAGTAAGAACATTTTCTACCTTAGCTTTAGTAAGCTCATAGTCACTACTTACAGCTATATTAGTATTTTCATATTCCTGAGTATCAGTATTCCAAACCCACCATGTACCATCTTGTATTTTAGGAGACTTCCCTGGTAATCCTTCTGGTCCAATAGGTCCTTCAGGTAATTTAAATTCAAAACTAGGAGCTTCATCAGTACCAGTTTTAACTACCTCTGGTGTAGAACCTGTTGGTAACATTGAAGCTGTGGCTGATATATCAGGAACAGTTCCTTTAGCTTTTATTCCTGTATCTTTATATGCCTTAGTAGTTTCATCATAAACCCACCAGTTATCATTCTCAATTTTAGGAGGATTGTCAGCATATGCTTTAGCTCTATTAGATTGAGTTTCCGCTGAAGTTGCAGCTGCACTGGCAGAATCTGCTGCGCTATTAGCATTAGTAGTAGCAGTGGTTGCTTTTTCAGCTACATCTACAGCCTCTCCAGCTGCTAAACCTGCGGCTGCTGCTGCATTGCTTGCTAACGTAGCTTTTTCATCTGCATTATCTGCTGCTGCAGAGGCTCTTCCAGCTTCCTCGTTTGCACTTTTAGCTGCAGATTCAGCAGCTGTTGTTGCGGCTATTGCATCAGAAGTAGCTTTAACTGCATTATCTTTTACTGCTTCAGTTTCTACTCTAACTTTATCTGTAGCTTCTTTAACTGCATTAGTATCAGAGATAGCCTTAGCTGTGTTAGATTCACGTGCAGCTTCTTGAGTTTGTCTAACTTCTTCAGCAGCTTGAACTTGATCATCAAGAGTACTTAAAGCTGCAGCCACAGCATTGGCATTAGCAGCTGCTTCATTAGCTAACTTAGCTGCATCTTTACTATCCTGACTTAGAGAAGCTAACCATTCTTCTTCAGTACCTTCGAATCCATGTTGAACAGCTATTTGATAAGCAGAAAGACCAGTAATACCAGTTGCTCCAGAAAGGTCAGTTATAAACTTCCATTCTGTTTCTGCTTTCATATATAATTTTGAATTATCAGGATCTTCTATGTTAGAATCTATAACTACAAATTGTCCAGTTTCAACATCTGTAGTTGCAAAATCATCCTCCATAGCTTGTACAGATGGATATGTTCTTCTTATTACGAAAGAATCACCTGTAGCCTTTATTCCTGTATCTTCATACCTTTTAGTATTTAGATTATAAGCCCACCAGTTTCCATCAATAATTCTCATAGGGTTACTAGATAATTCCTTAGAGATATCAGTAGCTTCTATTGATTCAGCTGTGGCTTTCTTTACATCTTTTATTGCTTGTGGTAAATCTCCTGCACTAGCAACAATTGCTTTGTCTTCGTCTGTATAATTGTTATCTGTATGTTGATATTGTTTATCTGATATGAAGCCCATATCGTTTTCCAACTCACTTAATTTAGTTGGGATGTCTATTTCGACAGGAGTCTGGCTACAACTTTTTTGAGGAGTTATAATACCAGTCCCATCGAAAAAATCAGTGCTGTTATTATCCATGTATTAAAGTACTAGCTAAATAATCACCATTTTCTATATCTGGATATATTTCTAATAAGCATATAATATTAAGTACATTACTATGCTTTATTTTGTAACCTTTTTCTAGCCTAGAAATCAAATAATCGAATTCTTTGATAGCTTGGCGCTTTAGTCTATTTGCATCCACAGCCAGAATAATTAAGAGTTATATCATTAATTTTCTTACACAAGCCATTGCAGTAATCTAACTTATTGAGTCTAACAACAGCACCTTCTAAATCTCCCAATTCTGACAGATACTTAATCACATTAATAGCCATTCAGATAACATCTCTATTAAAAGTTAATTCTCTTAATTGATCAGTTTCACATCTAATATTTGCTGTTAGTAATTTTTCCGCTAATCTTATATAGCAGTGCATCAAATAGAATACCGAGAAGTGATTCTTACAAACAGAAGATATTGTAGTATTTAGAGGATTTCTATCTATAATTTCCTCTATTGATACTTCTGTTGTATTAGTATCCTTGTATTTGTAAAAGTTAGTACCATCAGTAAAGTATATAGTATCATATGTATAGAACATTCCACCAGCTGCTTTACTAGCATCAAACCATTCTTTAGTTGGAAGTATTATATGATATATAATAAACCATCCATCAAATGTAATTTCTATGGTATTGGTTTCTCCAACATTAGTAATAAGTGTATTTACTATTTTGGATTCTAATACATTGTTATGTTGTATGACATCTATACTCTTTACTTCAGACTTCTTAAACTTTTGAAATACAGATTCTGTGGAACTTTCTGGCAGATAATCAGTACTTGTATCAGTTATTTCAACTGCATAATTTTTTTCTCTTCCTATTTTACATATATTTACTTTTACTTCCATAATTTAGTATTTTACTTTGTCGTTATATTTATTTCCATCATAAAGTTGTTCTTCCTCAATGTCAACTTTCTTTTCCTCATTTTTAACAGATGCTTCTTTATAAGCTCTATCAGATCTAGCATTAAACCATGAAATAGCAGCTTCTGTTTCTTGCTTCTTAGCTTCCAATTGCAATTTCTGCTCATTAAGTGCTTGGAGTTTCTGCTGTAATTGAGAGTTTTGATTCATAGCCTCTTGCAACTGTTGCTGCATTTGAGCCAACTGTTGTTGAAGTTGCCCCATTTGATTAGCTTCTTTCTTTTTACGTTTAAGAGAACCTCCAACATTTCGCTTAAGCTCTGTCATACTTTTAACTGTTATAGCTTCTATAATATCATCAGGCTCTAGCATTTGAGCTTTAACTAATTCTGGAATTAGCTGTCTTATAGTTTCCATATCTTTTACTATGGATGAACTTGATTCGATATTAATATCAAAGTCAGTTACAGTAAAATATTCAGGTAAAGCAGTAAAGATTTTATTTTGGACATCTCCTAAAACTAGCTGTCCTCTTAAACCTTTCTTCCAAACTATTTTAGCTGTATTTAAACAGTCCAGTAATATTTCATTAGTTAATAAATCCATTTGATGTGTAAACTGCTTAGTAATTATAAAGGAGTTTTGAACACCCACTTTAACATTAGTTACAGCATCCTTTTGCTGAATGCCATTTAGACGTTCTCTAAATACACCAGTTATAGAAGAACACTCTTCTTCAGTACTTTGAATAGCTAAATCTATAGCTTGTATAGTAGGAGCTTTTATAGTATCATCGAATCCTGAGAAGGCAGTATTATTATTAAACTGAATACCATCTTGAGATGTATCAATTAAAGCAACTCCAGATTTTTTATAAGCTAACCATTTTTGAACTCTTTCAGGAAGTTTAACTCCCAAGAATTTTGGCAGCATAGCTATATCTAACCAATCCCCATTAGTTCCACTACTTGCTATTAGTGAATCTCTATAAAAGTGTAATATATCATATTTATCCTGAAGATTAGCACAAGTTAATACTAATGACTGAGGTTCTGAACTTCTAGTAGCATAATATATACCACTTGTAGATAGTGTACAGAATGATGGGTTATCTTGAGTTCTAATTACTTTAACAGGTTCTTCTTGTGTAATAAATATATCATTACCTATTCTAACCTGTTCATACCTTTGCATATTAAAGTCTTCATCTGTTTCTACCCATTCTATTGTGTATACAGGAATAAGTTTATGTACTATACCAGCATATTGTTCATTAGGCAAACCTGGAGTTAATTCTCTTCCAGCTTCCAATCCATCACTTGCAGGCATTCCTGTACATTGATTCTCATAACTTCTAATATAAATAGCAGAGCTATCTGATACAGTTTGATATGCAGAATCTAAATCATCTATATCCTCTTTTGATAAGTATTCACCATATAAATTGAATACCTCTGATTTAGATAGTCAATCTCTCACTACAGCTCTATATGAATATTTCACATAATTAGAACTGAAATTCTTGTCTATGAAGGTATTAAGAGGATCAAGTACTTTAATTTGGATATTATTACTTTCTTTAGATGGTATAACCTTATAAAAAGCATATCCAGTAATTAATAAATCAAGTAATAATATTCTCAACTTTTCTTTAAAATCAGTTGCTCTAGAATTAACAACATATTGTATAACATTCTGAGCAGCTATTTCGTATTCAGAAATAAAACTATTATCAATGTCCTCAACTAATTGATTTATTTGACCTTCTATGCTTTTATCAACAACGTTTTGACCATCTAAAAAAGAAAGGATAGAATTATTAAGATGTCCAATTAGATAATTGTAAACATCTCTAACTATTTTTATATGTTTATCTCGTTCTATATTACTAATAGTTTTTGAGTCCTTACAAGTTATCTTAGGAAGAATAGGAGTTTCTAAGTATTCTCCAACTATAGCATCAATATGCTTTTTAATTAGTGGTATAAACTCTAAGGATGTAGGATTACCTAATCCATAATTTTCTTCCAGTGCTCTAAATTGTTCTGGATCTCTTACTCCATTGTAGTAATTATAGGCTTTTTTTAAACGATACTTAGGATATACTAATTCATTTATTGCCTTGTTGGATAAATCAATTAATTCTTCCTTGGTTTTCTTTTTAGCCATGTTAGTTACATACTTTATATCCGAGACTGTATGTAGTTGAATTTAAGTGTCTAGCTCTTAATTCTTCTCTAATACATTTTAAGAAATCTTCAACAGTCCCTTCTTTGTTTATAGTAATAGGTTTATCTATATTATTCATTCCCAACATTAAGTGATAGCCAACCACTTCTGTTCCATCTTTTAATTCACTTACTTTTAATTTAGCAATATATTGTTCACAATATGTTTCTCTAATCAAATCGAGGATTGCTTGTTCTAAATCTGCCGTCGTCATAATGTTGTAATTCGTTTACTCTAGGTAAGTTTGGATTTTTATTAGGAATAGTTCCATATCTTCTAATACCTCTTTCGTCTGTATATCATCCAAAGTCTTGCCATTCATCAGTATATTTTTCTACCTCTTGAGGAATAACCCCACCTAATTCTTCATCTCCAAGTTCAGCCATACCCATAGCAGCTACAATATCGAATCTTCGTTTAGCTTCATATGAATATCCAATTAACTCCTGGAGCATTTCTTCAAATCATATTTCTTGACAATAATCACTTATATATGCGGCAATTAAATCAAGTTGGTGTTTAATAATGACCTCAGTTGCAGGAACTCCAAACTCTTTAGATCTACCTCTTTGAACATCACCTAAAGTAGCTCTAGGTCTTCTCATTAAATATTGGTTATCCTTTTTCTTTTCTCTAAAATATATTAATAATGATACTTTAGACTTTTCAAGTACAGCCTTACAGTTATAATATTCAAGGAGTCTAAGGGCTATTTTATAAGCCTCTCTAACATCTTTAGGTCTGTCTTTATACATTGCCACATATTTAGGAGGTTCAAGTCCATGAGCTCTTTTCTTTATAACTATACAGAATTTAGAAGGTTGCTTAGTTTCATCAGAAGTATCATCCGAACCTAAGTCAATACTATCTATACCAGCTACATATAAGTTCTTAAAGGGTCTATCTTGAGCATCCCTAAGTGGATGTTCCATTATAAGAACTTGTCCACGTCTATCAGGTATTCATCTGAATCCTCTAATATTGTCAGCACTTTGTTCCCCATTAGTAAACGAGTACTCTAAGAATCCTCTTTCTATTGGAACTCCCATTTTATGTAATGTAATAGCACTCAACTGCTCTTGTAATAAGATTGTATCAAAATCATTATCACCTTCAAGTGCTAAAGCATCTTCTGGAGTAAAACAGAACTCTGCACATTCTATCATGTATGCTTTAGGATCATCCATTAAAGCATTTCTTTGTGCTAGATAATGTGCTTTTGCTTTTTCTATATTTGTAACTCCTCTGTTATCTATAATTCCTTCTATATTTACAAAAGTAAACGCTGGAATAAAATAAGCAGTTAATGTATATTCGCCAGTTTTAGTATAGTTATGTTTATATGGTAATATGTTAAAACCTTTAGGATCTTTAAACATACTAGCCAAACCAGCTAATGCAGGTCCACTATCACCACCAGTTCCCCATACAAATCTAGTTCCGAACTTTCTACCAAGAATTTCAACAAGAGCCTTACTTTGCATGTAAGTTTTTACTAAAACAGGATTGGAACCAGCCTCTTCAAAGAATAATCTATCAGCACGGTCTCCACGAAGTTTTCTTGGAATATCTGCTACTATACCTAGTATTTCAGACATAAATCCAGATTCTTCACGCTGTTTGTTAAGCAATGATGCTCTCTTGTGATTATCAGAATTGTACCTCTGTCTTAAGTGTCTAAGACCTCCTTCTGTTTCAGCATTAAGGAACTCTAACTGTTCCCAGCATTTTCTTAGTACAGCAGAAAGGAAATCATAGTTATAGGCAGTATATATAGTGTGTGATCTAGAATTAGTTGTATAAAGTCTAACTCCCAATGATGCACCGATTTCTGAGAATCCAACCCCACGAGCTTTAAGCGCACATACATCATGTTTAGTATGTTCACATAAATCTATGTAATGGAAATATTCATATTGTTTAGAGAAAAACGTAGGGAATGCAACCGAACGACCAGAGCCAGATACATCTACTGTGGATACATCCATAAGTCTGTAAAAGTTCAAAAAGAAATAGTTGTCACCAGTTATTCTATAACCATGAGATATATATCCCTCTTTGCATCTACGTATTTGTTCTCTCCAAAAATCTATATATTTTTTATTTCCTGTATCATAACCACAGTAATATCCTGTTCTAATTTTTGTATCTCTAGCTTCAGTAAATCACTCAGGTCTGAAATCTAATCCTTGAGTTTCGGTTATAGGTCTATAACCAGTAAGCTCATAACTTAAGTTAGAATCAAAATATTCTATTTCATCATCTATCTTTACATCTCATTCATAAAATTCCTGTCTAGGTTTAAGAGCATCATATATTGCTTGTTCAACCTCATTAGGATTTTCGTTAAATGCAGCACTAAATCCTGCTTCAACTTCTGGATCTATAGAACGTTTACTGCTGTCGTATATTTTATTTCCATGCTGATCAACTTCTCCAGAGTCTAATATACTGTTTATCAGATTGTCTGTTACTTCAGCTACTTTATCAGCAGTATGATCAGCAATTACTTCAGATTTTTTCTTTCTTCCTCTAGCCATAATTATCCTCTATCCATAAATCCAGGAGTAGCATCACCACGCACTTTACTTTCAGCTTGTTGCTCTTTCTTATACAATTCTTCAAGTTCTTGTAATTCAGAAACCACAGAAGAAATATTCTGCAATTCATTCATTACATCTTTAGTTTTATATATAGGCTTTTGCGTAACTGGATCACGTTCGCTTAAATCAATATCTTCAAAATAGTCAGTAATTTTTTCCACAACTCCCTGAGCAGCTTTGATTAACTTCAATACTTTAGACGAATCTTGAATATCTCTGTACTTTCTACAAGCTGCTCTGAAGTCAGGATCAGACCATTCTTCTTCAGTTATGTCTGCATCTTTTAGGCACTCTTGGTGTCTGGTTGGTTCATCATATTTTGAATACGGGGAAGTCCAATCAAGCATTAAGTATATATACTTAAATTCTCTAAAAGCTCTAAGTCTAGCTATACCAGTGGGATCATCTGGACATTTATTTCTGTCCTGTGCCCATAGTTTAGAAAATTCACTAGTAAGTAATATATCATGATCATTGAGTTCAAAACTTCCTGTATTTACATTCATTGTAAAAAACTTCATATTATTTCATATTAAATTATTACCATTATCGTATCATTGGTAATCTTACTGGAGCTATGGATAAGGTAGGAATAGTAGGTGACTTCAATGTAACAAGATTATTCAATCCTGCAAATCTATCATCCCCTACTCCATTATTGCTTGTGACTTTAGCCATTTTCAATTTGGATAATAACTTAGTATTTTGTTCATAAGTTCCAGAATAAGGAGTATCGCCAAACCATTTCTTCCATAAATCTTTTCTTCCTTTATACGAAGCATCTCGATGACTCCAGCCATTATTTATCATATATCCATATAATGTGGAATCATCTCCTTTATTCTGCTTAGATGGGGTTTTAGTATTTATAGACCCTTTCTTCCTAATATTAAGTGGATTGCCTGGATCTTTAGGATCATAAGTTTTTATTAACTTATCATTCTTGATTAAATATGTTGTACCTCTTTTAGAATTTAGTTCAGTTATTCCAGATGGATAAGTCTCAGATGATATAATATTTTTAGAATCTAGCATCCTAGCTGCTCCAATTCCATCAAATGACACTCCGGTTTTAGCTACAAGAACTTTTTTTTTTACTATTACTTTAGTTCCTTGCTGAGCGAAAACTATTCCGCCTTTAAGGTGTTTCTTTATTTCTTCTCCGGCTTTCTTAGCTTGATCTTTAGATGGTGTTTTTACTTTCTTAGAAGGCTTCCAGCCATCTTCATGATGTCCAGAATTTCTATTAAGTTCTTGCAACCTTTTAGATTCAGCATCGGTAATTTTGCCTTTCTTATGTTTATCTAACAAACCAGCATGTTCTGATTCATTATATTTACCACCTGATTGCATTTTTTTCTTTTTAGCTTTTCCGCCACATTTCTTTGTTTCAATTTCATCCTTAATAGAATCCATAATAGAACCCTTTTTCATTTGCACGGTTGCTTTCTTTTTGCATCTACTACAAGGTTTACCTCCAGCCATGAATCTTTCTATTTCATAACCCTCTGGGCAACCACCATTAAGTCTAGTAATGTAGTCTAATTTAGTTCCTGCCTTGGCATAAACTGTTTGATTGTTTAAATTTTGTTCCATAATAGGTCAAACGTCTGTATTAAATTGGTTTGCTAATTCCTTTAATTTATCTTCTCCTAATTTCTTAATCTCTTCATCCAACTTATCAGGTTCGCTTACATGTAGAAGTTCTGATAATCAGGCAACGAACCCTTGTTCTTTCATTTGGTTCATATGTCTATAAATACGAAGAGGAGACTACTAAACAAAGTAATCTCCTACTTATTATACTTTAATCAAATCTTTTGTATTCCAGATGGATTCTTGCATTTCACCATTTAAAGTGAATCACCTACATCTGATTCCAAGAAAATATTCAACTCCATCCTGTAAATTCTGAGGACGCATTGTTTTAGTTTCCTTTTTTACTACCAGCATAACTGGCTTGTTAGGAAGATCTTGTTTAAGTGTTACAAGATCTCCTGGCATAAAAAATATTTTTTCTTCCATTTAGCTATTCATTTTACATGGTAATCTTTGAAAATCTTTCTTTAAGTTTTTCATTGATTACTACAAATACATTATTTTGTCCTACAATCCAGAAATCCTGTCCTAAAAATGGAGCTGGCATTTGTGTGAAATTTTTAAAGATAATATCATCACCTGGCTGTACATATTTAACTTCAGGTCCAATTTCCATAACCTCTGCATAACGAACAGCTAATTGTTCTTTTTCCATTTCCCCAGTTTCCTGAGATTTAACCATTCCATCATATGCAGGAATAATAATTCCACTTTCTGTCAATTTGATTTGCTCATATGGATTCTTATCATACAGTCTAACTAATATATAGCCATTAGTCGGCATAATTTCTAAGTTCTGAGCTTCCTCTTTAATTTCACGAGAATGCTGAAGTTCTTTTTCAATATTTTTTACAAATGCATCCTGTGCATTCTTTGTCGATTCATTAAACTGTCTAACAGCACTTGCCTTTTCTTCTGCTGTCAGTTTTTCCACATTCATTGAGACACAATCTCCACCACCAATTAAATCCATTCTACCATTGTTTTGCATAATCATTAAATTTTAAATTTTACCATAAATCATTAGGGCAACTCTCATTATATACCCTCGTTTTTGCATCTAATAAACATCCACAGATTCCACACCATGACCCATCTTTATATTTACAAGTATTACAGATAGCTATACGTTTATTTCTCATATTTTTATTTCTACCTATAATCTTGTACCAGAAGCCTTGAACTATATGTCCAAACTTAACTAACATTTTTCTTACCATTTTCCTGCTGGACATTTCTCATGTTTGTATTTTATTTTTAAAAGTATCTTACAACCACAACCTTGAAAATATCCACTTTTACGAGTAGTAGAGGTATCATTAGTTTTTGGATTTACATATAAATTCCTATTACACCAACCACCATATTTAGTTGAATATATTGGGCAACTTTTACATGCTTCAATTCTACTCTCTTGTAGATTTTCATTAACTACTTGTTCCATACTATTTTGTGTGTTATTGTTATAATTATTTTATGTAGTATATTCAATATTATTCGGTAACATCAATGCGGATAATCGGCATATTAATTTGTTCATTTTTAAATGTGTACTACGTATAATAATTATATTAAAATTCTATTTTCTTTCTTTTAGCTTCCCTCTCTTCTTGCTTTAGCATTTTTCTATACTCAGCTAACATTCTTTCCACATCATTTTTTAAGTATTGAACTTCATGTGTAGAAACATTACCTTGATGATCAAAGTAAACTAATACTAATTTTTTAATATTAAATTCTGGATTATTCTTTTCCAGCATCCAGGCATAGGTACTAAGTTGTAATGTGTAATGCATAAAATTACAATCCATTATATTGCTAAGAGGATATTTCATCATAACATTTTTTCTAAGATTAGTATCATACCCAGATTTCATTTTCAATTCCTTATTAGTTTTATAGTCAATAATATATATATCATTACCATCCTTGACTAATAAGTCAATTTGTCCAGCTAATTTTATATAGCCGTCTGGAGATTCTCTGTATACTAAATATTCTGGATAAACAGCTCTTTCTAAATCCAATGGAGTATATTGAGGTTTGCATTCAAACTTCCCACCTAAGCCGTATTGTTTAAGAGAATAACTTTTTGCTCCAGTATAGAATTTATTTTCCATTATAGAATGGATTTTAGTTCCTCTTTCACAAGATTCTCTATTAGTTTTATCCCATTCATCCAAAATATCTTGTTGGGTACTATTAAATTTAACAGTATCAATATCGTATAATTCTAATACAGAATCATCCCACTTTTTAGTTTTAAGTAATCTTTGTTTTTCCAAAGCAGCAAATTTCTCTACTCCAATCAGACGTTCTAGAGCTTTATACTTGCTCCAAAAATCTTTATCATAGGGTTGTTCAAATTTACCAATTAAAGTAGTTACTGATATAAATTTGTGACCCTCATCATTCCAATAAACGTGTTCAGCGTCATTGTAATTTACATTACCATTTCTTTTATCAACCTGCATATTAGTTTGCTAATTCTTTCTTAAAATTATTATAATCTAATAGTATTGCTAATCTTTGGATTCTAGGTAAAAAGTTTCTAGCGTAAAATCCGAGATCATAACTTGGAAGAGCCTTATTATATAATACTACAACCATACCAACCGGCTGCATAACTCCCTCTATTGGGAAAAATACAACAGCTTTCGCATCACTATTTTTTATTTTCCTATATAATTTAGGATAAGTATTGCGTAACATTTCCACATTGTCTGCCTTCAAGTATTTTACATTGTGTATTCTGGCAAACTCTTCTCCATAGCTTACATAACTTAACTCTTTGAAATCTTCCTCATGTAGAGGTTCTTCATCTCTAGGTTCCTCAGTTAAATACGTTATATATTTATATGAGAATCCTTGAGAACTGTGATTACTATTATGATAGCTTAACAATATTACATTGGAAGCAGATGGATCACTCATAAGCATGTATCTTAACTGTGTTTTAATTAAAGGAGTCACTTTCTCAGTATATTTCTCCGCCTGAATCTTTTCAATTCTTTCTCTTTCTAATAACGTCTCTACAATATTCATATTTTGAAGATTTGTATGAAACATTAGAATCACCATCACAACAAATAACAACTTAGCGTCGTTACTCATACCAGAGAAGAACTGGATCGCTTTTTTAAGTAAATCTAATAACATGTCTGAATTTTTATTTTTAAATGTTAAACAATCCTGTAGTTCTGTTTTCGATTATCAACATTATTCCATATTTTCACTTCCAAGCTGTTTTCATTTGTTCAAGTGCAAAATTAATCATAAATTTGCGTAATAAAAAGTGAAAAACAAAATTCTTCAGTTATGAAATTAGACAATCAATTATCTGAATTAATTCAGGCAAAATTCAAGGAGGAAGTAAGTAAATTATCCGCAAGTGATATTCCTTCATTGAAAAACGGTGGCAAAACAGTAAGATTATCCAAAAAGGGAGGTAAAAACAAGATTCATATAAAAAAGGAAAATAGAGGCAAATTTACTGAATATTGCGGTGGTAATGTAACTTCTGAATGTATTTCTAAGGGTAAAAATAGTCCTGATCCTGCTATACGAAAAAGAGCTACATTTGCAGCTAATGCTAGAAAGTGGAATAAAGGATAGTAAAAATTATGAATGAAGACTACAGTAAATTATTTACTCCAATTAATTTATCTAGATATGATCCAAGAAATAATTCCCAACCATATTTAAATGCTCATAGAGTTCCCTATCGACCATTTTTAGAAATAACTAGAGAGATAGAGAACAGCAAAGAAACTCCTAGAGGAGGCTGGAACAAGGATTTGAAATTATGGTTTCCTCATAAAAGTCAAGAGAGGGGAAGGAAAACTATAGGATACGGACATAAATTAACCAAGGAGGAAGAGAAGAGTGGTAAATATTCTAAAGGATTAACTGCTCACCAAGTAGATTCTCTATATAAAGAAGATATAAAGGAACATTATAGTAGAGCTAAATTTCAATTTGAAAAACTTTATAATAAAAGTTTCGACGAACTTCCAGCAGAAAAGCAAGCCATACTAATAGATTACGAATATACAGGAACAGGTCCAAAGGCTTTTCCTAATTTTACTAAAGCATTAGTAGAAGATGATAAAGAAACCTTAAAAAAGGAATATCCTAGATACATGGGGAAAAAGCCATTGGGAACTAGAAATTCTGTTACTAAATGGTTTCTAAATTTAAGAAAGGGAGGTTTAATGGCAGCTCCTAGAAAATCTAGACTAGTTAAGAATGCTGAGGTTCTAAATACTAAAAGGGATATGAGAAAGAAGGTAATTAAATCTACTACACCAGCTCCTGATATTAAACGTAAGATTTATAAGAAACAGGATGGTGGAATACTAGATGATCAATTTATTTCTTATATAAATGTTCCCACTCCAGAGGTCAATCTTAACTCTGTTTCTATGAATACTTATAGTTTTGATCCATACTCTTATATAAGTCATAAACCATTTAAAGAAGAAGCTGCAGAAAAGCCAGCTATTACTGAGACTATGGAAACAACAGAACCTTTAGTTGCTCCAAGTATTCAGACATCTCCTGCTCCTAAACCTGTTAAAGTAGATACTTCTAATTTTGATCCTACTTATGGATTAATGAAAGGTTTTATTGATACAGCTACAGAAGAGAATCTTCCATTTAGAGTTACTAGTGGCTACAGACCTAATGCTGTAACTTCAAATGGTTCTGCAAGTTGGCACAGTAAAGGGTTAGCTTTAGATATTACTCCAGCTAGAGGAGTTTCCTGGAAAGAATTTAGAGATAGATTAAGCAAATCTCCAAAAACTCTAAGATGACTTAAAGAAAATAATATAGGAATTATAGATGAAACTTCAAAAGAAATGTTAGCTAAAACTGGAGGTACTGGAGCACATTTCCATATTGGAAGAGACAAACTTGCAGTTGAGACATTTAATAAGTGATTTCCAAATTTATCATAATGAAAGTAGAACACAGAAATGGTAATACTCTTATAATAAATAAATATATTCCATTCAAAGGATTTGTAGCTATAAATCTATTTGGATTAGTATTTATTAGAGAAGAAAATTACAAGTATTTCACAGATTATTCACTTAACCATGAAAGGATACATACTCAACAATTACTAGAATGTGGAATTATATTCTACTATCCTTTATATTTACTTGAATGATTTATTAAACTTTTCTTTTATTGAAAAAAGTCGTATGATCACATTTCTTTTGAAATAGAGGCTAAGGAGAATATGTATAATCTAAATTATATAAGTAATAGAAAACATTATTCTTGGTTAAAGAAAATATTTAAATAACATGACACTTAAGAGCTTTATATGAGACACAGTATCTGAAGGTAAGAATCCATCAAGTAAAAGAGTTGCTGGATGCTTAGGTTGGATAGTGTGTCTTGCTGCTTCTGTAATAGGCATATTTTACATAATACAAAGTCCGGATATAATAGAGATGTTGTTCTGGTCTAGTTGTGCATTATTAGGAATAGACTCTGTTGCTGGAGCATTTAAGAAAAACCCATTTAAAAGTAAGAGGCTAGATGGAGAAGGAAGTGAAGTACGGAACGAAGGAGTACAGGAAAGCGTACAATAATAAAAGTATTGCTACTTATAATAAAGATACAGATACTTATGAAACTAGTATTCCATTGGATGAAGTCAAAGTTACTCCAAGAAATAATCTCGACTTAGGTCAAGTTGTTAGAAATGGAACATCCAAGTTAGGTAAATTGATAGGAACTGCTGTAATAGAAGGAGCTTCCCTCCATCCAATATTAGGATTAGCAAGGGCGGCTACTGATATTGGATTTGCTAAATCTAATGCAGATAAAGCATTAATAGGATTATCAGCTTATCCAGTACCTATTATTAGAAACTTAACAAAGGCTAGAAAGATTATGTATCCAGTTACTAAAGAAGTTTCTAAAGTTGCTCCTGGAGTAACTAGAATAACATTGAAGAATGCTAAGAAAGAACTTGGATACATAGAATTAAGTGATTCCTTTGATAAGACTTTCAGTATATCCTGAATTTATTAGAGTAAATGATGCAGGTAAAGGTTTATCTCCCGCACTTTACGCTGCAGGATTAAAAGAGATGAGGAAACCAATAATCAGTGGAGAGGTATTATTGCAGCCTGAGAAAACTACTAAGGTATATAAATACTTCAACGGTCCTAAACTAAAACCTCTAGTACAAGATGAAGGTTATAATTATCCAAGAAAAATTATGACCAGTCCTAAGAATAAGAATTTATATGAAGATACTATAAATAAGTATTCAGAAAGGACAGCTAAATATACAGATAATTTATCAGAACTTAGAAAACTACTAACTAAAAAAGGCGACCGGTAATTAAACCAGCCGCCTTTTCTTTTATATAGAAGTTTTAGACTCTCCATAAGTGCATGTTATACTTGGACTAGGATAAATCCTATCAGGTACATAGGGTTTATAAGGTTCTCTTATAATTGAAGTAAGATTTGGAACCTCAATTACAGCATCTAATAGTTTCAGAAGAGTATCCAAATCAGTGTCAGGTAATATCTCATGAAATTTCTTTAAAGTTTCTCTATAATCAATCATTATAATTCTGTTTTAATGTAAATACCACAATGGCACGTAGATCCTACTGGCTGTTCTCTAAACTCTTTACAGAAACATATTGTATCATCTATATGCTCTAATCTACATGGACAATATCTTTTGCCAAACTTGGCTTTATTGTTAGCTAATCCAGATTTAACTAGATTAACCAATTCTTCATTATTTATTAACTCTACCTTCATACTTTAAATGGTAAAAGGCATCACCAAACGATAATGCCTTCTATCTTATAGAACTATTTTTAATTTATGAAGTACATTCACACAATCTATATCATCTTTTCCACTAATACTTAACACAGTAATAATAGGAGCTTCATCAAGATTTACACTACCTATTAAATTATCTAACATATATTTTTCAATCACTAATTCTTTTTCTATAAACCTAGCCCTAAGTGGAAAATTGTTAGCATTCCATGTGTCTATTACAGCCATCCGAAACCTTTATAATTAGATAATTGTCTTAATATTGGAATTATTTTCTTACCAATAGACGGATTCAGACTCATCATTATATCTCCAAGTCTACACAATCTATCAGGAAAGCAGTCTCTCAACTCCATTATTTTAAATACTTCATCTTCACTAACCTCACCTTTTTCAATTAATGTATTAGTATATTCTGTAAGAAGGTTAGATATTTCTTCTTCTAATTCTTCTCTACTTTTAATCGGAAGTTTAGCTTTATTTTTTCTGGGATCATCAAAATCTATATCCTCTAAGGCATCATCAGATGTAATATATGTAGATTCATCTAAATGTTTTACATTTTCTTGCACTCCTTCAGCCTGTTCTTCAGAACCTTCTTCTAATTCCAACTTCTGAATAGCTTCCATTACTGCAATCATGAATCTTTCTGCCTTAGTTTGTTTGAGCTTTTCTTCTTTATACATTGCTAATTCTTCCTTAGCTTCTGCTAACTGTCTTACTACAGCTGCATGTTCTTCTAGTGTTACTACTTGAATCATATTATTTCATATTAAAAATTAATAGAGGGCGCAGTGAGATTCGAACTCACGACCATTTGCTTAACAGGCAAACGCTCTAAACCACTGAGCTATACACCCATACAACATTTAACCAATCCCATTATAATGGAATTACACCTTCATTATTGGTATAATTCCTGTTGGAGTAAAACATACAGAATCATTCATTCTCTGTATAGTCCAACGAACAGCTTTTTTAATACAATTAATTATTGTTTTCATGACTGTAAAGGATTAAGTTGATATATGTTCATCTTTAAATTATAAATCCTCTTGTTGTAACTTCCGCTATTAAATCTCCTACATAGTTTTCAGCTACTCCTTTTCAGAATTTATGTTTCTTAGTTTCCTCATCAATTTCCTTGACATACTTAATGATAACTTCCTGATTATCCAAGATTTTATCCAGTTTGTCATTTAATTCTTCTAATTCCATTGTGTGTTAGTATTAAAAATGGGGACAGGATTAACTATCCCCAATGTATCTTATTAAAATAATTCTAACTTTTTAGCTCCAAAATATACAGCTGCTCCGTTGATTAAAATGTTTAACCCACCGCAAACCATATAAAAAGGAATGCCACTGTTAAGTGATCCAGCTCCTGCGATTATTGCAATCATAATCCACAGAAACAATGCTAATACTTTTCCAAATTGTTTCATTTATTCTTTAGTATATAAGGATGTAAATTTTATATCTATCCAATTCCGAGTTGGTAAATCTTCTGAAGCTATTTCTGTAGCTAGTGTCATTCTATTTAAAATATCTATTAAATCTTCCAGTGATTCATTTTCTTTTCCCTCAATTGAAAGAATAAAATTTTTACAAAATTCCTCTTTTTTATATAAAAGAAGGCTATAACTTGATGTTTCATCTAGTTGAAGTCCGACTAATAAATATTCAGGATTAGAATCATTCCAATCATAAACAGGTTTCCATTTATTCATAATCATATCATTTAATGTGCTTCATACAGGATTCGAACCCGTGTAATGATGTGTTAGAAGCATCTGCCTAGCCACTCGACCAATGAAGCAATTACTGGGACTTTCACCCAGTTGTAGTTAAGAAACAACATTTAGTTTCTTGAATAAAGAACCATTATCAACTGTCGCTATGGCAGTTATTTGATTATTAAGATCTGGCTCTTTAAATATTGAGAAGTCCTTGCCAAGTAGGGATAATTTCTCTATTCAACGCTTTACATCTGCATGTAAATATATAAGGTATTCATTATTTCAGTTACTATGTTCTAACATATATTGAGCAACTGCATGCCCACCTTGAACACATCCATAAATTGGATTAAGCGTCTTGTCTATCAACACATAAAGCCTTTTCATTTTCAACTAGCTTTTTAACTTGATTAGAAAATGCTGTAATCATATAAGAGTCACCATAGCCATTCCAGCCTTGATCTCCTTTATACTCTGACATTACATCATTTATATGATTTTCTAAATCAACATTGTGTTTAACAATATACCAAGCTGTGTACATAGCAAATAAATTACAACGATTGTAATATACTTCTGAATTAGCTTGATTTCTAGTTGAATAATCTAATGACTTTCTGTTGGCTTTAGCCTTAATTTGTTTTTCTTCTAATTGTTTAATAGCTTCTAATAAAGTTTCCATAATTTTAAAATTTAAAATATTTAATAAAGGTGTATCTCGTGTTTCCGAAGTGATACACAATTATGGAGAAGCTCTTCCGAATTTAACCTACAAATGTTTCATAATCATATTAATTTAATAATTGAGTTTTGATCCCAGTGTCGGAGTCGAACCGACGTTCCTAGGTTACAAATCTAGTGTTCTAGCCACTGAACTAACCGGGAGTATAATTTAGCACGGAAGTCAGGGGTCGAACCCGAATAATCCCTTTTGGAAGGGGACCAACGCTTTTGAAGAGCGTTTCTGTTTGCCGTACAGATAAGCTTCCGTATTATAACTTCTGTATCAGCAGAAGTCTTTTATCTATATAATTATCTGGAAGATCCAATTTAGATCAAATAATATCCTCTTCTAATTCATTTAGGTTTAATGTAATGATTTTAGAATGTATTTGTATGGCTGCCAAAGTGCCATCAATAATATCCAATTGATATGAAATAAAGTATTTATTTTCTAACATTATAGTCTTGCTTTTAAATTAGATTACAAAGATACAGTTTTATTTTTATATTTCCAAGTGTTTTGAGATAATTTTTGTAAAATCGTTACTGGAACCATTTAAAGAAGAAATGCAATACAATTATTCTGGAATCTTCTTTTTAAATGGTTAATAATATTTCTCCGAATATTAAATCCTCCTCAGTAGGTTTACTAAAAGTTGGAGATATATAATAACTACCTTGAGTGAAGTTAATATTTAGAAAATAATTTTCAGTTAAGACATCAGGAACTATAATGTCAATTTCATCAAATTTTAAATGATCTATTACCTTATCCGCAAGTTGTAAGGGAAGAATTAATTTCATAGTGTAATTTATTGTTGAAATTTATTAGGTGTCTTATCTTTGTCATTTTTAATAATGAATCCTTTCCCTAATCTTAGTTTAGCATCCATTTTCTTTCCCCATTCTTGCATTAGTTTATACTCTTCTTTATGCATACATACAAAATGTCCTGGAGATATTTCTATAGATAAGTATTCTTCTTTATTTAATCCCATCCGTAAAAAGTATTATTTCTAATAGCATCTACTAGCAATCCATCTTTATATAAACCATTTGCTAATAAATTTTTTAAATTTTCAAATAGCTGATCTTCAAGTTTACTAAAAATTTCAGATACTTTCATCTTATAAATATTAGAATATAGCTGCTATATAGCTTATTGTATTTCCAAGTACGGTAGTCACATCTAAACATAAAGGCAGGTCCATTTCTGCGATTGCATCATAAATATTCATAATAATTATCCTAAATTAAATGTAATTTTAATCTCTTCATTTTCCAAAATTTGAGCTCTACTTTTAGTATCTCCCTTCCAGAAAATTTGAGGATTAATAATAAATTCTCCATCTTGTCCATTAATTAAATTTAAATCCTTTAATTTCTTCAAATAATTAGTTAAAGTATTATTAGAAATATTAAGATGTGTACATGCTACTTTTCTAGCTGCTGTAGTCAATGATACTTTACCAGTATTAAATTCTGCATGTTCACATAAATACGTAAGTAAGTTTTTTAAAGAATTAGATTTTAATTCATATAATGGTGCTATATAATCTATAAATGTCATATAGAACTCTTCTGTCTTAATCTGTGTTGTAAACGTTCTTTGAGAAGTTGTTTGTATAACTTCCCCAGTCTGATTATCAATAACAGTTTTTTCTATATCCTGTGTAATTATTTTTCTTGCCATACTTTTTATTTTTCTACTTTGCAAAGATAATAATTAATTTTCAGTCCACCAAATAAAATGTACAAAAAATTTAGTGGATTGTGTTGAACACAAAAAATGTGAAATTCAACTGTGTATGAAAGTATACCCACTCAAAATTTGAGTGAGTCACTCACCCATGAGCCTATACCCACCCGTGTACGAGTGACTACCCACTCATGGGTGAGTGGATGAATACTTGGGTTTGACATATAAAAATACACTTAAGATAATTCTCAGATTAGAATTTTGGTATAACTGCTGAGTATCTCCTATCTTATCTAATCAATAAAAAATATTTCAAAATTAGGTACTTAAAATTTACCCCCCCCC